GGCGACCCATTTGATAAAGAAGCAAAAAAAGGTCAGAAAGTTGAAGAAGCTGCTGGTGAAGGTAAACCATTCGATAAAAAAGCAAAAAAACCACTTCAAACAGAAGAATTTGACGTAACAGGACTTGATTCTGGTAACGTTGGGTCTGCCATTGAAAGTGCTGGTGAAGATGATGAAATACTTACTATGGAAAATATTGAAAAAGAAATATCTAACATGAAAGGTTTGGATGAAAGACTTACTGATGTTGCTGCAACATCATCACCATCATATATGAATAAAGGTAATAAGGGTATTGCGTTTGACCAACTTGTTCAAATGAGAAATCAACTTGATGAAATGATTAAAGGTGCTGGTGTTGATGAAATGCATCAAGGTCAGTTTGATCTTAATAAAATGCATCAAGGTACTTATGATGAAAAATTAATTGATGAAAAATCAGTTGATGAAATGCATAATGCAGGTGCTACTGATGGTGCTACAACATTTGGCGATACAAGTCAAGTTAATGCATTACACAGTCAAGGTCCTACCGATAAATTAATTGATGAAGAAAATCCAATTACTGATGCTGATATTGAAGCAGTATTAGGTGGTAAGACTGAACAACCTGTTGGAGAATCACATGGTGTTGATTATGCTAAGAGAAGAAATGTTACTGGCAGACATCTACCCGCACCTGATTATCTAAGTCAGGGTGAAAAAGATCAATCACCTGAATGGGTACAGGAATCAAAGAAAAAGATTAGTAGTTTAATTGGGGAAAACAAAAAGTTAACCAAAAAATTAAACGAAACTAAAAAACATAAAGAATCTGTGAGTACGTTGGTTGAAGGATACAAATCCGCTTTGGAAAAGTATAGAAACCAATTGAAAGAAATGGCAGTTTTTAATACCAATTTGGCACATGTTAATAACTTATTGGTAAATGAAGAATTGGCGTTAACTCAAGAAGATAAAATTAAAATTATCAATGATTTTAAAAAAATTGATAGCATTGCTGCATCACAGACAAAGTATAAAACTGTCTTAAGTGAAATGAAAGAAAGTAAGAAAACTTTGACTGAAAGTGTTGAAGAAAAAGTAACAACCTCAATACAATCATCTTCAAAGCAAAAACTTGATGAAGTAGTGGAAAAAACAGCTTATGCAAACGATAAACATCTTCAGAGAATGAGGAAAATTATCGAAACCATTGAGCATAGAGGTAAAAAAAATAATCTTTAAAAAAACTAAAAAAATAATAAAATGGGATTTTTAATGGAAAGTGCCGAAGTTGGAAATATTGGTTTAAAACAACTTCGTGAACAAAGAGAAATAACAACAAACCGTTGGGAAAAAATCGGTTTGTTAGAGGGTTTGGAAGGCAATGTAAAAGAAAACTGTGCGCAGTTATTCGAAAACCAATTGTCACATATGATTAATGAATCTTCAGATTCAACAGCAAGTGGACAATTCGAAACCGTTGCATTTCCCGTAATCCGTAGAGTATTTGCTAAACTTTTAGCAAACGACATAGTGTCTGTACAGGCACTTAACTTACCGATTGGTAAATTGTACTACATCAATCCAAAAGCCAGTATTAGGGTTGCTCCTGCTGGTTTTGAACATACATCACCAAATGGTGCATATCAAAATGCTGCCAACCTTGCATTATCAGCAAGAACACAATTTGAAAGCCGTTCATTATATGATGCATTCTATGCAAATAGTTATTCTGAAGAAGGTACATCATTGTTTGATCGTTCAAAAGGTGAAATAACAGTTATATCAGTAACTGGTTTAACTGCTGCATTACCTTTTACAGTTGGTACTGATAAATTCGCTACTTTAACAGTAGGTGGTTTTTCATTTACCGACCAAGGTAAATTAATTGGTCCTGCTGGTGTTCCAATGGACACAGAATCATTTCTTGCTGGTTTAAGAATAGTTTGCGATACTGATTTGGATGCTCCTGCTCCTTATGCAAGCGAAAGCATTACTGCTGGTAATTCACTTCCTTTCAACGTAAAAGTTCAGAAATATGGACAAGCAATTGTTAATAGTGCTGGACAAATTATTCTTATTGCTGACTTGCAATATCCGGGTGCTAATGGTTATCAGGCATTAAGTGCTGCAACATCTGCAGTTACTTTTACAGCAACGTATAGAGCATACAGTGACCTTGAAGAAGATTCACAAATGGCAGAAGTTACTTTTGTACTTGACCAAGTAACAGTATCCGTAGAAACACGTAAAATGCGTGCTATGTGGACACCTGAACTTGCACAAGACGTATCAGCATTTCATAACATTGACGCTGAAGCTGAATTAACTGCTTTATTGTCAGAACAAATGGCTGCTGAAATTGACCGTGAAATTCTTCGTGATCTTAGACGTGGTGCTGCTTGGACAGCTCGTTGGGATTGGAACGGACTTCGTAAAGGAACTAACACTTATTATGGTGTACAAAAAGACTGGAATCAGACATTGGTTACAAAAATCAACCAGATTTCAGCACAAATTCATAAGTCTACCCTTCGTGGTGGTGCTTCTTGGGTTGTTGTATCTCCTGAAGTAAGTGCAGTATTCGATGACCTTGAATATTTCCATGTAAGTAATGCTGCTCCCGAACAGGATAAGTATAACATGGGTATTGAAAAAATAGGTACATTAAGTGGTCGTTATATTGTATATCGTGACCCATATGCACCAGCTAATACAGTATTGGTTGGTCATAAAGGAACAAGTATTTTGGAGACTGGCTACATTTACGCTCCTTACGTACCAATGCAATTAACTCCGGTAATGTACAATCCATTTGACTTTACACCTATTCGTGGAATTATGACCAGATATGCAAAGAAAATGGTTCTTAATCGTTACTATGGTAGAATTTTCTGCGATGGTCTTCAGACTTTTGGAATTGGTGATTTACAATAATCAATGATTGAATAAATAATTAAAAAGAGTTGGAATATTCCAACTCTTTTTTTATCTTTACATTTTGGCGTAAAATCAAAACATTTATAATTGTGGAAGCATATCAATATAAAATAAGAAAAGAACAAGAAATTCTTGAAAGAAATACAATTCCTTTTAATAAAAATAATATATTATTAAAAAACACGACAATAAAATTAATTGATTCAAATATTGCAAAAGAAATAATATTAAAATATGAATGGCTTAAATCAATGCCACTATTTAATAAATTTTATTTTGGAATATATTTTAGTATTGAAGGTAATGATTATTTGGGTGGTGTTGTTATTTATTCTGAAGAATATTCAGCAAATAAAGCAACTACATGGGATAAATTTGGATTTACAAATAAAATAATATTGTTAAGTAGAGGTGTTTGTTTATGGTGGACACCAAAAAATACTGCTTCTTATTTTATTGGCAAAACAATTGATTGGTTGAAAAAAAATACTAATTATAAAATAATTACTGCAACTGTAGACCCCGCAGCAGGTGAAATTGGAATAATATATCAATCATTAAATTGGTATTATGTTGGTTTAATGAGTGGTAATTATGGAAAAAATGGTAAAGAAACTAAAAGATTTTCTGTTTTTATTAATGGCAAACTAAAACACTCACGTTCAATTAGAAAAGAATTCGGAACAATAAAAAGAGATGTTATATTACAAAAATATCCAAATGCAATATTTTTACAGCAATATAGAAAAAGAAGATACTTTTATTTTATTGGAAATAAAAATGAAAATAAAATGTTTTTAAAAAGTATTGGTCATTTAATATTACAATATCCTAAAAAAAATAATGAAATTGTTGGAGTAATTTATTTAATAGATAATAAAATTAATAATAAAAAATATGTTGGACAAACCACAAGAAGTTTAAACGATAGATATAATGAATATAAAAATAGAGCCAAATGTTGTAATCCATATATTTTAAAAGCATTTGATAAATATGGATTTGATAATTTTGAATTTACTATTATCGATACTGCACAAACAATAGATGAATTAAATTATAAGGAAATTAGATATATTTTTGAACATAATACTACTAATAGAAACTTGGGATATAATATTGAATTTGGGGGTAAAAACTCAATAGCCAATTCTGAAACAATAATAAAATTATCAAACATTAGAAAAAATGTTAAACAAAATGATTTGTGGATTAAAAAAAGAATATTAAAAATCAGTAAACCTGTTATTAAAGTAGATAATGACAAAAAAATAATTTTGGAGAGATATGAATCATTAGCAAACGCTGGTAGAATGAATCGTGATAATTTATCAATGCAATCAATATTAAGAATGTGTTCTGGTCGCAATAAACAATTAACAAATATAATTTGGTGCTATGAGACTGATTATATTTCAAATACAATCCCTAAACACATAAAGAAAAACATAATAACAATTAATAATTTTGATGCAGAAGAAATTAATAAAATGGTTATTGACTTTAATAAAAATCATATATCAATACGTGAATTATCTAATAAATATTCCATAAATTATTCGACATTAAATAAAATAATAAAAAATAATTCAAATAAAAATCTTTCTTTTTTTAATAAATCAATTAAATATTTTGCAATTTGTAAAAAAACGAATAAACGTTTTTCGGATTATGTTAATAAATCAGGTATATTGACAATACACATTCAGAATACTTATCCCGATATTATTTTAGAAAGTAAATTTAAAAGAAAACAAATTGAAATAAAAACTGGTAAACCTTGGTATGTAGAATATTTTATTTTTGAAGAAATTTAATACAATTCTTCCTTTATTTCAATTAATTTAATTACCGAAAAACCTTCTGCAATATTTTCATATGTATCAAGTCTTTCTTTCATTTTTTTATATGTCTTATAAAGCGAATCCTGAATTGTTTCCAAATCAATTTTCATTGAATGTGATTCTTCACTAAAATTTACCCATTCTTTATTATGTGGTTTATATTGTCCAATGAATAATAATACTTCATTTTTTGGGTCGAATTTAACCAAAATTCTCTGATTTGGTTGATTTTCAATTTTAACTATCCATTCCATATATATAATTTATTAATTATCGATAATTTGTGATGGGTTTTCAACAAATTTATTTTTTTCAAAATCTTCTTTAATTTTTAGTTTTAATATCTGATTTTCCAACGCTTCTTCTTTGGCAATCATTTCGCCAGCACAAAGTTCACTACCATATCTCTCCCAAGATGCTCTATTTGATTCTTTCAATTTATCTAATTCTTGTTCGAGTTCTTCTATTGTTTTTTCATGTTTTTTTATTATTTTTTTCATATTTTACTTATATTAATTATTATTCTTCTTCATTAGTCCAATTGCGATCATATATTAATTCTAAACGACTTCTTGTGATAGCAACATATTCCAAATTCTTCTCCTGAATATATTGCCAATTTTTTACATTTTTCATTGGTAATAAATCTGGTCGTATGATAAATACACGATTTGCTTCTAATCCTTTAATTTTATGTACTGTACTTAAACAAATACCTTGAATTTCATCGGTAAAAATTGTTTTAATTTTATTTTTTAAATCAGGAATACTGTCTGAAAGTTTAGCTAAAAATAATAATGTCATTACTTTATCTTCAAGTGTAACATATCCACTGTGTTCATGTGGATTTAAAACACCATCTAATTTTAAATCTTTTCTAAAGGTTGCTAATTCGGATTCCCAAAACGATATAAGTTTTGGTATATTATTTATTTTACCAATTAATTCAATTAGATGTATACCAATATCACTTCCCTTAATAATTGCTTTTTTTCCTTGTGTAAGAAATTCAAAAAATAATTTTACTAATGGCATTGTTGTTCTGCAAAGAATAAAATCACCGCTTTGTGCTTCTGTAAGAACATCACCATCTCTCACAATACCATCAGGTGCATCATCAAGTGCTTTTATGTCTGGCACAATTTCCTGTGCTTTTTTTATAACATTTTTTGAACATCTGAATGATACTGAAAGGGGTAGTATTTTTGTTTTCGGAAATTTTTCAAACCATTCGAAAGACTTATCATCAGCTCCGTTGAAACCATAAACTCCCTGAAAAAAATCCCCTACTGTAATTAATCTACCTGTAATTTTTCCACTAATTTTATCTCTTTTTAATATTTTTTCAATTATTTTAATTTGACATCTATTAGTATCCTGCACTTCATCGACAAACACATAATCTTGTGGAAACATCCAGATACCATTATCAACTGCAGGTAAGTAAACCATATCGGTATAATCAAATGTTTTTCTATCTGTAGTCATTTCATCTAATACTTTAAGTACCCTTTTAATATCCTTTGGTTTATTGGTATTTACATCATATTTTTCTGCAACATATGGTATATATTCTGGCTTTAATGTTAATGTTAATCTACATAAATTTACTAATTTTTTTATTGAATTTAAATAAAAATCAATTTCTTCATCGTTTTTTAATTCTTCATGTAAATTCCAAGATTTGGATTTTTTCAATATAATTTTATCTGCTTTAAATTCATCAAACTCAATTTTATCACCATATTTTCTTTTAATTGCAGCAGTACCAAGACCATATGTTGTATAGCATCGAACATATTCTGGTAATTTAATTTTTAATTCTTCTTGAATATGTTTATTAAATGCCAAAAACATAATATTTTTGTCTTTTGGTAATAATTTAACAGCTTCAACAATTGTACTTGTTTTTCCTGTCCCGGCGTATGCTTTAATAAGAATATTTTCGGGTCTTTTCTTCACAAATAAAAAAATTCTTTCCTGTTCGCTTGTTGGTTTGTGATTCATTATCCTACAATTTCAATTTTAGTTGTTTTTATTGAAAAATCATCACTATCAAGTTTTGGAAAATCAATTGATGATACATGATAAGGTCTATCTGATATAATAAATATCTTATTCAGTTCATCAAAACTTATTTTACCATCACAACTAACAAGATTATCTGTTATTTGAAGCAATTTTTCAAGGGAAAGTCCTATAACATCTAAATTAATATTGAGTTCAATTTTGTGTATCATAATTATATCTCCTTCCAATTTTCATTAGTAATTCCATTTTTTAATTCATATATTTTATTTTCAGAGGTAACAAAAACTTTTAAACCTTCTTGTCGTAAATAAAGTCTATTACCTTGAAGAATGCCTTCAGGATTTAAATTATCTCTTTCTTCTATGGTATTTACTATAATATGATAATTTTTATTAATATGAAAAGACATATCGCCCACATTTTTCATATTTTCCCATAAAAGATTCGCAATTTCATCACCAATTTGTCCAAGTAATGCAATACCATTCTCAATTGATTTAGAGGCTTCTTGGTCAAATTCTGCACTTCTTCGAGCATATACTTGTTGTAATACATATCTTGCCAATTCAATTGAAAAAAATTTATCTTCTGGTTTATCTTCATAATCTTTTGATAATTCAATACAGGGTCTTCCAGATTCATTTAATTTAATTTCATATTCAATTTTATTCATAAACCATATTTTATATTGACAATCACAAATATATAACAATTTTTTCAGATTGAAACATATTTTTAAAAAAACTTTTTAGTATTTATTAGAAAACATTACATCATGAAAACAGAGATTAACAAACAAAGACTTCAGGAAGTGATGTCAATTATTGATAATGAGTATAGGCTCATTGAAAATTATATCAGTGAAGCCAAACAAATAACGACAGTTGAAGATTTTTTTGATTTTCTTGCAATAAATCCTAAATTAGGAAGTGTAGCATTTGTTTATTATTGTGCACCCGTAAAAATTAATAAAAATTTAGAGGGAAGAGGCAAAAACGCAATAAAAAATCCAATGTATAGTGAAATATTTGACCATGCTATCATATTTAAAAGTAGTTGGTATTCATTTAGTTTTGGTGAATTATATTCAAACAAAATGAAAAAATTCGACCCGAATTGGACACCAGACCTAAACAGACAAACTTCATTAGTGAAACATCCTGATATGAAATATGTTGAATCGGGTCCTGATGGTGATTATTTCACAATTTTACCACAAGGTTTTGGTAAATCAACATATGCTATTTATGATATAAATGCTGGTATTGAAGGATTAAAAAACCCTCCTAATTATAGAATTGTAACAGATTTTGAAGAAATTAAACCATTTTTTCCACCTCAAAGAACAGATTCATCACCATTTCCAACAAGAAAATTGTTTGTTAGTAGAGTGTATGAACTTGCAGCAGGTAATCATTTACTAAAACCCGTTGAATTTAAATATGTTTATTTTGGTGAAAAAGCACAAAGTAGAAGTTAATATATATGGCACTAATAACAACAGTTGATAAAAATAAATTATTCCTTCATGTTAAACATGTATTGGGATTTCCATTAAGACCTTTTGAAATAAAGGATGAAATGATGGATTCATATCTTGAAATGGTTGTTGAGGATTATTCATCAATAGTAAATAATTGGTTTATTCATCAGCAATGGATTGGGTTAGAAGGTTTAAGTAAAGAAAATAGCGATTTCTTATCGGCGTTTACTACAAAATCAAACACTTATATGGAATCCTATACATATGCATATTCAAGACAAGTAGGATTGGGAACAAATGCACCTGCTGCTACTGGATGGGAACTTAAACGTGATTTTATTGTAACTCAGGCAAGTACACAACATTACTTAATTCCTGCGGGTCGTGAAATAAATGAAGTATTGTGGGAAACACCACCACAAATTGATGGTGGTTTGGTTGACCCCTTTGCATTGAATGCATGGTCACCCGGTATGGTTGGATGGGCATATCTTGGTCGTCCCGCAATGTATGTACAACCAACATTTTCAACACTATTATCTGCACAGGATAGAAGAATGAAACAAAGAGTATTACAATCAATATTAACATATCGTGTTACTGGTTTGGCAAGTGGTGAAAAATTATTACATTTGTATCCAATACCCGGTTCTCGTGATGAAATTCAAGGTGTGTGGGGTAAACATTATGCTGGTAGAAAAGTTTGGTATTGGTATTATGATACTAATCAAACAGGTAGAGATAAATGTTTAGAAGAAAATTCAGATGTTATTAAATTACCATCAGACCCACCAGCAAAAGTATTAGAATGGAGCAAAATAAATGATGTTGCACATCAGCAAATTCGTAATTTACTTATTGCACAAGTAAAAATTGTAATTGGTGGTATTAGAGGTTTCTATAGTGGTGAACTTGGTGTTACTGAAAAACAATTAACAATGGATTATCGTCATTTGCTTGAAGAAGGCACTAAATTGAAAGAAGATACTGAAAAATTATTATTAGAACAATTAGATAAATTAAGTCAGGTTACTTTTACTGAAGAACGTGCTAAAATTGCTGAAAATGTTAATAAAGAACGTGGTTATCAACCACCAATGTTCCCAATAATAGCAATTTAATATGAAAAAAGACAACAAACAACGACTTTTTGAAATGATGGAAAGACTTAATCCAGAATTTTCAAATTCAATTGATAATACATGGGCAATATTTCGAATATCACGTGGATATGGTAAATGTTTTGTAACATCAATAGACCAACATGGTATCAACACATGCGATTATCGTGTAAAATATGGTGACCCAAGTGTTATAAAATTCACATTAGAAGATGCGAAAAAATTAATTAGAAAAAACATTAATATTGATGAAAAAATTGGGGTTGTAAATAATAAAGGCGTGCAAAAACTTTTTGATTGGAAAATAAAATTTCCAAATAAATTTGATGATAATGGACATGAAATTGGTACTGAAATAGCAGAAGAAATAAAAACAAAAAAACCAAAATTAATTATTCCAGTTGGTATTTCAGGAAGTGGTAAATCTATGTGGATTAAATCAATGCAAAATTCAAATACTATTATTGTTTCGCCAGATAAAATAAGAAAAGAATTAACAGGAAACATATCAGATCAAACAAAAAATAATGAAGTATTTGCATTGGCAATGAAAAAAACTGCAGATGTACTAAATATTGGTAAAGATGTGATTTTTGATGCTACAAATATTAAATCAAAAAATAGAAAATCGCTTATGGATTATATGAAAGTTCATGTTGATATGCCATTTGAAGGTTTTGCTAAAATATTTAGTGTTAGTCCTGAAATTGCAAAAGAAAGAATAAAAAAAGATATTGAAAATGGTATTGATAGATCAAATGTTCCAGATTGGGTAATTGACAAACAATATCAAATATTTACCAATGATGTAAATTTACTTGAACCAGATGGCTTTAAAATAATTGATTAATGAAAAAGAAAAAACAAATAATTGACCTTGAAAATAACAGAATGGGTTTATTTATGACAGAAAATTCTTTTGAATTAGATGTGATGTACGGTAGAAATTTTTTACAAACAGATAATGCTCAAGAAATTATTTTGCATAAAATCAATTTAATTGAAACAAAATCACATAATTTATATGGTCAGGCAAAAACAAAAGACAAAAAATACATGTTACCAATTAGAATTAGTGTAATGATTACAGTTGAAGATGGTAAACAGGAAAATTATGGTGGATATCAGGGTGGTATTGCACGTGATGATAGTGGAAATATTATATTTGGTGTTTATCTTAAAGAACTGGAAGAAAAACAAATAGAAATTGACCGTGGTGATGTTATTGAATATAATATTAGTGGTCAAAAAAACAGATATTATGAAGTTGAAAGTGCTAATAATGTAACAGATACTACAAATAAAACGATTGGTGGATTTAAATCATATTGGAAACGAGTAACTGGTGTGCCAGTAAAAGAGGATGTTGTTCCATTTTTAAACGAAACAAAAGGAAATTAAATAAAAATTATTTTAATTAAGAACATTCTTATTATTCTTAGTATTTATATTAAAATAACATTAATTACATAAAAAAAAGAAACCATGTTGTTAACAAAGAAAACTTATAAACTCTGGCTTAGAACAGGTATTAACGAAACTGGATATGCAAATGGTGCAGCAATCACAGCAGCTCTTGCAGCAATATTAGTACGTAATTTAGCGGTACAAAACTTAGTATTCTAAGATTTTGGGCAATAAATAAATTTATGTTTATCCACAATATAAAAGGGGGTTAAACCCCCTTTTATTGTTGGAATTCGTATGTTTAATTATAAAACATTTTATTAACTAAAATGTTTCTTTTTTATTTTTTCAAGCTCTTTAACAATTTTTTCATGTTGGTCTTTTGATTGAATTCCTAATTCATCACCATATTGTACAAATATATCAATAACAAATACAATAAATTCTTTTTCTTTATCTGAAATATATATACTTTTTTTTGTAAAATAATATAATGTCAGAGCAAGAAACAGAATTATTACAATTAATAATATTATCAATATATATAATATTACCATTCAATTAATTAACAATTAATATCATCAAAAATAATTGGTATTTTATTTTTGAATTCATCTAATAATGGTATTGCAATTTCTCTCATTTGAGGATGTGCTGCTGATGACGTTCTTAATTTAAAAAAATGTTTCCATTCTCTTAAATTCATTTTTACATTAATTTCGGTTTTTAGAGAATTTGGAAGTACTGAACGTGCTTGTTGTGGCTGCCATCCATTTTCTATTAAATAGTTATATGTTGCTTCAGCAGAAAACATTGATTGAAACCATTGATCTGCTCCTTTCATTATTAAATAACTTTCCATAGATTTATATTCTCCTTCTTCAATATCCTTAATCCAACAAGGTATAATAAAGGTAAGTTGATTGTCAAATTTATCTTTCGAGTAATTATTGTAGCGTGTACTTTCCTGTGCATAACTTGCAATTCTATGTCTTACAATCTCGTGTGAAACCCCCCTATCACAAACAAATTTAACTGTTATATCAAAAAATTCAATCATTGCTTCATGACCTTTTGATATAAGAGATTGAACTATTTTTTTTGCAGAATCTTCAGTTATTTTGTCTTCAGATTTATAACAAGTTCTTGCTACCATTTCAATTGTTTTTAATATTTCTTCACCGTTAATTGATGTTAAAATTTTATAATATGGTTTAATTAGTTTCATGTTGTTATAATCATTTTCTGAATTATATAATTTTTGAAAAATTCCTTGATTTTCATGTATTTTTTATCATAAAATCTGTTACCACATACTAAATCCAGAATTTCTTGTGGTAAATAATTATCAATGTTTTTATAACACACAAATAAATTTCTTATTGTAATTATTTTTTCCATTATGTTGTTGATGTTTTCTTTTTGGGATTATTTAATATGTCAATTTCTTTATTGATACGTTTCCTGTCAAATTCTGTCAATGGTATTATATTAGCTGTTGTTTTACCATTAATTTTTTCAGGTTTAGTGCCTCTTTGAAGTTGTGCTTCAAGCATTTTTTTAGCACGATCTCTTCTGCTCTTGATTCCAGTTCCACCTTTCATAATTTTGATTTTAATTTTTATATCTATTATTTTTATATAAATTTTCTTTTGCTTCTAATGGTTGAAGATTTGAAAGTGCCCCAAAAAATCTCCAATTATCTATTGTCTCCATTTCCACTTAACACACCTCTGTTTTTACGAGATTTTAATTTATTAATATTATATGTTGCAATATCTTCCATTTTAATACCGAGTGTATCACACATTGATGCAATATACCACAAAATATCTGATAATTCACCTTTTATCGCTTCAATATGTTCTTTGGTAATAATACCACCATTATCCCTAATTACTTTTTTTATTTTACCCTGTACTTCACCAGCTTCACCCATACCCAAACCATCATAAGTAAGTGCAAGTAATAATTTCACATCATCAGGTGTATGGGGATGTAATTCCATGAATTTATCCATAGATATTTTCAAAAAATTTGCTTCTTTTTGATATTCATTAAATGTTTTTATCATTAATGTTTATTTTTCTAAATTCTTCAATTATTTTTAACATATATTCAGGAGTTTCATAATTTACAATTGAGGTTTTTAGATTTTTTACAAAATCTTCTTCTATTTTTTGATTTCTTTCAGATAATTCCTTTGTTATTTTAAGTGCAAATCTGGCTTGTGAACCTTTATCCATTTCAATAAGTGAAAATAATTCATAATGTACACTATGATTATCAACATAATTATTTTCATCTGCATAAAATTTTAATGCTTCTTTAAGTAATTCAATTACATTTTTATCTTCCTTAATATTATTTAAATTTTCTGGTTCAGATTTTACTTCTAAAGCATGTGCTTTATCAAGCCATTCTTTAAATCTTAAATAAATTTCTTTATCTTCTTCAATTAATTTACCCTTCCAAAAAAAACCTTCTTTGTTAATTCTTAATATTTCTTCTGGTGGATTGTTAAATGAAAATGTAATTGTGTTTGGGTCATATACAGATGATTCCAATTCCAAATTTTTATTTTCTTCGTTATTCATATTCCTCTTTTGTTATTTGATCTTTCTCAAATTGAGATAATTTTTTTGTTTCTACAATTTCTTTTAATTCTATTACTTCATTAGGATATAAAGTGAATTCTTTACGATACGGGTATTTTTTATTTTTATTGAAATGTTTATAAAAAAATTTACCTTGTGATTCGGCATTTTCAAATTCTTCATATGTTTCTAAATCAACATTACCATATGAATATGTATCACCACGACTAAATGCTATGTAAAGTCTTTGATTGTTGGGAAAATATGTGGATTTAAGAACATTATCTGATTCAAATACTGATTCTATATACCCAATACTACTATCTTCATTTAAAATTTCTTTGCGTTCAATTAACATTTTAATGATTTGATTGACAAATCTAATAAATTTAATATTAAATTCAAAGAAATTTTAAATTTTATTAATAATATTTTATGAATGAAAATAGTTTTCTTTTTTTTAAATAAGATAAATTATGCTCATTATAGTTAGCTTCTTTTTCAAAACTTATATTTCTATATGCTTTTACCTTATCTTTATAAATAATTTGTCGGATAATATTTTCCAAAAAATACCAAATATAAAACGGTATTATTAATAATTCAATTTGTTGTCTGAGATGTATTGATTCATGGTTAATCAACCATAAGCAATTACGATCACTTTCCGTAGCTAATATTATAAAGGGAAATATAGCTATTGCTCTAATTACATTATCATCAGATAAAAATTTTAATATTTTGGGTCTTACTATTATCATTTAATAATATAACAATATTCTTAGAGGTATTAAACAATCTTTACCAAATAAATACACATCATTTATAGTAAATATAAATAACACATAAGTATTTATATAAAAAAGTTCAAATGTCATTTCCAAAGAAAACAAAACTAACACTTGATACTAATCCACCTAAAATTGGTACTGAATATCTTAAATATGGTTTGGATAGGATTGAAGAATTAATGCGTTTAACTGATTCAAAAACCAAATATCTTCCAAGAACAATCTTACTTGAGGATTTAGACCAAGCAGTTTTTAATTATGTAAATCGTGATGGCATGAAAGCTATAATTGATAATAAAATTGTTCCAACATTCTATTTGGACAATGACAGATGGGGTGAATTCAGTAAGACTTGGAAATTTATGGATAATGATAAAAACGTTCCAACACCATATATTACAGTCAGACGTATTGATAAACGGATTGGTACAAGACTTGGTACTAAATATCGTATTCCACAACCACGTAAGTTCAGATATATGAATGTTCCGATATTGGATAATGGTGAAGTAATATATCTTCAATTTAGAATGCCAGAACCAACAAATGTTGATTTGATATATGAAGTTGCTTTATTTACCAAATATAGAGTTGATGTTAATCTTTATGATGAGCAAGTGCTTAAAAATTTTGCATCACGTCAGGAATATATTGTTATTAAAGGAAATCCACTTCCATTACTTTTTGAAGGATTTGCTGAAGCAAATCCAATTGAAAATATTGATGGTGATAGATTTTTTGTATCAAAATATGCTTTAAAAATTCTTGGTTTTATTCAAGATGAAAAAGAATTTGAAATTGTTAAAACCACAAGAAGACCAAGAATTGGTTATGTTGTAAAATAATTACCTTCTAAATAATTAAATGTATTTCCCGTTGGATATGTTTGACTTAAATTATCAAATTTATCATAAGTATTATTAATTCTATTAATGTATTGAGTACTATTAATAAATTCTTTTGCATTTATTATTGGATATTGTGAAGTTAAAAACTTCCAAGTTTTATTAACCTGATTTAATTCAACTTTGAAAAATAATTTTTCTGCGGTTTCTGGTGTAATATTGTTTTCATTATAAAATAATGTTAATTTTCCAGTTTTTGCATTAAAAAAACTAAATTTAACATAACCAATAGCAGTTGTACCTGTCATATATGATATTGGAACATACCAATAATATAATTGATTATTAATATTTGCATTAATTGAATATATGGGTGTTGCTCCTTTTTTCGTTAAATATGTTGTAAATATTTTTATTTGTGTATTAATATCATATGTATTATAAAAATCCAAAATAAAAAAACTATTAAGTAAATTAAAATTATTTTGATTAATTTCATTATCAGTAAAACCCGCATTTTTAAATGAAGTTTGATATGGGGGAGATGATGTTCCGCTATAAAATTTAAATTGAAGTGTTATTGTTGAATCAGGTAATGGATTTAATTTAAATTTTCTTTTTTCTTCATCAACAACAGGATTTACCAAATCAATTGTAGTAAATGATGTTAAACTATCAATTTCTTGCTGATATCCAATAAAATTATCTTTTAATCCCAAAGAAAATTTGAAATTTATTGTATTACCAGTAATAATATTTGTATTACCACTAATTCCAATTAAATTGCTATTAAATCTTACCCTTTCTTTAATTATTGACATGGTTTTCCTATGTTATTAATATCACCCATTGGCGTAACATTTATTTTTGTTGAATATCGACTAAACCATATTTCTTTAAATGCTTCAAGTGTTTGATTATCATTTAAATCTGGAATTACATCAAAAACTATATTTGAAAATAAATATCTTCTTTTATTAATAAACGGATAATCAACACCAATACCAGTTAATGGGTCAATATATCCCTGTGATAAAATGTTTCTCCAAACATAGTTTCCAGTACCAAGGGGATATTCTGTTGCATAATATGGTATTGAAGATGTTTGTTCGTATGATGTACCACTAATATTTTCTTTATTTAATTCATTTGCGAAATATCTAAGTCTAAATGGAATAAATGGATTATATTTCCATATCAAACGACCTTCATTATATGGTGTTTGTATGCGAAATGTTTGTGGTGTGTGTTGTATTTGTAAAAAATTTGATTTAGAATATTCAATTAAATCACCAATTTTTACATCAAAAAATGATTTAACATAATCACCTATATTTAAATATATTGGTTCAAATGGAAATTGGGTATCATTTCCTGTTGGTGACCATATTGTGCCAGAAAGTATTTCAATCGGATTTGGAATTGTTGTTGGTTTATATTGTGCATATAAAAATAATTCAGTTGCTGGAAATCTAAAATTATCAAGAAAATTTGCAACATTAATATCAATATTAAAATTAAATCCATATGCTTGTTCTCCATAAACATTGTTTGAAAATCCAATAGGATAGATATCAAATTCACTTGGAGTTGCAATTACTTCAAAATATCTTGTCCATAATATGGTACTACCACCACTAATAATTTGTGTATATCCTGTTCCTGCCTTAACTAAATAAAAATCAAAAGAATTTAATATGTTTTTATAATTTCCTGTTGTTTGTGGTGAAAAAAAGTCTTCAAATTGAATATATTGTGATTTTAATCCATTTAATAATGATATATATTCAATTTTACCATAAATTCTATAAATTTCATTTGCTTCTCTTTCTGCATCAAATATTTCGGTGACACTAAGCACATTACGAATATCATACTCATTAATTAATGCTGGTTCATTAAGTAATTCAACTTTTTCAAACATATCAGTATTAACAGAATTAATATTTTTAAGACTATTGAGTAATATTTCCACTTTTTGTTGTTTACTATAAATACCTTAAAAATATTTTATGTTTTTTGTAACATTTTTAAATTTAATTCGTATAATAAGATATGTTTAACTAAAAAATAGAAAAAATGAAAAAAGTAATTTATTTATTCGCACTAATGTTTGCAATGGTTCTTATAAGCACCAATTGTGAAAAAGATGATGACCCTATTGTTACTGATGGAGCAATTACTCTTGATGAACTACAGGGTATATGGATTTCCACACAATATGATTACGATAAAACGTATTATGAGTGTTCCGAACTTTCAGTTTCCACCAATGGTGATGTCTTGGCTGGTGATTTAATGCTCATATCACTCAATATTGGTTCTGAATGGACATTGGATAGTGAGTGTACATCATTAGAAACATATGGTAATACGGTGGATTATGATAGGAATGCTGGGAAACTTGTATTGAAGAATGGTGGAATTTTTGTGTGTAAGTTTGATGTGGAGAGTTTTGACAGGGCAAATAAAATACTCGTATTGAAATTAACTGATGCAAACATGGGGGGTGTTTACCTGCCTGATAATGGGGTTTATACTCTACAAAAATAAAACTAACCCTCTCAAATCGAGAGGGTTTTTTTTTATATTATTCCGAGTTCTTCCAAATATTTAATACAATCGGACGGACCCCATCCCTTGTAAAAATATTTAGTTGCATCACTATTAGCAGTAGGAATACCATTCTTCTTCTGACCATTTAATGGTGCTGCTACAGTTACTGTCCAATTTGAAGGTTTATAGTCACCATTACGATATTCAATACCTGTTACTGTTGGTATATTTGAGTTTGTGAATCCTTTTGTATCAAGAGCTTTCATTGCAATTATATCTGTGACTGGAACTTCAATAATATCAGTCCAATGTACATCAGAACGAGCAAACCATTTTGTATTAAATTGCTGTGCAGCAATTATTTGTTGATTATCCCCCACATAATAACCGTTTAAATAATTATATCTGTTATCATTTTCTCTTTTTTGATGACTGAAGTTGTCATTCGTTCTTACATAATCCATTTTTTCCCAACCATCTATTGACTTTCCCACTTGTGGAAGATGAACTGTTAGATTTAACCATGCAGCACCAAACGCATTTAACGAACCTGTTGTTACACCATTACTTGGAAACTGATAATTGCCATTGGGATAAATCCCATCAGTTTCTGTTACTAAAATACCAACATTATTATTACGATCATCACAAGTGAGATTATTATGTGTGTCCTTTATAAAAAATCCATTACTATCAGTTTGCTGGTTATCATTACCTCCCCAATTATTGAAAGTAATTCCGTGAAACTTAGCAACACTATAATATTTTCCACCTTCAAAAACCTTATGTTGTTTTCTCCAATTATTGGTTCTGGTGGAGTCAACACCACTTGATTCATCAGGTGGCTCAAATCCCTGATTTTGATTGGCGTATTGTGGAAATTTTAGTTTATATCTTAGTGGTACAATATCAACATTCTGACCTACATTTGTGCTAAAATCTAATGAAACAATTTCTTTACTGAGTTCTAATGTTATAAATCCCCTGAATTTTGTAAATATTCCCTCAACACTATTATTATCCACAGGTACGGGGTTTCCCAATTCATTGGTAATGATTTTATTTCTATTACAACTAACAATAACCACGAAATCACCATCACGTTTATATACAGAATACTCGCTTTTATCCAGAAGTTTCATATCACTACCATCATTTTTAGCCTGACCCGTATCGATTTCAGTATCACTAATATTTGCTGGATAATAATAAATTTTTTCTGTAACTATTCCAATCCGTTTATTGTAGACCCCATGCAATGTCTGTGATGGATGGCTGGCTCTGAAATACTCGCTGATTCTCTCTTCAGTTGTATACTCAGCACTCCACATGGTATTGTTACCATCAGTAAACACGCTTCCAAAAAGCACAAATGTGTTGGTGAGAACAGACCTAATTCTAAAATCCTGACGTGTTATACCAATTGTGAAATTTTCGGTATCTCCCCAGAATGGCATAATATCAACACTAATTTCTTGTGTTTCAATATGTGGTAAATCATTCAAATCATTACTTGGCTTTATTTTTGTGTTATTATCGGTAAATAAATTTGGAGAATATCCAAGATTTGTAACCATTGCTGCTGGTGTCATACTATATTTACCAATATCGGTAATATCAACACTTAAATGAACTGTTTGTGTTCCAATTGGCACACCAAAAATCATATAATCACCTGCATTATTGGTTAATGCCGTATATTTATAATATTTTTTATAGACATTTAAAAATGGTTCATTTGTTACAATTTCTTCTTTAATTGGAAATGAACCAAATGGTTGTTTTGGTGAAATAATTCCTGTCATTAAGTCTTTTTTTCCGACTCGTGGTAATAAATTATATCTTTTTCCCTCATTATTCTTGTCTCTTAGCGTTTTATATGGATAAATGCTATATATTTCACTGTTTTCAGTATCTTCGTCTGTAAGTGGTATAAATATGCTTATTTTGGCATTTGGAATACCAATACCACCATTAGCAATAACTCTTCCAACCAAAACACCATAATCTGCATTAAAATCCTGATACACATCTTTTATATCAATACTCATTGATAAAAATTCAAGAGTATTAACATTTTGTTCAAGTTGAACTTTTATATGTTTATCTTCATTTAATGCATTAACATCTAATCGAATTCGTTGTGATTTGTTCATAAAAAATATCTTTTTCATAAATACTAATATTAAGAATTCCTTATCAATAAAAAAATATTTTCAAAAAAAGTAAAATATTTTTTTATAAAAATTTGAGAGAATTTAAAGTAAAAAATTAAAAAATCTTAAAAATCTGAGATAAAAAAAATAAAAAAGATAAAAATTTGAATTTATGAACAAGAAATACAGTATGATAATAATTAAAAAGAAATACCTTTTGCATTATTTTTTAGTATTTATTAAAAAAATGTGGCGAAAGCTAATAGCAGAAAATAATAAATAAAAACATTAATAATTAATTAAAATGGCAGAATTTGTATTTACCTCTCCGGGGGCGAAATTTAAAGAACGTGATTTAACTTTTGTAACACGTAATGTGGGTATAACAACTTTAGGATTGGTTGGTGAAACATTAAAAGGTCCTGCATTTGAACCTGTTTTTGTTCAGGATAAAACACAATTTGCACAAAGATTTGGTGCACAAAGTGCAAAAAGATTTTCAAGTGGTTTACTTCAATATCAATTACCTTATGTTGGAAATGCATATTTAGACGAAACAAATCAATTATGGGTGACCAGAGTATTGGGTTTATCGGGATATGAAGCAGGAACAGCATGGGCACTTACATTAAGTGCTGGTGTTGACCCAGCAACAACTGGTAGATCAACATCAAGTATATATACTGGTGTGTCATTTACTAATGGTATGTATTTAGGTGTTGCACTATATATTACTGGTGATACTGGTAGTGCATTTAGTGGATATACTAAAATAAATACTACTGATTTTGAAGGTTATTTACATGAATTTACTGCAACAACAATAACTCTTACTGGCGGTACTGTTACTGATCTTGTAACTGTATTAACGGGTACTTCACTTACTGAATATGAAAATATGGTGCTTGCTGTTGTTAGAAGCAGAGCAACTGTATCTGATATTGTAAATGCAGCACCTGATACAGAATTCTGGACAACTAATCTCACATTACCTGTTTCAGCAAATACAACGGTTATTGGTAGTGGTGATTTATTTGGACAATTTAAATTGGTTGCATTATCTGGTACATCAGTAGAAACATATACCGCATCATTAAATCCAAATTCAAGTAATTTCTTACCAAATGTAATTGGTTTTGAACCAAAAGATAAGAGCAATAAAATATGGGTTCAGGCAGTTTATCCAGATTTAATTAAAAAATTAGATGCTGATGGTATTGGTTATGGTATTAATTCAACATTGCTTAATTGTAATACCAATGTATTCACCGATTATAGACCAGCAGCAGGTGGTGTTGCATTTAGAACACCCGAAACACCTTGGGTTGTATCACAAATAAAAGGTAGTACTGTAGATAAATTGTTTAAATTTATCAGTATTTCTGATGGTGATGCTGCAAATCAAGAAATTAAAATCAGTATTGCTAATATTAATCCAGAATCATTAGAATTTGATGTTGTGGTTCGTGATTTTAATGATACTGATAACAATGTAAAAGTATTAGAAACTTTCTCAAGATGTAATATGATAAAAGGCACAACTGGTTATATTGCACAACGTATTGGCACAACTAATGGTGAATATGATCTTCAAAGCAAATATATAATGATTGAACTTGCGCCCGAACTTGCACCAGATGTATTTCCTGCAGGTTTTGAAGGATATTTATTTAATCAGTATAGTGGATTTACTGGTGTTGCACCAAAAATTTTCTATAAAACAAGTTATACATCAACAGAAAAAATTAGAAAAGTATATTTGGGTATTTCTGAAAAGGGATATAATAGTGCTGACAGTACCTTACTTGGAAGTGGCGTTAATCAAAACTTCTTTAATTTTATTGGGTATGGTGGTTTTGTTAATACAAAAGGATTTCATATGGATTCTGGTGCAACTGGAACATATAATGGATTTCAATTTGAAGTTGGTGAGAGTCGATTCCAAACAGTTAGTGATATTGCTGACCCAACAAATTCATATTATGAATTAAATTCAAGAAAGTTCACATTAGTTCCTGCAGGTGGTTTTGATGGATGGGATGTTCATAGAATTGTACGTTCATATGGTGATTCATATCGTCAAGGCGGAATTTATGACGGTGTTGCCCCTAATGTTACACCATTAAATGATTTCCAAGCATGGGAAACTGCAATTAATACATTTGCAAATCCTGAAGAAATAACAATTAATCTTTTTGCAACTCCGGGTATTAATTGGAGCGACCAAAATATTTTAATTCAAGATACTATTGAAATGATTGAAACAGAAAGAACCGATACATTATATATTATTGATTCTCCAGATATCGGAATGCCACAGGTTGTTGGTGAAGCAAAAACTGATGTTATTAATGCAGAGGATGTTGTTGATTTACTTGACACAGCAGATATTGATAGCAGCTATTCTTGCACATATTTTCCTTGGATTCAAATAAGAGATACACAGAATAATGTAAATGTTTATCTTCCACCAACTGGTGAAGTTGTAAAAGCAATGGCATTTACTGATAATACAAAATTTCCTTGGTTTGCACCTGCTGGTTTACAACGTGGTGTAACTGATGCAAGAAAATCAAAATATAAATTATCACAAGATGCTCGTGATGTGTTATATGCTGGAAGAATTAACCCAATGGCTGATTTTGCAGATGCGGGAACAGCAATATTCGGACAAAAAACACTTCAGGTTAAAGAAAGTGCTCTTGACAGAATCAATGTTCGAAGATTATTACTTCAGATTAAAGTACTTATTGCAAATATTGCAATCAGACTTGTATTTGACCAGAACGATCAAACAACTATTGACCAATTCTTACAAAAAGCAACTCCAATACTTGATAGTATTAAAAGAGAAAGAGGTTTATATGAGTTCAGAATAAAAATGGACGATAGTAATAATAGTACAGAATCAATGGATAGAAACGAATTGTATGGTGAATTATTCTTAAAACCAACACGTGCTCTTGAATTTATTGGTATTACATTTACAATTACACCCACTGGTGCATCATTTGCCGATGTTGGTGCATAATTAAAATTTTTAAAAAAGCCATTAAATTTATTTTTAGTGGCTTTTTTTTGTTTTATATCCAGATTTATTATTTATGGTAAAATAATCAATTAGTTTCTTTTTATTAATATTTTTTATAATACACAGTATTTATATAAAAATATATTACAAAGATAATATATTACAAAGAATAACATTATTTAATAATAAATATTATGGCAGGGGAAATGATTCGTGGGATTCCGTTCGAATATGAACCAAAAAGAGTTAATAGATTCTTTGCTGAATTTGCTGATGAATTAGGCATTGAAGTTTGGAAAGTTCAAAAATTTAAAAGACCATCATTAAAAATAAATTCAGTTCCGATTATGTTTATGAACGAACAAAATTATGTTGCTGGAAGATATGTTTGGGATACAATGCAAATTACATTTCTTGACCCGATAGGTCCATCAACATCACAACAACTTATGGAATGGGTTCGTTTACATGCTGAATCACTTACTGGTCGTATGGGTTATAAAGCAGGATATGCTAAAAACATTTTATTAAAAGCATTAGACCCGGTTGGCATTGAAGTTGAAAAATGGTTTTTGGAACAATGTATGATTACATCAATTGATTTTCAAGACAATGATTATACGAATGATGAATTAACAAACATAGTTTTAGAAATTCAACCGTGGAGATGTATTTTGAACCTGTAATCAAATTAAAAAAAGGAGTCAAAATAAATTGTTTTGGACAAATATATTATGTTTGTAATTCATTAATTCTGTTTTTTACAATAATATCAACATAATATGATCTATTTTTTGCTTCGATAATTTGATATGTTGAATTATTATGTGAAAACCAAATAATATATGATTTACCAAGTTTTATTGAAATATTTTTTTCAATAATATATTTATATAAACCAAGTTGTAATGAATATAATTCCAAATCACAATCTTCTAACACATATAATTCATTAAGTAAATGTCTGCTTTTCATTTCAAATGTAAAATCTTTGTTGGTTTTATTATCCCAAATCTGAAATTCCTTTGCTTTTATGTTATAAAATAATATATCAAGCATTCCACCAATTAATGATTCTTTATCATAAACAATCATTTCTGTTCGAATTGGTATTAATTTACCGTGAACATCATTATAAAACTTATCAACATGTTTTTTTGTAATATTATATTCATTAATTACAGGGTCAAAACCAAATTCTTTAACTATTATGTCACTCGGATACTCAAATTTCTTATTTTCAAAGAGATTCTGGGCATAATCGTGAATAGCTGACCCTTTTATAATCCCTTTCTTGTTAATGAAATTCCATGCCCTTAAAATCTCTTTCTGACTAATATGAAATTGCTCACTTTTATAGTTTGACCAATAATCTTCTTGAAATTCTTCTTGATATTTATGTATTAAAGTTGTTACTGAAATCAGTTCTTTATTATTAAGAAAATATTTATGTGGTTCATCATAAAACGTAATATCATTAAATGTTGTAAATAATTCGCTGGGTATTGATAATTTTGAATCCATTAATAACAAAGATATATAAATATTAATTTGTTACAATGTTTTTTTGTAAAATTGACTCAAAATTAATTTTTTCTAAATTATTAATAATTGCATTTTTATCTGCAGGAAGATTTAAATATCCATGAATATGATTAATTAATGCATTACGAATAATATTTAATGCTTCAACCAAAACATCTCCCCTTGCAACTGGATGACCTTCTTTAAATATTCTTTCCCTGTCTTTTGATTCTAATCTTACTGCTTTAAATTGTGGGATTCCCGAATGTGAAATTAAAGCAATTTTATCACTTGTTATAATAGTATTAGTATAATATGTATCACTTTCTTTTTTTTGTTCATAAATAAGACTTATTTCTGCAGGATTTTTAACATTTAATTTTAAAACATTATCATTTTCATGTTTACCAGCTCTAATATGCACTTCATTTATACGTAAAATAATATCAGTATTTACCTTACCAATAATTGCCACATCTGTTTTTAAGGGATATATACCATCTGCATCGGGAAATGTTGTTGGTGCAGGTTCTGGTACTATGAGTGTCATATTTGTTGTTGATAATGCGGTATATGTTGAATCAAATCCGATTTTATGTGGTTGTGATATAATACTACCAAGCCAAAATCTGCTTCTTTCTGGATATTTAATATCTTCAATAAAAATTCTAACCATTTCACCAACTTGTGGATAAACATGAAAAAATTTTGGCATTAATGGATAACACCAAGGTAAGTCAATATTTGCTGTTCTATTATCTAATCCAGCAATTCTTGTTTTTATTCTTCCACCATCAGTTGGGTCTTCAATAGAAGTTACTTCACCATAATATATTGTTCTGGTTACAATATCTGTTTGTCCAACAGGTTTATATGGATTACTTTTATGTAATATGGGTTTATCAAATGACATTATTTCTTATTCATTTCTTCAATTAATACAACATAATTTTTTTCGAATTCGGTTAAAATTTCTAATTTTTCATTAATTATTCTTTCAAGTTCATCGACTTCAAGAGTATGATTAATAATTTCTTGTCTTAATATCTCATGTTTTATTTTAACATCATTAATTAATTTTAACAATTCTGTTGGTGTATATTTTGATAAATCTTCCATTATTGTATAACTCCATATCCTTTAGCATAATATATTGTTGAACCAAACACCGAAACAGGTCCTGTTGGTGAAATACCTGCTGCAGTTATTGTAATTCCGGGTGGAATTGCAACTGTAATTACAGCATCTTGTTGAAGTGCTTTTACAATTTCTTCAATTCTAATTCTTTCCATAATTTCATCAGGGGAAACACCACCTGATGGTAATGTACCAACGGGTAATCCTGCTTCACTTTTTCTGGCAATAATACGTGAAGCAATCTTTATTGGTGATAATCCGGGTCGTTTCATTACACCAACTAATATGAGTGGTACTGGAACTGGTGGTGGACCACCAATTGTAGAGAGTTTTAATATTTTATTAAATCCAGCAACAATAGCATCAATATTATTAAAATCAATAGCCATTTTATTTTTTTAATTTTTGTGTTTCTTGTTCAATTTTTAATTTTTTTATACTTATCCATTTCCAACCCAAAAACCATTTGGTTATCAATATTCTGAACCAATTTGGTTTAATTGTTGTTGCAAGTTGTGTACCATCAATATCCCCATCAATAAGATAAATACCCACAAATTGTTTATTTAATTTTTGATCTACTATCATGATTTTAAATAATTAAACTCTTAATAATATCTGTGTATTGATTAATTTTTTCTCTGATTATTTTTTTTATTATTGGTGCAAGCAATGCAACCAAAAATGTAATCACAAGATTAAAAATAAATTCATTTATCATTTTTGTTGCTTCTTTTATTATACATTTTAAAAATATTTTAAATTTTTTCAGATCATCTTTTGGATTTCCAATTTGAACAATGCCATTATTTTCAAAAGCACTTATTATTGCAAGAAGTGCTCGAATTTGTGGTGATGTTGTCATTAGTTGTGCCAACATTTGTTGAATTATTTTTATTAGTCTCTGAAAAAATCCGTCTTTTATTGTTTGTTTATTTTCTGCTGCAGTTTCTTGCACATCAGCAGTACTTTCATTAATTGTTGCTTCAATAGCATTTCCAACAACAAAAGAATCTGTTGAACCAGATATTTCTGAAATTAATTTAGTCATACCACTTAATGGTAACGTAGCTCCAATAACACCACACCCCATATCATAGTAAATAACACCATTAATCAATGCTTGTGCTTGTTGTAGTAATGCATCAAATTCATTTTGTGTTATTTCAAAACTATCATTATCATCAATTAATTGTTCAATTAATTTGCTTATTTGTAATTCATTATATATTTGTTCAACAGTTTTATTTTGATTTGTTGTAATACTACCATAAATAGCATTCATTACGTTGCTTAAAAATTCTTTTTTATTAATAATAACAGTATCGTTAATGAAATTTCCAAGCCATTCTCCAATTGTTGGATTTGGTACAATATCAAGTTTTGGTTTAAAAATGAAACTATCTGTTGCTTCATTATAATTAATATATAAATTATAATATGAAGTATCTGTTCCAGCATTTAAAATTGCCTGATAAGCAATCTTATCAAAATTAATTGTTGAACCATATAATAAACTACCTTCTGCCGAATTTGGATTTGTTTTTAATTTACCAAATATATCAATATCTTTTACTGGTACTAAAATTCCTGTTATAAAGCATGTTGGAAGTTCATCACCTGCGTTATATTGAATCATTTGTTTGTTTAATGCTGCTTTTATTTTTGGTTCAACATTATCAATAAAATCAGTAAATAATTGACCAGTAAGTTGTTTTAAGGCATCAGTACCAACAACAGTTTTAAGAATATCAAGTAAAAAGGGTACAACATCTTTTTTATTATTAATTGATGAAAATAAATTGGTCGTATCGGGCAAATTCCTTTCTTGTTTTAAAGAAGTATATGCACCAATAGTAGTAAATATATTTTTTTTATCATCACTTAAACTCATTATTCTTTTTTATTCCTTTCTTTTTTATCAATTTCTTCTTGAACCATATGTAATAATTGATTTCTTCTTTCGGTTGTTACATTACCGCTTTCTTCTGGGGTATCATCAGGATTTGTTTTCTTTTCAAATACAACTTCCTTTAAATATTTAAGAAGCATAATTTTTTGATCTTGATTTTTTGCTTCTGCAGCAATAAGTTTAACAATCTGATCACCAATTGCAGCAATTTCACCGCCTTCTTTTACTTTTAATTCCCATTTTGTAAATAGGCGAATGATTTTTGCTTTAACATTACATGATTCATCATAAATTTCCTGAAGTAATTTATTTACACTATCTTCATCAAATTTTAGTTTTTTTCTGGTTGGACGGGGGCACATCTTAATAAATTTTAATTCTTTTTCTATTATTTATAATTTTACTAATACACGACTTAATTTCATTTTATAGTTTTAGTACATATAAATACGTGTTATTTGGAAATAGGATTTATCATATAAATATCCAGAATTCCATTATATTTTAACCCTTTTGCTTCTGGATAATTAATAATATTAATATTTTCGGGATTAACATCATGTACAATATTAAAATTTTTATCAATAATAACTGCATGTGTTACTGGTGGTTTATCATTTGAGTCATAATATTTTGGAGAATAAACACTGGCATAAAAATAATCTTTAACACCATACATATTCTTTATTTTATGTAATCTATTTCTTAGTTTAGCCATTGGTTTGCCCTCTCTTTTGTTAATTATACGCCATTGATTATAATTATAAAGGCAACCATCATATTCATATCCTTGCTCACGAATAAATTTATAGAATACTTCAAACCATTTCTGTCCAAATGAATTAAAATTAGGTACGGCTTCAAGTGGTAATTCAAATAAACTTGCAATTGCAGCTTGTGTGCAATTGCCATGTCTTCTATCTACAATAGTTTGATATACTTTATTCATCAAGATAATCAATTTTTTCAATAAAATATATTTCTTTAAATGGTTTTATTGCAATTCGTATTTCTTTTGTTGATAATCCTGTTTGTTCTTTCAAAAAAAGTAAAATTTTATTTTTTGCAAATTTATTAGTCACTCTTTTATTATATTTGCCTTTAGGACTCTCTTCCATAAATAATACATGCCAATTTTTTAAAACATTTACAATTGCATCACCAACAATAATCTCATTTTTCTTCATTATGAGGTCATTATCAATTTTATCTTCAATTTTTTCAACAACAGTATTAATTAATTGTTCAAATTGATGTTGGGTTTCCATTTCAATTTCATATGAATATTCAATATTTTCATTAATTTCATCAACATAATCATCAAAAGATAAATTAATTTTTTTTTCAGTATAACTTTTTTTACTATGATCTTTATAATGATTTCGAATTATTGTTTGACAATAACTGAATGATTTGGAATTAAATATTCTATAATTATAATTATTATTACCTTCTTCAATTAAAGATTTTAATTTTTCATTAGCTTCTTCAATATGAAAATACTTATAAATATTTGATTTAATCCATTTTGGAGTATCATTTTTATTATATTCAATAATAAATGGTCTATATTTAACCATATGTTCAATTAAATGAGTAAGAGCATTAGATTCTACTTCTTGAATATTATAATTTCCAATATGTATTGGATATCGTCTTAATATTGATTGTATCATTTTTCGAAAAGGTTCAATTAAAATTTCATTATAAATTCTATTTTTTTCTTCTAAAGAATTTGAATTAATGTAATTTATAACTGCTTGTTCTTCCCTTTCCGCAAAATAGGGTTCGTTTTCTTCATTTTCTTTCATTTTTCATAATCAAAAAATATTAATTATTTTTGTAATATTGATATATCAATTACTCTGTCGGTTGGAAAATTTGCTTCTTTTGTTGCAATTTCAAACCAAAATTTCCTTTCATCAATTGGCATTGTTTTTTGATATATATCAAATAAACTTCCTTCTCTGGTTACAAGATGTTTATAACCAATTTTTGGAATTGAAAATACCTTACATGCATTATTTAATGCTCTAAGCAAAAACTCATACATAAAAGTCAATTTAATATTTGATTTATATCTACCAAGATTTATGAATTCTGATTTTTTAATAATTGCACCTGACAATTTAAAATCTGTGTATTGTTTTAATGCTGATGTATTTAAATAACCCATTTCACCATTTTCGCCAACAAATTGTTGTGACCAAATGATTTCGTTTGTTAGTTTAATTCCTTCATTTTTATCATTAACCTCAATCATCATTATCAGAAATACATCAATTTCTGGATATGTTTCAACATATTTAAGAGCATTTCTAAAATATGTTGTACTATATTCATCATCAAATTCAAGTACTGAGAAATAATCGGTAGTTATTGTATCAACACCCAAATTAACTTGTGATTGATAATCTGTTTTGTTATCATTTTTAATTAAAACAAAACTTAATTTATCTTGATATAGACGTATCATTGAATCTCTAAATCCAACAACACTGGCTTCAATTACATTTGGAAATACAATATAAATTGTTGGTAACGAATCGACATTTTCTTGTTTTACTATTGATTCTACTGCTTTTGTTAATAAAGGCGTAACTTTATCGTCACACTCAATTATTGGAATTATTATTGAAATATTCATTTTTATATTTTTTTATTTTAAACTTATTTTTATTATGCAACTGGTGGTTCTGTAAAATTAATTTGTTGTTGGGGTTCAGTTGGTATTGGTGTGCTTAGAGATAATTGTGTAGATTGAAGCACACTTTGAAATAAATTAATTCTTTCAGTAATAAATTCCTGATAAATTTCAGTTAATTTATTTTCAGATATTTCCTGTGTATATTTAGATGCAATTTTTTCCATTGATTCATATAATTCAGGAATAATATTATCGTCTAAAAATTTAATTATTATTTCACCAATGAGTATTGGTAGATCATAAAAATTATTTGCCCAAACACCAGCATTTTCAATAATTTTAATAACAGTGCCGTTTTCATCTCTTTCAAGTATATATTCTGGTATAATATCGGGTTTTAAAGAAATTGGAACAACACCTGATTTCATACACTCAAGAGGAAAAGTGCCAAATGATGCTATTCTGTCAATCCAAACTGCAGCAAAATTACCTTGTAATCTTTTTGCAAAATCAACCCTTCTCATTGCTTGTGGTGGTTTACTTTTAGTAAGCATAGGGTCAAATGTTATCCAACTATATTGTGGAAATCTGTTAAAAAATAATTTTACGAGTTTTGAAATTTCGTTAGCATTTCTACCAATAATAGACACTATTGGTTTTTGTGGTATTTTTGATTTTTCAAAATATTCGGGAATGCCCACATTATATGTTTTAATATTAAATTTATTTTTACCATAAAATGTTTCAATCCATTCTTTAAGTGTTAATGATGTTGTAATTATATCATTAATACCAAAAGATTTCCAATCAGTTCCCGGAATTAAAGCATTTATCATGTAATCAACAGATTGAAGTAAGCCAATTCTAACACAAGGTAAATTTTTTGTTTGTTCCATTACATTTGAATATATTTCAGGAATAATCATAATGTCTTCAGGACCTACCGTTAATTTTGGATCACTCATTGAAATAAATTTATGATTTGTAAGTTCTTTTTCAATCCAAGTTGGTACAACATAGTCGCCCTTTTCAACTAAAATAAAAACATCATAACCCATATTTTTTACAATTGTTGCATGAAAATAAATTTCATATATACTTGCAACAGGACTTTGAGATTCTGGCATACAGAATAAGAATTTTGATTTCTTATTTACAAGTTTATCTAAAGATATTTTAATCTTTTCAATTTTTTCTAATTCAGCTTTTTGTGCTTCATTATTTAATAGTTCTTCACTCATTTTATTATTGGTTTTATATAATTTATTAATTTTTCAAATTCTTCATTTTCAAATAAATCATGTAATTGAAGTACAGAAATGATTGAATCATTACCTAAATTTTCATTATATGGTCTTTTTAATTTAATTACCCATTTTCCTTCAGGAATTAATTGTAGAAATTCCGGGTCTGTTGTTATGAATACATCAACATTATCCCAGATTTCCCCATTGTTTTCAACAAAACGATAGTTATTGAATCTACTTCTTATTTTACTTAAGAAAAATAGTGTTGATGGCACACTGAATTGATTTTCCTTTGAAAAAATAATAAAATCTACAGTATTTTTATATTTTTCAATGAACTTATTAACATGAAGGTCCATGTTTTTATACATCATTGATGCACTACCGAAAATTTCGAATGTAAAGTCTTCATACATAAAACGATTATATACTTCCTTTGCACTTAATTTAATTTCTTCATTTTTTTTAAATAAAAAAATATCTGCATTTGCTTCGCCAGTATTTTCATCAATTTTATAATGAATTGGATTAATATCATCTGGCATATCTTCTGGTTCTTTTAATTCTTTAATGATTTCCACCCTGTCATTCCACTTATAAGTATTAAAAAAATCATAAACATATGGTTGTTCTTTAGGAACACCTTCTTCTCCGAATTCCTGTACATAAAATTTATCAAACTGAAGCCACTTGGCTCTTAATACTTCATTAATATCAATTCCTATTTTTAATTTATTCATTATTTTTATCTTTTAAAATATCTAATCTAAATTGAAGTTGTTCTTTTAAATTTTTCACCATTTCTGTGTGTTCCTTAATTAATTCTTCGTTTGTAATATATTTAGGATTAATACATTCAATTTTAGTATCAAGTGATTGTGTTGGAATAATAATTAATTCACCTTCAAATGTTGATGGTGCAATTTTTTTTGTTATTTTTTCTACAAAATGAGGAATATCTTCACTTCTAACACCAGCAACACCAACATAAATTACAATTATTAAATTTTTTTCCATCATTTTATTTAAATTTTTACATTAAAAAAGAGTAAGTATATAAAATATTATCAACCATATATATTAATACGAGTTTAAAATAAAAATCTTGAATTAAATAAAATTTTTTTTATAGTATTTATTAAAAAAACAATAATAAAATATAAAAATTTATAAAAAATGGGACAAGAAGAACAATTACCACCAAAAGAAAAAATTTCTGATATATTAAAAAAATATAAAGAAGGAACTGGTAATATTACTGGAAAAAATAATCCAATTATAAGTGCTAATGCAATACCAAAACCAACTCATTTTAATCCGCAGGAATTTGAAAAAACAATGTTAAGAGAAACAGACCCTGATTTAATGACATCATATGAAATTATTAAATTACCATCAAAAGGTTTATTTTATCTAAATGGATTATCTGAAGTTAATGTTGAATATATGACATCGAGAGATGAAGACATGCTTACTACACCATCATTACTTGATAGTGGTATTATTTTAGATATTTTATTAAAAAGAAAAATTAAAACACAAGGCGTTGTTGTTGAAGATTTATTAGCTGGTGATAGAAATGCTATTATTTTATTTCTTCGTACTTCAAGTTATGGTCCGGAATATAGTGTACAAGTAAGTGATCCAAGGACTGGTGTTGCTTTTCCAACTAAAGTTGATTTATTAAAACTTAAATATAAAGAAGTTAAAGAATTACCCGATGAATTAGGTTTTTTTAAAGTTGAATTACCAATGCGTAAAAAAATAATTACTTTTAAATTAATTAGTTCTGGTGATGATAATCTTTTATTTAAAAAAGCCGAATCAATTAAAGAAGCATATGGTGAGGATTTTAGTCAATATAGTACAATGAAATTAAAAGCACATATTATTGCAATTAATGAAAAAACCGACAGATTATATATTGATAAATTTGTTGATGCAATGCCAGCTCTGGATGCACTTACTATTCGCAGAAAAATAATGGATGTTAGTCCTGATGTTGATATGAAATATGAATTTACTACTAAAGATGGTTATAAATTTGATGCTTATTTAACACTCGGCTTAGATTTTTTTTTCCCAAGCACTTAGCAGGTGAGTATAAAAAAATGGTCAATGAAGAAATATATATATTGACCAAACATGCTAAGTTTCAAGCAGATTATATAGAAAATCTACCAATATATCGCAGACGACATTTTTTATTTTTACTTGAAAGAGAAAATGATGAAATTAAAAAGTTACAAGAACAAGCACAAAGTAAATTTAATTTTAAATCAAGAAAATAAAAAACACTGTCTTTTGTATTTATATTAAATATAATATTTTATTATGGCTGATGATAATAAAAAAATAATAGAACAACTTAGAGAATTAAATAGATTGCTTGAGCAAGAAAAACAACTTTCTATTGCTGTTACAGATTATGATACTGCCAGAGCAAGACAATCAGAAATTAATACTAATAATCAGAAATTAATTAATGAATTAAAAACTAAAGGTAATGATTTATCTGATGAAGAAGAAAAAATATTAAAAGAACTTGAAAAAACACAACAAAACATTAATGTTGAGTTAACTAAAGAACAAAAAACAAGACGTGCATTACTTGGTGTTTTAGGTTATTTTAATAATCAATTAAAAATTGGATGGCAATATTTAATGCAATCCGATAAAATAATAAAAAGTACAATTCTTAGTCTTGGAATGTCAGGTACTAAAGCTGAATTAATGCGAACATCATTCGAACAATCTGCTGGATTTGTGGCAAGATTGGGTGGTAGCCTTGAAGATATTGGAACAATTATGGGTGGCTATGCTGATGAAACTGGCAGGGCACGTGTTTTATCTGCGGATATGGTTAAAGATATTACTGCAATTGGTAAAGGTACTGGACTTGGCATTGAACAGGCAACAAAACTTGGTGCACAATTTGAATTAATGGGTTTTGATGCAAAAGCTACAATGAATTATGTTCAAGGTGTTGTTGATACATCAGAAAGAATGGGTGTTAATACAACAAAAGTTCTTAAAAACGTTAATGATAATTTTAAAAGATTAAATACTTATACTTTTCAACAAGGTGTTAAAGGTTTTGCACAAATGGCAATGTATGCTGAAAAGTTTAGAATTGATATAAGTCAGGCACTTAATGCTGCTGATATTGCAAAAACTCTTGAAGGTGCTATTGATTTAGCTGCAAATCTACAAATTATGGGTGGTGAATTTGCAAAAACTGACCCATTTCAAATGTTATTCTTATCTCGTAATGATCCAGCTAAATTTACTGAAAAAATTGCTGATATGACTAAAGGTGTTGTTTCATTTAGAAAAGTAACTGATAGTGCTGGAAAAACAGTATTTGAAAAATTCATAAGTCCTGCTGATCGAGATAGAATTGCTGCAGTAGCTAAATCTCTTGGAATGGAAACAGGTGCATTAACTGAAATGGCTGAAAGACAAGCAGAAATACAAAGAATGCGTCAACAAATGGGTGGTATGGGTTTAAGTGATAAAGAAAAAGAATTAATTGAAGGTGCAGCTATATTTAATAAAGAAACTGGTAGATTTGAAGTTCAACTTGCTGGTCAAATGAAAGATATTACCAGTTTAACAAAAACACAAGCAAATGCTTTTACTAAAGAACATATATTGTTAGAAGAACGTGCAAAATCTGCACAAACATTTGATGAAGCATTTAAAGCAACAATTGCGGAATTAAAAACCGCATTATTACCTATACTTAAATCAGTAAATAGTGTATTAGTTTGGGCACGACCATATATAATTAAATTCACTGAAGCAATTACCAAAGGACCTGCTGGTTGGATAAAAGTAATTGCATTATTTATTGGTGCTGGTGTAATGTGGAAAACTATTACTTTGGGACTTCAAAAAGTAGTAGGTGGTTTAATTGGTTCATTACCAAGTATTTTAGGTCGTGGTAAAGGTATTACTACTCTTAAAAAAACTGCTGAAAGCGGAAGTGGTTTATTTGAACAACGTAAAGGTATTGGTGCTGGTGCACTTGCAAAAGGTAAAGGAATGAAAGCACTTGGTACTGGTGCTGGTATTGGTGCAGCAATGGCTGGTACTGGTGCTGGTATTATGTTTGCAGCACAAGGAATTAGTAAACTTGCTGATTCAATGGCTAAATTAACACCTGAACAAGCAAAATCATTAGCAAGTATTGCAAAAACACTTGCAATTACTTTTCCACTTGCAGCAATTGGATTAGCTGCAGTTGGAACAGCATCTGCTGGAGCAGCAATACCAATATTAGCAGTAGGTGCTGCCATAGTTGGTATTGGTTTTGGTATTAGATTAGCAACAGTTGGTATTGGTAAAATGGCTGAAGGCATTGGAAAAATGAATGAATCTGGTACTGGTGCTGGAAAACAATTACTTGGTGTTGCTGCTGGTGTTGGTGCAATTACATTAGCAATGGGTGCTGGTGGTATTGTATCTATGTTTGCTTTTAATAATTCACTGGCAAGAATGACAAAACATTCAGAAGGTATTGAAAAAATAGGTTTAGCATTTAATAATATTAAAACTGTTCTATCTGGAAGTAAAAATGATTTTATTGCTGTAGAAAATGCAATTGCATCTATATCAAATATGAATATTAAAGGCGGTAGTATGTTAAGTGATTTAGCTAATCTTATGAAAACTCCATTAAAAGTAGAATTTGCTGATAAACGTTTAGCTGTTGTAAATGATATTACATTAAATATTGATGGTCAAAAATTTATGCAAAAAACTTATAATGTTAATGCTGCAATTCAAAAAACAGAACGTGCAAGAACAGGTCAAGCAGTATAATAAAATTAATATTTATTTTTCAACATAAATTAAAAACACTTGTTTTCTAATTTAAAATATTGTAACTTTGACAAGTTTTTTTCCAAAAACTCTTTCTTCGTTTCTTCGAAACAAAAAACAAATTTACAATGATTTGTGATTAATTTCTTCGAATTTAATCAAAACTTGTTTTATAGGATAACTATATTTAAATTTCTCCGAAATTTCATTATTTATTCAAAGATATATTTTAATTACTTAATTTAAAAGAAATTATTAAATTTTTTATTTATTTTTTTATTTATTTTTTTTCATTTAACTTATCACCCAATAATTATTTTATATAATAATATAAAATTTTATATTGAAAAGGGTATATTTTCCCAAGGTAAAATTAGAATTAATAAATTTAATTTGCAAGTATTTATAAAAAATAAATATTAATGGCATCGGATAATATTAATGGTATTACTACTTCAAGGTTATTAACAAATTCAAATAATATTAGAAATGTTTTATATTCACGTAATTTATATACTCCCGATGTTGAATATCCTCTTCAGAATGCAAGAAGTGTAGATAAAGTTGTTGGTGCTATTAATAGTATTATTGCTGGAATTACACCATTTAAATCATATAATCTTAAAAATACTGTTTATGGTAGACTTATAACAACACCAACACCATTAACAGAAGTTGGTCTTATTATGTTAGGTAAACAGTTTGCATTAAATTCAATGTCGCATCTTGCACAGCAAACATTTCCAGTTATTAAAGTTAGTAATTTATTTGATAAAAATAAAAATACTAAACTTTTTACTTTATATAACGATATGAGAATTACGAAGAAAGCTGATGATATAATATTTGAAAATTTTCTTGATAAAATATTTTATACATATCCAATAAAAGATTATCCATTTAGTAAAGACCCAAGTAATAGTGATTTTATTAAAAATACTGGTACGGGACAATTAGGTTTTTTATATTCAGCAATTAATAAAAATATATTTAAACAAGGAAAAAATAATACCGATAAAACTTTTTATGATTATGCTGAAAAGGCTGATACAGAAATTTTTAGTAGAAGTGTTATATTAGGTGGTAAAGATAAAAAAATTGGTAGTGGTAAGGATGATAAAAAGTTTTTTGATTTTAATAATAAAATTTTTAATCCCTATACAATATTTAATATTAGTTTATTAAAATCAAATTCAATTATTGATGCAAATAAAAATATGATTAATTCATTAATTATTGATGAAACATATTCTTCAGAATATGCACCAGATAATGATTTTATTAAATTTTATTTGGGAACAACAAATAAAACATTTATTTCAGCATTTAATAGTGAATTGGAAAATGATTGGATTAGTAGTACTCTTGAATTTACTAATAATAATATTGAAAATAAACTTATTTGGGGTCGTGATGGTATTTCACCAGAAGCAACTGAAAAAATAAAACAATTTCGTGGTGATGATATTAATGTTGGTAATAATAATATTTCTGGTGATTTATCATATTTTAATCCGTTTAATTTAAGAAGTGGTTTATTGGAATATACCAGAAATTTATTAAATGCAACCGAAGGTGCTGTTGTTGATATTACAAGAAAAGCATTTACACGCAATAATAATTTAGTTGGTTTTAATGGTGCTGGTTTATGGAAAGCAAATAATAGTAAATATGCGCAGGATGCTCAAATTTCAGGTAAAAGGGGTATTCGTCAACATTCGGTATTAGATCAATATGATAGATTTGCAAAAGCAATTAGATTTAATGGTAATAAAGTTTATGGTGGAAATGAAAATTCGGTAATTTATAATACAGTATTGCCACGTATTCATCCCACAATAAATAAAAAAACTGGAAATATTGATAATAAAAATTTAATGTTTTCAATTGAAAATCTTGCTGTTAGAGTTATAAGTAAAGGTGCTTATGGTATTATTGATGATGAATATGGTTCACCAATTTCAGCGTGTGAAGTCGGACCGTTCAATGGACGAATTATGTGGTTTCCTCCATATAATTTAGAGTTAAATGAAACAGCAACAGCTAAATTTGAACCAACTGTTATGGTTGGTAGAAATGAACCAATGTATAATTATATAAATTCAGAAAGAAGTGCAACAATTACCTTTACATTGCTTGTTGATTATCCACAACATTTAAAAAATTATAAAGGTATTGATAAACAAAGAGAAATTGCTGAATTTTTTGCATTTGGTGGTGATAATTATGTTGATAAATTTGTTTCGGTTGAAAATTATGAAGCAAGAGAAACTGCACTTTTAAAACAAATTGAAGATATTAAAGGAAGTATGGAAATTGTTGAACCTGAAAATATTGCTCCATCTTCAATAAGAATAGCATTTCCAAATGATATTCCAAGAATAGGAGATAATCTTAATACCATTATTGATGATTTATATATAAAATATCATTATGAAATATATGATGGATGTGCATCTGGTGGTGATTTTACGTGTTATCATTTAAATAGAGACATATTTTTTATAACTGGTCTTACAGATAATGGAACAATTTTAGGTAAAACTATTTGGATACTTAATCCCTCATTATTACCAGCAAATTTTTCACAATATAATCAAGTTGGATTAAATGATGAATTTGGTAATTCTAAATTAAATAACGAACTTTTTAGATTTTTTAATGATGAAAAAAATAGACCATTATATAGTGTTTATATTGTTGGTGGTGCATCTAAATTATATACTGAAGCAAATGCAAAAGATAAGATAGAAGGTAGTGAATATAATTTGGCGTTGGGTAAAAGAAGAGCAGATGCTACAAAAATTTTAGTTGAAAAAAGACTGGAAGCAATGTTTAGTAAAAATATTAATGAATTGGGAATTGAAGTTACTTATGACGTAACGGCAAGTACTGGTGATGAAAAAGCAAGCGATAGTAATGCAACTGCAGCAGCAATTCCTGAAGAAGATACTAAAAATGAAAGATATTCTCTGATTGAAATTAGAAAAAATGAAAGAAAATCAGAATCAAAAAAACCAGAATTATCATCTGATGACATAACAACAATTGAAAATATAACAATAGAACTTAATGCAATTAGAACAAAAATTAGAGAATTAAAAAAACAAAATAATTCTTGCATATATCAGGAAAGAGGAAGTGTTGATGAAAATGGTGCTGGTGATACTGGAATTCTTCATGGATTTCAATCAGTTGGTGGTAATTATTATTATCCTGTATTTCATTCACAAACACCAGAAGATTTTCATAAAAGATTAACTTTTTTACAGCAATGTACAAGACAGGGTTCAGCTATAAGAAATACTACAACTGTTGATAATAATGGTATATTAAGGGCAAAAAATTCTGTTTTTGGTCGTCAACCTATTTGTATTTTAAGAATTGGGGATTTTTTCTATACAAAAATAATTATTGAAAATGTTACAATTGATTATAATGAAACCACATGGGATATGAACCCAGAGGGTTTTGGTATGCAGCCAATGATTGCTAAAGTTACGTTACAAATAAAAATAATTGGTGGTCAGTCGTTGAAAGGACCTATCGATGCTCTGCAGAATGCAGTATCATTTAATTATTATGCAAATTCTACATTTAGTAATAGTGGTATGTATAAATTACCTTCAAAAGTTGCTGATGATCAAAAAAGTTATATTGATGGTATATTAACAACAGAACAAAAGAATTTGCTTGCAGCATATGAAACCAAGGTGGGTTTGGGTAAAGTAGAATCATTCGAATAAATAAAATAATAATTATGCCATATATAGATTATAATAGATATTCAATATTAAAAAATGGTGATGGAACAACAGATTCAATGCCGTTTGTTAAATTACCTGTAAATTCAAGTGATAAATATGAGTATTGGAATTCTGAATTTAGCAGAATGGATAAATTATCACAAAAGTATTATGGAAATCCATTTTATGATTTTCTTATTTTATATGCAAATGGTAATTATGTATCAGAATTTGATATACCTGATGGTGCATTAATAAGAATACCATTTCCACTCACAAAAGTCAAAGCGGATTATGAAGCATTATTAATTGCATACAAAAAACAATAATCCTTGACATTTTAATTTAATTTTATTAGGTTTGCGATTGTAAAAATTATTTTATTAAATTAATAAAAAAATAAATATGCCAACTTTTGAAGAATATTATAGTTATTGGGAAAAAGAAGCTATGAGAATAAAACAAGATGAAGAACGTAGAAAAAATCATGAGCGTGAAGAATTTGAAAAAGTATTTAAAGGTAAAAAATATATAATTCAGGAAAAAAATGAAAAAGGATGATTTTTGGGATTGGTTTGTTATTGGTTTAACAATTGTTATTATTGTTGTTTTTATTATTGTTGTTGAAGTAATTACAAAATAATGAAAAAATTAACATTGCGAACAAAAGGGAAAATTAAAAATTTTCTTAAAAGTAAAAAGTTTAAAGAAGAAATGGAAAAACTTGAAAGAGAAAAAGAACATTTCCTTCAAAATATGGAAATCGACCCTAATAAAATGAATATTCCATTTGACATTTAATTAAAATGAAATATAGAAAAAAACCAAAACACATAAATCCTTATGATTTGAATGAAGTTGGTGGATTTACAAATGAATGTCCTTGTTGTGGATTAAAAATAATGCCAAAAAACGTAAGTCCTTATGATTTAAATTATGCTGGTTTTCAAAATTTTTGCAGATGTAAATAATAATTATGAAAAAAAATTTAAAAAATAAAATAGTTGTTGTATTTTCTTCACATTTAGGTGATGAAAAAAATAATGAATTTATTAATCATATTCATAAAACAATTGGCGTAAATTATGATGTTGTGTGTTATGTTAATTATAACCAATATTCACTTTCTGAAGTTTATAATAGAGCAATTGCTGAACATAACGGAGATAATGTAATTATGGTGTTTTCTCATCCAGACATAACCATAAAAACATCTAATTGGGGTAAAATATTGCTTAATAAATTCAATTATTCGAATTTTTCAATAATTGGCGTAGCTGGTACAACATATCTTGCCGATAATGGTTGCTGGTGGACTGACAGAACTAAAATGTATGGAGTCGTAGAGCACACCAATGGCATTTCAACATGGGTAAGTGAATATGCACCACCAAGAAAAGGATATATTAAACCAGTAATATTAATTGATGGATTATTTATGGCTGTTGATTGTAATAATATTGAGCATAAGTTTGATGAAGAATTTAAAGGGTTTCATTTTTATGAAATTCCGATGGTTTTTAATAATTACCTTGAGGGTTGTAATATTGGTGTTATAACAGATATAAGAATACTACATGAATCTGTGGGTGCAACAAATGAAGAATGGGAAAAAAACAGACAACAATTTGTTGAAAAATATAAAGATGAATTGCCAATTACGTATGAAGAATGAAATCTAATGCAATTAGAATAAAAAATGATTTTCCTGATTATTTTGAAGCAAGTCCACGTTCAATATATCAAATATTAAATTTGGTAGATGGTAAGTTTTATATTGGCAGTGCTTATGATTATAAAAATCGTTGGAGTCATCATATACATTTATTAAATAATAATAAGCATTATAATATTTATTTACAGCATGCTTGGAATAAATATGGTTCGCAGAATTTTATGTTTTCAATAATTGTTCAAATTTTTGATAAAAATCAATTACATGATGTTGAACAACAATATTTGGATTATTATTTTAAATATTTCAGCAATAAAATTTATAATCTTGCCAGAAAAGTCGAGGGGCATTTAAATGGTCTAAATATGTGTGGTGAAAATAATATAAATGCTAAATTAAATAATATTCAAGTACAAGAAATTCGTATGTTTAAATTTAACAACATATTGAAAAAAGATGGTTATCAATTTCTTGCGAGAAAATATGGTGTGTCTGAAATAAGCATTTCAAGAATAATTAGAAATAAAATGTGGAAAAATGATTGATATTATAAAATATAATGATGGATTACCAATATCTGTAATAATTCCAACAACAAGAGATAAGTTGAGAAAAGATTTTTTTGAAAATTATGTATTTCCTTTAATTGAGGCAAATCAGCCAATTGAAATAATTATTAATGATGATTTAGGTGGTGCACCAAAAAAAAGAAATAATGGTTTTGATAGATCAACACAACAATTTGTATTTTTTTGTGATAATGATATACTTTTACCAAAAAATTATCTTGAAAAATTATTGGATGCATTAAATAAAAATTTAAATGCAGCATATGCTTATAGCGGGTATATTGGAATTGTTGTTGATAGTGTTAATCATCCACTGAAACAAAATTTTATAATACCAACAATACCATTTAATGTCGAAAGACTAAAAGTAACAAATTATATTTCAACAATGTCATTAATTCGCAGAGAAAAATTTCCAAGATTTGATGAAAATTTAAAACGGCTTCAAGATTATGACCTTTGGCTAACTATGCTAAAAAATGGTGATAAGGGAGTTGCGGTGCAAAATAATGAGTTTTTTGCATATTATATAGACGAAGGCATCACTTCTAATACAAACAGTGAAATAGATGCAATAATGGCAATTAGAAAAAAACATAATTTGTAGCTATATATAAATATGAAAACACTTAATAATTTTTTTGATCATATTTATTGTTTGAATCTAACACACAGAACTGATAGATGGGAAGAAATGAGCAAAGAATTTCTAAAACATTTTTTAACGGTTGAAAGATTTGAAGCAATTAACGGAAAAGATATTTTTCAACCCGGTTTAAATCGACATGCTGGTGCATATGGTAATTTATTAACAAATATTAAAATTTTCGAAGATGCAATATTAAAAAAATATAAAAGTATATTGATTTTTGAGGATGATGTTCATTTAAATGATAATATAAATGAAAGATTTTGGAAAAAAATTGAATATTTACCCGATAATTGGAATTTATTGTATTTGGGTGGAAATAACCAATTTGATTGGGGTAGTTTTGAAATGATAACGGGAGACAAAACAATTAAAATAACAAAACAAAATTACAATACTTTTGATTATGAATTAATTAAAACCAAATGGACACAATGTGCATATGCTTTGGGTTATAATAGTAATATTTTTGTTGATTTTTTAGAAAGATTAAAAATATGGAAAGAGCCAGCAGATATATTACAGCCATTATTACAAAGTCATAATATATATAAAGCATATGTTTTTTTACCAACATTAGTGAAACCAAAAGCAGGATATAGTGATGTTGGTGGTGGATATGTTGATTATAATCAAGGTTTGGTGAATAATTTTTAATATAAAAAGAAAATGAAAGTTAATATAATAATTAGGGCATTTAATCGTCTTGAATATACAACATTAACAATTCGTGAAATTGATCGTTTGGCTGGATATGATAATTATAAAATGATGGTAATTGATCAAGCATCAACAGATGGTACTGGACAATGGATAAAATCTTTAGTAAAAGAAAGCTATTATAAAATCAAACCAATATATTCTAATGAAAATCTTGGTGATTTTGGTGGTACTAAGCTCGGTTATGAAAATCTCGATGAAGATTGTGAATATACAATGCAATGGGATAATGATTGTCCACCAATAACACCGCATTTTTTAAAAAAAATGGTTGAAATAATGGATAATTTTCCACAAATTGGTCAATTAATGTTAAAAAGGAATGGTGTTTGGAATGTATTGGAAATTCGTAATAAACAAGAATATAATGGAATTGTTTTTGGTGATGTTGATAAAGCAACTTGTGTAAATATGCATAGAAGAAGCATTGTTGATAAAATTAATTTCTGGATTACCGAACCCAATACAAAAATTTTTTGGGATTTTGAATTAAATAAAAGAATAAGAGAAAATGGATATTTATTAAAAAAAATTGAAAATTATCGTGTTGTGCATATTGATGCATTTCCTGAATTAAATTTGAATTTACAATTAAAAAAATACCCCAAATATTTTAGTTCACGACAAAACATTAATTATAATGTTATGAAATATTGATTTTTAGAATGAAAAAACAAAAAATAAGCATTAATGAAGTAAAAAAAAGAATCGAATTAAGACATCGGCAACTTGTTTTTATTGAAAAAAAAAAATAAAATAATTAAATTAATGAATGAAAGAGATAAGTTAAGAATTCATGGTGATGAGAATAAAAAACAAATTAATCTTAATTTGTTTGGTCGTAATGAACGAAGATTAGGTATTATGGACAACGGATGTCTTCCAATTTTAGAAAATAAAAAACCAATATCAATAATAATATCAGCATATCAAACACAAAAGTATATTGAAGAAACTTTAAATTCAATTGAAAATCAGACATATTTTATTAATAATAATAATTTTGAGGTATTGGTGGGTGTCGATGCTTGTCAGGACACATTAAATAAATTGCTTGAAATCAAACATAAATATAGAAATCTTAGGATATTTATGATGGATAATAACATGGGCACATATATTACATCAAACACGTTATTGGATATTATAAAAAATGAGAATATTATTCGTTTTGATGGTGATGATATTATGAAACCAGAAATGATTAATGAAATAATGTATTTTGTTGATAATTATAATATTATTAGATTTAAATATTTAATACTAATTAAAAATGTTATTCAAAAAAACATAAATTTTATCAGATATCCACATGGTGTTGGATTATTTAAATTATCATTATATAATAAATTGGGTGGATATGAATCTTGGATGTGTGCTGCAGACACCGAATTATTAAAAAGGGGTTTATCTATAATAAAGGAAAAATTAATAAACAAACCATTATTTTACAGACGAATGCATCAAGATAGTTTAACTCAAAATATTTTATTTGGGGCAAATTCTGAAATAAGAAAAGAATATAAGAAATTAATTGGTAATAATCAAAGCATTAAAATAAATAAAATAGTAAATACATATGTTGAATATTAAATATTTATGTAGAACATCGTTAATAAATAAAATGAATCTATTAAATGATGATTATTGGAATAATTCATGGTCGGGTCGATGGAAATATATGTATCCTGTAATTAACGAAATTAGAAAACTTAATCCCCAAACAATTCTTGAACTTGGAGCATATAAAATTAATTTAACAAATATTAGTGATAATATGGATTTACAATTAGAATATATTGACACCAAAAATTTAAAAAATAAAAATTATATTCAAGATGCTACATCTTTACCTTGGAACATATCTGATAAATATTATGATGTTTTTGTGGCATTGCAGGTATTTGAACATTTTGAAAATAAAAAACAAAGTAAAGTCTTTAATGAAATTATGAGAATAAGTAAAAATGCAATTTTATCGTTTCCATATAAATGGAATTCACCAAATGATTTGAATCATCATAATATTGATGATGAAATAATAAGAAAGTGGACTAACAATATAATGCCAAAAAAAATTCTTTTAGTTAATCATACAAATCGCAGACGAATAATATATGTTTTTAAATTTTAGTTAAAATTATAAAATAAAAGGTGTTTTAAAATAATATTAATGACAGACAATATAAAAAAGAGAGAATATTTAAATTATGAGAGTTATATAGAACATCAATCAGATAAATTACATACTCATTTGAAGGAAATTATAAGAAATGATAAACGTTATGAACAAATTGTGTTAGATAGATATAAAAATTTGTTTGATTTTAAAGAAAAAAGTATAATTTGTCTTGCTGCCAGATTGGGTGGGGAGGTTCGTGCATTTAAAAAATTAAATGCACTTGCCATTGGTATTGATATTGAACCGGGGGAAAAAAATGAACATGTTTTATATGGTGATTTCCATCAATTAAAATTTCCTGATTATATATTTGATTTTGCTTTTTGCAATGCCATTGATCATGTATTGTACTTAGATGTTTTTTTAAAAGAGACTAATCGAATATTAAAACCCAATGGTGTTTTTTTTCTGGAATTAGCAATACAGCGTGCAGGAAAATATGAAGTGTTTGATACCGAAAATATTATTCCAATAAAAGAAGCTATTTTAAAATATTTCTTAATTAATAAAGAATTTAATATAGATAATGGATGGAAGGGCGTTTTGTTAATTCTAAAAAAAATAAAAACTATATAAAAAATTATTTTATAAATAATGGAAAATAAAAACACTTTAATTCAAACCATAAAGGGACGTGATTATTCAACAATTGATTCAAGAGTTTTTGAACACAATGGATGTGTTATTGATATTGGATGCTTAAATTGGGATTGGTCTTCTTTTTTTATTGGAAAAAAAAGAATTATTGGTGTTGACCCATTTGAAAATGAAATTATTGGTGTTGAATTATTTAAGGGATTGATTGGTGCATTTGATGGTAAAACACTTATAAAAGATATTGGATTTTCTTCATCGGTTTTTCTTAATAATAAAGACGGTATCGAATTTCCTGTACTTTCTTGGAAAAATTTTTGTAAATTATATAATATTAATCAGATTTCAATATTAAAAATTAATATTGAGGGTGCTGAATATCCGTTATTACATAGTTTGGATATAAAAGATTTTAAAAATATTGATCAAATAACAATTAGTTTTCATGATAGAAAAAATCCTGATTGGATTGAATTAACAAAAACATCATTATTGCTTTTAGAAAATGTTGGTTTTGAAATTATGAAAATAAATAAAAAATGGAATTGGTATTTAGCAAGAAAAATAAATAAACTATGATACCCAAACGAATATTTTTTTATTGGGAAAATGATAAATTGTCTTGGATGAGATATATGACCTTATTTTCATTTAGAAAAATGAATCCAGATTGGCAAATGGATTTATATTGTAATGAAAAAACTGTTTTAACTCCTGAATTAACTCCTGATTTTATTAAAGCAGGACGTAGACAGGATTTTTGGTTTTATGAAGGTTTAGATTATTTTTCAAAAATAAAAGAATTAAATATTAATATAATAAAATGGAATACTGAAGAAGTTGAACTTAATAGATTTAAAAACATTACACCATCTGGAAAAAGTAATTTATTTAAATGGTATCAGTTGTATAAAAATGGGGGAATATATTCAGATATGGATATTTTATTTTTTAAACCAATAGATGAATTATATAATCAATGGAATAAAGAAAATATTAATGTTGTTATTTGTCAAACCAAATATATATCAATTGGCTTAATGGCATCTACATCCGAAAACGATTTTTTTAAAGATATTTTTTATAATACATTTAAATTTGAAAAACATTATGCATATCAAGCATATGGTGTTTTAAATGTATATGATTTATATAAATCATATGGTTGTTATGGGCAAAAAATTTTACCGTTTGCAATTGAAAAATATCCACATTTAAAATTTTTTAATTTACCAATGGATGTAGTATATCATTATAATAATAAAAATATTGGTGATTGTTTTCATCAGAATTGTGCAATAAATATTACTGATTTTCCTGAAAATGCAATTGGATATCATTGGTATGCTGGTGGCGGTGTGGCGCAAAAATTTAATAATTTATTAAATCATAATAATTATTTAAATTATAATTATCTTTTTTGTAAATTATGTAAAAATTATTTTAACTAAAAAAATATTTAATGATATCAGTAGCAATGGCATATTATAATCGAAAACAACATTTAATTAATACGCTTCATAGTATAAATAAGAGTGTATATAAAGATTTTGAGGTAATTATTGTTGATGATGGGAGTGATGATGAACATAGAATTGATGATTTGGAAAAACAATTTAAGTTTTTAAAAACAATTCGAATTGATAAAGAAAATAAAAAACATACAAATCCATGTATTCCATTTAATATTGCTTTTGGTTATTGTTCTGGTGATATTTTTATATTACAAAATCCTGAATGTTTTCATTATGATGATGTTTTTCAACACGTTATTAACAATATTGAAAAAAATAAATATTTGGTGTATTCAGTAATAAATAAAAATGTTGTAAATGTCCTAAAAAAAATTAATTGGAATAATAATTATTCTTTTGAAATCAATAAATTAATTAAAATTAATATTAATGATAATAATGATGGTCAATGGTATGCTCATAGAATATTTAGACCTGCAGCAATAAATTTTTGTACCGCAATTACAAAAGAAGATTTAATTGAATTAAATGGTTTTGATGAAAGATATGCATATGGTATTGAAAGGGATGATGTTGAATTTTTAGAAAGAGTAAGAAGAAAAAAAATGAATGTTGTGTTTGTTGATAGTGTTGTGGTAATTCATCAAACACACGAACAATTTTCATATAATAATAAAAATTCTAATAAACTGAGAAATATTAATCATAATTTATATGCAGAAACAACAGCAAAAGAAAATATAATTAAAGCAAATCCAAATAAAATTATTATTTAATGAAAATATTAACAATAACTGGAACAAGACCTGAATTAATTAGGTTAAGCATAATAATTGAAAAATTAAATATGTTGGTTAATCATGTCTTAATATATACAAATCAAAATTATGATTATAATTTAAGTGGTAGATTTTTTGATGAAATGAAAATAAGAAAACCTAATTATTATTTTGAAAAAGAAAGTCAGTCATTTGGTGATTTTTTAGGAAATGCAATATTAGAATTTGAAAAAGTATTGAAAGTCGAAAAACCAGATAAGATATTAACATTGGGAGATACAAATTCGGGATTATTATCAATTGTTGCCGAAAAATATAAAATTCCAGTATATCATATGGAAGCTGGAAATAGGTGTTATGATGAAAGATTACCAGAAGAAGCAAATAGAAGAATTATTGATAGTATTTCCAAATATAATTTACCATATACTGAAAACAGCAAACAAAATCTTTTAAATGAAGGACATCATAAAAATTATGTGTTTAAAATTGGTAATCCAATATTTGAAGTATTAAATAAGTTTGAGAATGATATTAATAAAAGCGTTATAATGCATGAGTGGAATTTAGAAGATGGTAAATTTGTGTTGGTAACAGCACATAGAACAGAAAATGTTGATAATAAAGAATCCTTAAAAAGCATAATTAATGCAATTAATGAAATTTCGGAAAATTATTGTGTTGTTTTTTCATTACATCCAAGAACAAAAAATAAACTTGAAAAATTTAATATTATTTTAAATAAAAATATACTTGTTTCACATCCATTAGGGTTTTTTGATTTTATTAAATTAGAAAAAAATGCAATGTGTGTTATTTCTGATAGTGGAACTGTACAGGAAGAATGTTGTATTTTTGGTGTACCAACATTAACAATAAGAGAAAGTACTGAAAGACAAGAAACAATCGAGTGTGGTTCAAATATATTGTGTGGTATTAAGACGGAAAATATTGTTGAAGCATTTTATTCGGCAATTAATAGAGGAAATAAATGGTATGTACCTAATGATTATTTGGTTGAAAATGTTTCAGATACAGTAATTAATATATTAATTGGAAAATAAAAGTAATATGAATATCAATAATGGTTATGAATGGTCAACACATCAACCAATAATAAAAGCGGTAATGGAATTGTATACACCAGCATTTGTACTTGAATTAGGAATCGGAGATAATTCAACACCCGTTTTTCTTAATTATAAAACCAAATTATTAGGTGTTGAAAGTGATAAGGAATGGATTGACCACATTAGAAATAAATATAAAAATATTGATGTAATTTATCATGACTTAAATGAAGTTAAAATATTTACACATCTTAAAGAATTATCCGATGATAAAAAATTTGAAATTTTTAATTATTATCATAATTTAGTTATTCCAGAATTAAAACCAAATCTATTGTTTGTTGATCAATTTACAGCATGTAGAACACTATCAATTAATGCTCTTTATGATAAATTTGATTTGATTTTATATCATGATTGTCAATATGCGGGGATTCCATTTTATGATTATAATTTAATTAATGTTAATGGATTTATTAAATATTTTCTTAAATCTCCATCATCATGGACGGGTTTAATGGTACGAACAAAAATTGATAAAGGATATACCGCATTAAATATGGCAATACTACCATATATTATAGAGTATAAAAATAAAAATTTAATTAATTATATGGAATTAACATATATATATTAAAATGGAACAATATATTAACTCATTAAATAATGTATGGCATTTAAAAGTTCCAAAAATTTTTCATATTTATTGGGGTACTGGAATATTTTCGTATCTCAGATTTATGACCATACGTTCATTTATGTTAAAAAATCCAGAATGGAAAGTTATGTTTTGGTATCCTAAATATCCATCAAAAACTATTGTTACTTGGAATACCAAAGAACAAGAACAAGAATTTTCGTGTGATGATTACATAGAAGAACTAAAAAACTTGCCAATAGAAATGATTCCAACTGACTTTAATAATTATGGATTTAGTAATGATGTATCTGAAGTACATAAATCGGATTTTATAAGACTTGAAATTTTATCAACGATTGGTGGAGTATGGTCTGATATGGATATTCTTTATTTTAGACCAATTAATTGCTTAACGGTGAACATAGAAAATAATAAAAATATTGAAACATTTGTTTGTATTTCACCGCATGGACATTCTATTGGATTTCTTATGAGTGCAGGAAATAATGATTTTTATAAAATATTAATTGAAGAAGCAAAAAGAGTATATAATAAAAAAATGTATCAGACAATTGGTTCATTGTTGTGGAATAAAAATTATCGAACATTACAATTAATTAATAAAATTTCTTCTGTGGCAGATATTGGTGATGATGCTGTTTATTCAATGGGTGCAGCAAATAAAACGGAGATATACAATGGAGCAAAACCAAAAATTACCACAAATACAATTGGCATTCATTGGTATGGTGGTTGTGCATTATCTGGAAAATTTTTACAAGAAACTAATGGTGGTTTAACGAATTTACCAAACAATGTGTTAGGAAATTTATTAAAAAATAAAAATATTAATCCTTAATAAAAATTATTGTTTAATTAATATATTAATTGGAAAAATATGATAAACAGATTTGCATATAATTATAGTAAATTTGAATTACATCCAACGTTAATATCTAAAATTGTTGAATTAACCGGATGTGAAACTTATTTGGAATTGGGTGTGTTACAAGGATTAAACATTAAGGAAATTACTAAATATTCTAAAAGGTGTATTGGTGTTGATATTGATGATAAATTACTTTTTAGAAATTTTGAGTTTCATTTAAAAACAACTGATGAGTTTTTTAAAGATTTTATTGGATATGCTGATATTATTTTTATTGATGCTGATCATCGTTTTGAACAAGTGAAAAGAGATTTTGAAAATTCGTTAAAATGTTTAAATATTCATGGTATTATTCTTCTTCATGATACAGACCCATTTGAAGAAAAGTATTTAGAACAAATGTATTGTAGTGATTCATATAAAATGCATGATTGGATTAAAGAAAATCATCCAGAATTAAATTTAATCACACTTCCAATTGGAGTTGCTGGAATTACAATTGTTTGTAGGGATAATGATAGAAGAACATTAAAATTTTTAAAAAAATGATATATTTATCACCAATACATGGATTAAAATGTGCATATGGAGAAGAAACATTTTGGGTGTGGTTTGAAAAAGTTTTTGAAAACACATCATTTAAACTTCCTTTACAATATAATGAAAATGATACTGTTTTAAGATATTCAACTGCAGGACCGTTAAATGCAATGCCAGCAAATGTAATTGCTTTATGTTGGGAATTATATCCTGAAATGAAAGAAGTTTTTAATGTTAATCATTGGGATGGTGTTATTAATGTAACATATCAAACTGCAAAAGCAGCCAACAGAAGAGTTGTATCATCAAAATTTGCAGTACCATTTTATGAACCGTATGGTAAAGTTGATATATTACCTATTTGTGTTAATACTGATTTATTTAAATCGTATTCAGATGAAGAAAAATATAATTTAAAATTAAAATATGGTGTTCCATTAAATAAAGAAATTGGTTTTTGGTGTGGAACAACACATCCAATGAAAGGATTTCAACATGTTCAAAAATATGCAAATGAGAATCCGAGCATTTATTGGATTATTGTTTGGTATCCAAATAAGGGTGATTTTAATGGATATGGTCAACAACACGTATTAATAAATCAACAAAAAATGGTAGAATTGATGAATTGTGCTGATTTTCAATTATCTGTCAGTCTTTTAAGACCCTATTATATTATTGAATATGAAGGAATGGCATGTAATCTTAAACAAAGAAAAATTTTAAATATTGAAAAAGATTTTGAAGCGGGTGATAATCCAAGAGATGTTATTTTCGAAAAACAATGGGACAGATATACGGGCAAAATTTTATGGGAAAATTATATAAATAATATGTAAAATGGGAGATGAATGGGGAATAATAATATCAAATTCAAATAATTATAAATATAATTATCAGAATATTTTCAATAAGATTTTTAATTTTATTGATGAATATAGATTAGATGATATTGTAAAATTAATCGGACAAAATTTCGGCATAAATCCATTTGATTTATTTATATTAAAAAGGTTTATATTTGAAAATAATATAACAAATGTTGTTGAATTCGGTGCTGGAAGTTCAAGTAAATTTATTGATAGTTTAGGAATTAAACGCACAAGTTTTGCATTACAACCAATATTTTATGATATAAAATATGAAAAAATTAATCTTTATGAACAATATGATGTAATTCAAAAGTTTATTAAAAATAACGAATTTGATATGTTCTTGATTGATTGTGAACATTCTACCAAAATGGCAAAATTCATAAATGAAAATTTTTTAAATTTAATTAATCATAGTAAATGTATTTTTATTCATGACTGGTTTGATTTTAATAAAAAAACATATTCGGAACAATTATATTATTATAATAATATTCTTGATAAATATGATGTTGAATATATGACTGATCTACCAGATATGTATATATGTCAATTAATGAAAAAAAATGATAAAATTAATAATAAAATTTTATATAATACTAAAGTTCATTATGTGCCAAGATGTTCAATAATGTTAATACCAAAGAAATAAAATTATGGAAAAAATATCAATCATATCATTAATATATCAATCTGTTGAATATGCCGAGTTTGTATATAATAATCTCATAAAACACACACCTGAACTTAATTGCGATGAAGCAGAATTTTATTTTGTTGCTAATGATGCAACTGATGATGTATTAAAACTTCTAAAAGAAAAAAATTATCCACATTTTATAAATAATAATATTAAGCGTACAGAACAAGAATTATTTAATATGGGATTTGCATATCCAGAATATATAAGTAGAGTATATGCTGGATATAATTATGGTATTAGAATGTCTAATAATCCAATAATAATGTTGATTAATAGCGATAATGCATTTTCACCAGATTGGTTAGTTAATTTAAAAAAGAGATTAACACGTGAAGTTGTGGTTTCCTCAAAAATAATACAGCCTCATCATAGATTTACCAATCCAATTAATTTATCTGTTTGTGAACATTATGATTTTGGACAAACAATAAAAAATTTTAACGAAGAAGCGTTTCTAAAAAAAGTAAATGAAATAAAAAATGATAGTATTTCAATTGGAAATCTTTTTATGCCAATAATGCTATATAAAGATATTATTGAAAAGGTTGGATATTATCCAGAAGGAAATTTACATAATGGAAAATATAATATAATATCAAGAACTGGTGATACTGAATTTTTTGTTAGACTAAATTCAATTGGTGTAAAACATATAAATTCAAATGATTCTATTGTGTATCATTTTCAGGAAGGTGAAAAACATAAAAAAATATGAAAAGATTTTTATTTTTTGCATATAGAGATTGGGCAATTAATATTTTTAAGGAAATATCTTCATTGGAAGATGAATATATACTTATTACAAATAAAAAATTATGTACAATTGATTTTATTAATATAATAAATCCAGATGTTATATTTTTTTATGGTTGGAGTTGGATGGTGTCTCAGAAAATTGTTGATTCTTATATTTGTTTATGTTTACATCCATCAAAATTACCCAAATATAGAGGCGGAACACCAATACAAAATCAAATAATTGCAGGGGAAAAATTTTCAGCAGTTACAATATTTAAAATGGAAAAGGGATTAGATGATGGTGATATATATTATCAGGTTGATTTTGAATTAAACGGATATTTAGATATAATATTAAAAAAAATAGAAAATTTTGGTATTATAGGAACAAAAGATTTTATTGAAAATTATAAGAATGATTCAATATTATGGATAAAACAAAATAAGGAAGAAGCTACAACATACAAACGTTTAAAGCCAAATAATTCTGAAATAAAACCAGAAGATTTTTTAAATAACGATGCTGAATATTTTTATAATAAAGTACGTTCGTTACAAAAACCATATCCAGAATGTTATATTAATTGTAAAACTGGAAAAATTATATTAAAAATTATTGAATATGAAAAAGACATATAAAACATTAATAATATCACCACATTGTGATGATGAAGTATTGGGTTGTGCTGGAATTTTAAATAATAGAAAAAATAATAATTGTTCTTTTGTTTATTATTTAGGTATTGATTTATTTCATGTTGTGAGAAGAGATGAAAGAATTAAAGAAGTTGATGCAGTATCGAAATTTTTAAATTTTGAATATCGAATAGGTACTAATCAAGTAAATAATTATAAAAAAGAAATGATAATTAATGAAATTACTGATATTATTAATGAATTAAAACCAAATGAAATTTTTATTCCAAATTTTTCATACAATCAAGATCATAAAGAAGTTTATGATGCTTGTATTGTTGCATTAAGACCACATGATTTAAATTATTTTGTACCAAATGTGTTTGTTTATGAGGTTGAACAATATTTACTTTGGGGTGAAAATGAATTTCAACCAAATTATTTTGAAGAAATTGATATTGAAAATAAAATAAATGCATATAAATTACATAAATCACAAGTAAGAAAATTTAGACCAAAAGAACTATTAATGAGTTATTCAAATATTCGTGGTTTTTCATCTAATTTGGAATATGCTGAGTCATTTAAAATAATAAGAATGATAAAAATTAATAAATGATTATGTTTGAAAACAAAATAATTTTAATTGATGGTGGTTCGGGTTCATGGGGAAATGAATTAACATTACAACTTTTGGAGAAAGACCCAAAAAAAATAATTATATATTCTCGTGGTGAACTTGCACAAGTAAACATGCTGAGAAAATTTAATAATAATAAAATTGAATATATTATTGGTGATGTTCGTGATGCGGATGCTGTTGATAGATTATTTAATCATAAAAATATTAATTATGTTTTTCATCTCGCAGCATTAAAACATGTTCCTGTTTGTGAAAATCAACCACAAGAAGCAATAAAAACTAATATTATTGGAACAATAAATTTAATTAATTCTGCTATTAAGTATGGAGTTAAAAAGTTTGTTGATATTTCAACAGATAAAGCGGTTTCACCAACGAATTTATATGGAATGACAAAATCGGTTGGTGAAAAACTTACAATTCAGGCAAATAATTTAACAAATAATACTGATTTTGTTTGTATTAGGGGTGGTAATGTTTTGGGTTCAAATGGTAGTGTTGTTCCACATTTTATTAATCAAATTAAAACACAAAATAAAGTAACAATTACTGATAAGACAATGACCAGATTTTTTCTTACATTATCTCAAGCAATTTTTTTATTATTTGAAGCTGCTGAACATAGCATTGGTGGTGAAACTTTTGTAATGAATATGCCATCATTTTATATTAGTGATTTAGCAAAGGTGTTGATTGAATATTATGGAAATTCAGATACAAAAATTGAAGAGATTGGCATTAGAGAGGGTGAGAAAGTACATGAAATATTAATATCTGAACACGAATCAGTGAATTCATATAAATTTTATGAAAATTATTATATTATATTACCATCAATAAAAATAAATAAAGAATATACGTACTTAAATAATCATAAAAAAGTAAATTTTAAAACATTTTCATCGGCAGATAATATAAAGGATAAAAATTATTTACGTGAATTATTATTTGAGGGTGGTTTTTTAATAAAGTAAAATATGAAATTTACACATTTAATTGTTAGTAGAGTTAATATTAAATGGCTTCCACAATCAAAAGATGAAGTCTGGCTTAATAATAGAATTAATATTTTAAATAATACATTAAGGTCATCAATTGAAGTGCAAACTAATAAAAATTTTAAGTTCGTTACTTTATGGGGATATGAACCTGTGGGTAAAATTAGTAATGAATATCAATTATTGCTTGAATCATCAGGAGCAAATAAAATTCTTAAAGAAATATTACCGAAATTACTGGAACTTATTGATGAAGAATATGTTTTAACAACAAGAATTGATAGTGATAATTGTTTGGGTAATGATTTTGTTGAAAATCTTCATAAATCTATAATTGAAACAGAATTTCCATTTTATTATGATATAAAAAAAATGGATATGATTAATATAATAACAAAAGGAAAAAAAACATGGAATGCAACAGGTACAAGTGGTTTTATTTCAGTTATGGAAAAAAAAGATGAATATAAATGTATACCATATTCAAAATCACATGGTAGTATTGGAATTTTCATTAAAGGAATAAAAATAGATAATTTAAATGTGCTTTTGACAATACATGGTGATAATATTCATATGACCAAATTATTAGGTAGTAGGTCTGATTTTAATGTAAGTAAATATAATTTAAAATTAATAAATAAATAAATATGAAAATATCGGTTTTTACATCTAATTACAACAATGCTTCATATATTGCGCAAGCAATAGAAAGTGTTTTAAATCAAAGTTATACGGATTTTGAATATCTCATTTATGATGATGGCAGCACCGATGATTCATTAAATATAATTAAAGAATATGAAAATGATAAAAGGGTTAAAATTTTTAAATTAGATAAACAAGATAATGTTGGTGTTATCATAAATAAAAGTTTTGATGAAAGTAATGGAGATTATTGGTGTTGGTGTCCTGCAGATGATTATTTTGATAAAGATTTATTAAAAATAAAAATAGAATATGCGCAAAAATTTCCAAAATCTGTTTTATATAATAATGCATGGATAATTGATAAAGATAATAATATTACAAAAAAGAGAGAAACAAAAAAAATGAGTTCTGAAAAATTTGAGGAAACGATTTGGTGTAAATCACGAATTGGATTTACGGGTATTTTCATTCCGAAATATGTTTATAAAAATTTTCCATTTCCTGAACATTTAAAATTTTCAGAAGATTATTATTGGATGATAAAATCAACAATTTATAACATACCATTTGATGGCGTACCAGAATTTCTATCTTATAAAAGAAGACATAATGATTCAGTAACAAGTAAAAATCTGAATGGAATTATAAGAAACATGTCAAAAATAAAACGTGAATTACTTAAATTAAAAGAAGGTATAAAATTACTGATATTGGGACATAATGGAATGCTTGGTAATATGGTATATAAATATTTTAATAATAGATATATCGTATATGTCTGTGATTTTAGATGGGATTCAAATGAATTTAAAGATTTTATAATTAATTGTAATGTTGATTTTATTATAAATTGTATTGGTGCAATACCGCAAAAAAAATACAAATCAGAAGATTATGATAAAATTAATGTTGATTTACCAATATTTTTAGAATCTATCGGAAAAAAAGTTCTTCATCCTTCAACAGATTGTGAATTTTCTGGAGACATTCCATATCCAGAAAAATATAAAAAAACCGATGAACGTGATGCTAATGATGATTATGGTAAAAGTAAAGCTAAGATATCTAAAATAATTGTTGATAATTTTAAGAACACCAAAATCATTAGAACATCAATAATTGGGCATGAATTAAATTCAAATAAATCTTTATTGGATTGGTTTTTAAGTGTTGATGAAAAAGAAGAAGTGAATGGTTATGTTAATTATTATTGGAATGGTATTACAACATTGTTTTGGTGTAAAATTGCCGAAAAAATAATGTTAAATTGGGATAATTCTGATGTTATTACACAAATTGGTGTTAAAGGTTTACATAAATGTGATTTATTAAGAACAATAAGAAAAGTATATAAAAAATCAGTAAAAATCAATGAATTTAGTATGGAAAAACCATTAAATAAAATGCTTGAAACCGATTATGAAATATCAAACATTAAAAAACAATTAATAGCATTAAAGAAATATAATAAGAAATGAAAAAAGTATTAGTAATTGGCGATAGTTGTGAGGATGTGTTCAGATATGGAATATGTGATAAATTAAGTCCCGAAGCACCCGTACCAATTTTTCTTCCCTTAAGAACAACTGGTAATGGTGGAATGGCAATAAATGTTTATGAAAATCTCAAAGCATTAGGTGTTCATTGTGATATTTTTACAAATGATATCAGACCAGTAAAAATGAGATATGTTGATGAAGTTTCAAACCAAATGTTACTTAGGGTTGACGAAAATGATAAAATTAAACCATTAAGGGCAAAAGAATTGAAAGGAATTGATTTTAATCAATATGTTGCAATTATAATTTCCGATTATAATAAAGGATTTTTAAGTCATGATGATATTATATATATTGCAGAAAATCATCCTTTAATATTTATGGATACAAAAAAAATAATTGGAAAATGGGCATTTAATATCAAATATATAAAAATTAATGAAAAAGAATATAATGAAAATAAAGAATATTTAACATATGAATTTCCAAATGATATTATTATAACATTAGGTAAAGATGGTGCAATGTTAAATTATAATGATGATGGTGAAATTAAAATTGAAAAATTTTCAATTGAAAATGAACATAATGTCAGGGATTTAAGTGGTGCTGGTGATACTTTTCTTGCAGCACTTGTTGCAAAATTCATGGAAAATAATGATATTTGTGAAGCAATACGATTTGCAAATAAATGTGCTTCTTGGGTGGTAACTCAAAGAGGTGTGGTTATTGTTGATTTAAAAAAAATTAAGTAAAACAATTAGAATATGTTGATATACTGTGACATAGACGGTACAATATGTACGACTGTTGGGGGTTACGATAATGCAAAGCCAATTCCAAAGAATATTGCAAAAATTAATAAACTTTACGATGAGGGTAATATAATAATTTATTGGTCAGCCAGAGGACAAAATACTGGCATAAATTGGACAGAGTTAACCGCACAACAATTAATTGATTGGGGTTGTAAGTTTCATGATGTAATTATGAGACAAAAACCAGCATATGATTTATTGATTGACGATAAAAGTAAAAGGATTGAGGAACTTTAATATGAATATGGTGTTAAAAGTTGTGGATGAAGTATTTATGTTTAATAATGAAAAAATATAAACCAACAAAAGAGGAATTAACTGAATTAGGATTCAAATATAATGTGGATATTGAGCATTACGTACTTGAAATAACAGAAAAGGATATTTATGGGTTTAAATTTCCATGCTTGGTGAATTATTTTAGTGACCATAATATTTTTTTAATGGGTGCAGCATTTTATTTTAGTCCAGATTCAGTTGAAGACTTGAAAACCATTATTAAAGTATTTGGAGAAAATGTGAATAACTATAAAGCACAATATGAAAATTGCTAACATTATTTATGAAAAGGAACTGGTAAATCACACAAAAGTTGAGTATGTTAATTATATTAATGAATTAACAGAATATCGAAAACTCGACAAAACATTGCCAACATTATATGTTGGATGGTCATTCATGAAAGCATGTAATTCAAATAATGAATTAATACAACATGCAGATATTCTTCATAAGAAAATTGTAACTAATGAATTGTATTGGGAATTTAATTTTGAAGAAAGTAAATCTTCACATGTTAAAGGTGTTGAAAGTTTTGTAAATTTAGCACCGCAATTTTATTTTCAACCAAAATATTTATATGTTAATTTAGACCCAGTTTTTTTTCAAATTGCCGATATACAAGGATTAATGGATGTTATTCCCAAACAAATTGATGTTACATATAATTTTAAAAATGAAATGATTTATGTATTATCGGAAAATAAAATTATTGGTGTAAATTTAAATATGTATTCCCTTTTTAAATTCAATATTGATGAAATAAAAGAAGAAATTTCTATACGTTCTGCTGTTTATATAAATGATATGGATGGGCAGATGTATCTTAATCAATATAAAATCTTTCCAAATTTTTCGTATCTTAAAAGATATATGGTTGTCATTCTGACAAAATAATTTAATAAAAACAAAAATTGGTGGTATTGGAAATAGAAAAAGATTATCAGCTTCTAAATAATATTTATGTATTTATTGAGTATTTATATTAAATAAATTATAACGCTATGGAAGACAATGTAGAAAAAGCACTTGAAAATTTTGTTGAAACTCCTGAAACTGAAGAAGAATTAGCAGAAAAAGCAAAAAAAGAAAACGCAAAAAAAGTTGTTCTCGATGAAAGAGAAGGACTTATCGAGCGTGTTGATAAAGTTTATATAACAAAGGACGGAAAACTATTACTTAGAGAGTGGTATTAATAACATTCATTAACAATGAAAAATGATAAGAAAAATAATCTTTCTAAAGAACATTTAAGAAAGATTAAACATCGTGTTGATTATATAATCAACGAATCTCCCAAATATCGCCCATTAGTAAATGATGGCGAGGAATATGATGATGTTCCTCCGTTAACTAATGAAGCTGGTGATCAAGAAGATGCTGAAAAACCGGGTGGCGGTGAAGTGCCCCCAGCACCTTCGAATGATCAACCTATTGGTATGGATGCTCCTATACCAGCATTTGATAAAACTGGTGATACAAAAACAAATGGAGCACCTGTAGATATGACAGCAACCGACCCTATGGGTATGGGTGCACCAATGCCATCAGCAGAGCCAGAACAACAAGTTGATGATATTCAAAATGATATTATTAAACATAATATCGAAGCCATGAAAAGTATTCATGATAAATTAGAAAGTTTGGATAGTACTGTTCAGGGATTAAATGCAAAATTAGATACATTAAATGCTGATGTTGAAGAAGTTCGTGAACCAACCAATTCTGAAAAACTTATGAGCAAAACTAATGTTTCTTATCCATATTATTTTAATTTAAATGATTTTTGGTCAGGAAATTGGTTTAATGAAAAAAGAAATAAAGAAATGGAAAAGGGCATAAACAAATTACCTGATGGTACGTTTGTTGCTGATTTTGATGATTTACCGCAAAAATCAAAAATAGATGTCCAAGATAGTTTTAATGAAATTGTATAAAATGGTTAAAAAAGACAATAAACAAAGACTTTTTGAGGTTATGCAAAAAATAGACCCGACATTTAAACCAAAATTGAATGAAGGTTGGAATACCGTAAAAAACGATGCAGGTGAACCAATGGGAACAGAGTATCAACCTGATGCTTTTGACCCACAAGATGAACCAGAACGTGATGACGGACCACAATATAAACAAGGTATTGGTAATTTTAATTCAATTGATTGGCACGCATTATATGAAAGATTACAGATTAATTATAATGTAGTGACAGGTAAACCCGGTTATAAAGATGCTATTGCTTATAATTATGGCGATTTAACTGATTATGATGGAATGTTGAGTTCAGAAGAACTTCAACATCTTGAAGATTTTGATCTTGTTGAAAAAATGGGTGCATTTCCAGTAATTGGTGAAAATTTTGGCGATGAAAAATCTTTTTATAATAAAGCAAAAGAAATTTGGAATCAAGAAACACCAAAAAATCAATCAGGAAACGATAGTGAAGCACCTTATTTAAGGGGTAGAGAACCAGAAAGTTAATTATGAAAATATTTTATTCATATGGTTCAAAAGAAAGGCTTTTTGAAATGATGAAAAAAGTTAATAATCTTAATGAACAGGTACTTCCTGTTGAAAAGAAAAATGAGGTTATTAACAAATTTGTTGAATATGCCGATAAACAGCTTAATTTAGGTGATAAAATGCCAGATATAAAAATTTCATATGATGATAAAGAAGCTGAAAATATGAAATCATTTGGTAAATATACACCAGAAACAAATGAATTAAGAGTGGTTGCAGTAAATAGAAATTTAGCAGACATATTAAGAACATTAGCACATGAATTAATACATCACAAGCAATATAAAGAGGGTAAATTAACATCGAATTCAAACAATACTGGCAGTGAACATGAAAATGAAGCAAATGCACTTGCTGGTGTTTTTTTAAGAGAATTCGGTAAGACGAATCCAATAATTTTTGAATAAAAATAAATAGATATGAAAATATATAAGCAAATAGGAAGTAAGGAAAGATTTTTGGAAATGTTTCAAAATGTTAATAAAATTAAATTAAATGAAGCATTTGGACAAAATTATAATCCCCAAAGTGTACTTGAAGTTGCATTTACTGAACTTAAAAGTGGTAATCTTAAAGTAAAACACAGTAATACACAAACAAAAGATAATGAAAATTTTATTGAATTATTATGTGTTGACAACAATGGAAATAATATAACATTTACGTTTAAAACAATTTCAAGCGAACAAGATCAAGAAGGTGTTTATAAAATAGATAATGTTATAATGATGAGTTTCACATTTGATGATGCAAATAGTGAAAATAGTGTTGAAATGGATGAAAACGCATTAAAACAATTTAATGCACAGCATAATAATGAATTGTTTGATATTATTGACGAATATATTGATATTGAAGAAGAAGAACCTGTTGATAGTCTTTATGAAGAAGCAATACAAAAAATTGATTCATATCCATTTGGTGGTGGTAGGGATAATATGCAAACAGGTAAAGCATATGCTGATGAAAAACCAACAAATCCAGATGTAAGGGTAAGTGCAGAAGAACTTGAAAAATATATTAATGAAATGGATGAATTTGATAATCAACGTGTTACAAAACCAAAGGCTTATCAGATTATTAATACAGCATATGATAATTTAATTACAAAAAATACAAATTCTAATTATGTACCGACAAGTCAAGAATTAAAAGCAGAGGTTGAAAGAATTACGGGCAAAAGTGTTATTGCTGATTTGAATGAATGGGATAAAGAAGAAGATGATATCATAAATCAGGAATTGGCACGTTTTAAACAAGCAACACAGCAACAACCCATAACAGTTCCACAAATAACAACTGATGATACTAAAGAAGTTGATGATGAACCCGTTCCTAAAATAAATGAAAAAAAGAAAAAAATAATCTGGCAGGCATATGATAATATAATCACAAGAAAAGGAAATCCTGATTATGCACCAACAATAAATGAGTTGATGGGAGAAATTAATATACTTATCGGTGAAAAACCCGTAACACCTGAGAAAAGAAGAGTATTTCCAAAAGAAGCTGAACCGTTTTTAGAAAATACGAATAAAACAAATGATTATCCAGATATTATTGGTAAGGAATTTAAACCAGAAACACATTATCCAAAGAAAAAGAAAATAAGAATAAAAAAAGTTAAAATAAGTGCTAATGAATCAACAGATCATGATAAATATGAAAATGTTGTATTTTTACAAGGTGATGAAGCGTTTGATGCACTTGAAAGACTTGATAGAGAAGGTGAAGATGCTGCATTAGAATATTTGAAGCAATGGCATTACCCCGGAGAACATGAAGGTTCACAAGAAGAAAATCATGGAACTGCTGATAAAACATATCGTAAAGATGGTTATATAATGTCATGGAATCCAAGTATTGGTTATATTGGTTTGCAATATGATTTATCAAAAATAGATGAACTAACAATGAATGAAGAAGAAGTATATGGAGATGAAGATATTGCAAATTTACCTGCTGCTCCGAAAGGATGGGGAGCAAAAAAAGTTGCTAAACATGATATTGGTCAAGATTTGGAAAAATCTGGAGATAAACATCCGTTACCTTATGATACAAAATTTGATTTTAATGAAGAAGAAAAAATGTCAGATGAAGATAATAAATCAGAGATCACAAATCCAGATGATCAAATAGCACATCAAACAGATAATGAACCACCAGCAGATACTGAAGAAAAACCTGATGATGGTATGTCATTAGAACCACAAGGTGATGAAGTTGCACAACTTGCACAAGATAAAGAAGAAACGGGTGAAATGCTTCAAGGTGGATTAGGTGATGAAAAATCACCATTGGAATTCGACCCAGAACAAATATTAAAAGGCATGAAAGTTGAATTGGAACATACTGACAACCCAATGATTGCAATAGAAATAACAATGGATCACCTGACTGAAATCCCTAATTATTATGATCGTCTTGAAAAAATGGAAGCTGATGTTGAAAAATATGGTGCAGGTAGTACTGACCCAATGAATCCTTCAGGTTGTTTTAATGATAGACAATTAGCAAAAGATTTTCCACCAGAAAGTTTTGAAAAACAAGATGATAAAGAAATGACAGATATGCTTCTTGGTTATAAACCAAAAAATGTTGGTGATGAAGTTGAAGGCAATGAAGAAGCTGATTTAAGTAATCCAGATAAAGATATGGGTTCTCCAGCAGAATTTGCAAAGAAAATGTCAACAGATGAACCAGAAAAAAAAGAAAATGAACTTGGTGAGTCAAAAGAAAGTGAATTAAAACAACGTGACCCAGCAACATGGCATCAAATACAAATTGCAAAGAAAACTGTAAGAATGCCCGGAGCTATGGCTGGTGTTATGGGTGGAATGTCTAAAGAAGAAGCAAAGAAAATATTAACTCAACGTGGTATAAAATTTACTGATGAAAATGTGGAAACAGTTTAAAGAAAAGAAATAAAATCAAATAATATTAATAATAAAAAGACTACTAAATTGTAGTCTTTTTTGTTTGTTGGGTATTTATATAAAAATAAGAGCATGTCAATTTTCAGGTCATATTTTAAAAAAAATACTACGTTAATCGAAAGTAATCTAACGAATAACTCACAGAACCCCGTAACTGAAATATCTTATGGTACTTTGAATAAGCAAGTCAGTAGGTTTATATTTGATATTGATTTAGATGATTTACGCAGTAGGATTGACGATGGTTTTATTAATCCCAATAGAATTGTAAGTCATGTGTTACATATGACCAATACAATTAGTTATGCTTCAGAATATCTTGGAAAAAAATCATATAGTTTAAATATTGATAGAGCATCCAGTTTTGATTTGGATATATTTAATATAAATGAAGATTGGGATGAAGGTTCGGGTTATGATTTTATATATAATGATGCACAATTTCCATATGTAGATACTTTACAACCGATAATATATCCACAAGCGTCAAATTGGTCAGCAAGAACAACAACAAGTGGCTGGACAGTAGCTGGTGCATATGTTAGTGGTGTAACTCAAATTATTGGCACAGAAAGATTCGAAAAAGGCAATGAAAATCTTGAAATTAATGTTACTGATTATATAAATCAAAGGTTATTTGATACAGGATATACTGGAACATCAGCATATACGGGTGCTTCATTTGGTTTGGGCGTTAAATTTAGAGATATTTATGAAGAACTTGAACCTGAATTTAGACAAGCAGTTGCATTTCATACAAAACATACCAATACTTATTATGAACCATATATTGAAACAATAATTGATGATACAATTCTTGATGATAGAAATTATTTCTATCTTGATAAAGATAATGATTTATACCTATATGTAAATATTGGTGGTTTTCAACAAAACATTATTGTAAATAAAGTTGAAATATTTGATCATGAAGACAATCTTATTGGAACAATAAGCGGTAATTCAATAATTAATGTAAATAAAGGAATTTATAAAATAACATTAAATGTTGATTCTCAAACATATCCAGATGCTGTTTTATTTAAAGATGTATGGTCAATAACAATTAACGGCAGAGTAACTCAATATGAGGGAGAATTTTATTTAATATCAGAAGATAAATATTATACATTTAATCAATCATATCAGATGAATTTTGATAATTATTTTTTTTACTTCTGGGGAATTGGTGAAAAAGAAAATGTTAGAGCAGGTAGTATAAAAAAAATAAAATTAACAATAAAAGAATTATATGCTAATCAAAATAATTTCTTACCTTTAGATATTGAATACCGTTTATTTACAACAAATGCAAAAAAATATGAAATAGATGTAATACCATTTACTTCAATAAACAGAACAAATACTGGTTATGAATTTAATCTTGATACATCATGGTTAATACCTCAAGATTATTTCTTGCAGATTGGATTAAAAAATGGTAATTATTATGAAAATAAACAAACTCTTTCATTTACAGTTGTTTCTGACGATAAAATAAATGTTTAGTGTTGAAAAAGAAATCGAAATTTATTTTTAAAAATCCTTGTATTTATGTTGAATGAAGGCTATATTTGTAGCACAATTTTAATAATTGAAAAAATAAATTTATTGTAAATTTTTTAAAATGGAAAATCAAAATGTAAATCAGACAAACGCCCAAGGCGGTGATTTGTCAGACCTAAAAAAGATGTTTTCTGATTATCAGAAAAAACAAACTCAAACAAGACGTAAAACAAGTGAGGAAATTTTAGCAAAGTATTTTGTTCCTCGCAAAACCAAAGAAACTTTTAGAATTCTTCCTCCAAAATCGGGGAAAAAACACATTGAAGAAGCATTTTTTCATGTTGTTATCACAAATATAAGTGGTGGTAAGAAAAAACATGGAACTGTTATTTATTGTCCCGCTCACAATGACCCAAAGGTAAAAAAATTGGATGTGAATGGTAAACCAATATTGGATACTAATGGTGCTTCAATTATGATACCATCTCCATGTCCATTGTGTGTTAAGGCAAAAAAATTGCTTGCACAACAAGACCCCTCATTAAAAGGGGTAAAAAAAGAAAACATGAATGATATGCAGAAAAAAATCTATGAAAAAAATAAAGAAATTTTTATAGAAGCAAATAAGTGGGAAGCAAAAAAATTCTATATTGTTCGTGGAATTGATAAAGGTGCTGAAAAAGATGGTGTTAAATTCTGGAGATTTAAACATAATTTCAGAAATCAAGGTACGCTTGATAAAATTCTTCCTATTTTGGAAGAATATATGACTGTTCATCAGGCAGATTTTGCAGATGCAAAAAATGGTACTGATTTAAATATCACAATGGCAGATACTGAATTCAATGGTCATGTTTATAAAACAATTTCTGCTATTTCATTTCGTGGTAAATCTCCGCTTCACGCCGACCCAATTGTTATGAGACAATGGCTTGATGATGATATTATATGGAGAGATGTTTTCTTACCCAAGAAAGCACCAAATATTACACCATATGAATTTTTGGATATGGTGGTAAAAGGTACTAATCCTTATTGGGATGATACGGATTCAAATAATAAACATTGGGTGTTTCCGGGTCGTCCTGATTTGGAAGAACTTGCAAATACTCGTACCCGTAATCTTGATGCTGATGGTGAAGAAGAATTTGAACAGGCTTCTGATTTAACAGATGAAGAATATCCAAGTGTAAATATTACTAATATTACTAAAGAAAATGTTGGTACATATAAGGAAGATGCAATGAATCTTGGTCAGGAAGCATTAAATGAAGATTCAAATGAAACAGCACCAGTAGATGCTAATGAAACTCAAGATGCACCATCATCAAATGAGTATGATGATTTACCATTCTGATGTAATTAATAATCAATTAGTTATTTTAAAAATCATAAAATAAAAAAGGGGGAGTGAAAATTCCCCCTTTATAGTATTTTAATAAATTTAATATATTATGGCAAAAGAAAATGAAGTTCCTTTAAACGATAAAGTAAGAAAACCGATACCAAAAAAAGAATTTTCATTAGATAATTATAAAAGAAAAATTGGTGGTGAAGATGTTCCAGATAAACCATTACAATGGATTAAGTGTGATGATGCATTGGAAAAAGCAACTGGCTTGCCCGGATTTGCCAAGGGATATGTTAATCTCTGTCGTGGATATACTAATACTGGTAAATCAACTGCTTTGTGTGAAGGTATTGTAAATGCACAAAAAATGGGTCTTTTACCAGTCATAATTGATATTGAAAATAATTTAGGTAAAGATAGATTGGAATTAATGGGGTTTGATTGGAATGCTAATCACATTTTAATTGATAATGAATATTTGCTCGAAAAGTTTGGAAAAATACAAGATAAAGATAGAAATGAAGCAGCAATTGAAGACCTTGCAAAATGTATTTATTTCTTTTTGGCTGAACAAAATGCAGGTAATTTACCATATGAATTAGTATTTGCAATAGATTCAATTGGCACATTAAATTGTATTAAAACAATTAACGCATTGGAAAAAAATGACAGTGATAATAATATGTGGAATGCTGGTACATATGAGAAATCATTTATGTCAATGCTTAACAATATAATTCCAAGTAGTAGAAAAATCACAAAACCTTATACCAATACAATAATTGCAGTACAAAAAATATGGTATGATTCAATGAATAAAGTTATAAAACATAAAGGTGGAGAAACATTTTATTTTGGGTCAAGACTTATTTATAATTTTGGTGGTATTTTAACTCATGGAACTAAAAGAGTTACGGCAACAAGTAAAAAACGTGAAGTTGCTTATGGTATTGAAGCAAAAGTTAATATTGCTAAGAATCATATTGACGGACCACTTGGTGGCATTTCAATGGAAGGTACAATTATATCAACGCCACATGGATTTGTATCTCCAGATGAACTTGATGCATATAAAAAGAAAAATATTCTGTATTTTCGTAATCTTTTTGGTGAAGATGTGAATGCAGAAGATATTGAAACAAAAACCAGAAGTGTTGATGCAAATGGTAATGTTTCATATGCAGATGATTTGATTGAAAGAAATGAAGATATTCGGGAATAATGAAAATCAGAACTTTATTAGTAGATTCTTCTAATCTTTTGCAACGTTCATTTCATGGAGCAAAAGACGCATATACTAATAAGTATGGATATATTGGTGGTTTGTATGCTTTCATGACAACAGTTCGTAAATTAATTAAAGAACATATGGTAAACAAGGTAATATTAGTCTGGGACGGTGAGGGAGGCGGTGTTCAACGTTATCATATTGATAAAGAATATAAAGCTAATCGTAAAAATAAAAAATGGTATGGAAGAATTGAATTAACGGCTGCTGAAATTCGCAGGGAAAAGGAAAAGGAAGAATCTATTTTAAAACAAAGAGTGAGAATACGAGAATATGCCGAAGAATTATTTTTAAGACAGATTGAAGTAGATGATGTTGAAGCAGATGATTTAATTGCAGCTTATTGTTTGAAATATAATAATAAGGAGGAACTTTTCATATATTCAAACGATAGAGATTTTGCACAATTATTGGATTTAAATATGATAATATTATTTCCTAATATTGACCAACCAGTAAATAAAACAAATTATTTAATGTATTTTAATCATCATTATTCAAATGCATTGGTTATGAAAATTATTGCTGGTGATGTTTCAGATAATATTAAAGGAATTGATGGTATAAAAGATAAAACATTATTAAAACATTTTCCCGAATTAAAATATAAACATTTAACGGTTAGGGAAATATGTAAAAAAGCAAATGAAATAAATAAACAACGAATTGCCGAAAAGAAAAAACCATTTAAGGTTCTTAATAATTTATTACAAAATATTAATAGATTAAAAACCAATTATCAATTAATTAATTTAAGAGAACCATTGCTTAATGAACAGGCAGTTGAAGAATTAAGGGAATTAGAATTGCCATTATCTCCAGAAAAGAGAGGAAGTAAAAATTTATATGATATGATGATTAAAGATGAATTTTTAACTGTATATGGAAGTACATTTGTTCAATATGTAGAACCGTTTTATACTGTTATAATGAACGAAAAGCAATTACTCACAGAATTTCAGAAAAATAATAAGAATAGTTTATAAAAAAATCTTTCATTTTTGAGAGATTCTCTTTATATTTGTCATAGTTATTAATAATTTAAATTACAATAAAATGAGTGAAAAGGAATATAGCAACGTGTTTAAATTTTCATTGTATCAGGAAAACATTTTATTAGTTGAGAAAGTTTTTGATGCAGATCAATTTAATCCATTTACAAGATATTCAATTGATATCAGGGATATTCTTCCAAAAGCAATTATCAGATTACAAAAAATTCTTTCTAAAAGAAATTATGAAACAGAAATTAATGCGGATTTGGATTTGTTTCAGTATCATCAAAAAATGATTAACACATATCCGCAGCATTATAGAACAGATATGCGTTATAATCCACAACCAATAGTACAACAAATTGAAGAAAAAGTTATTCGTGGTGTTGAATGTAAAATTGGTTTTTATATTAATGATAAACCAATTGTTGAAAGATTATTTTATGTAGATGGTTTTAATCCTGTTGCCAGATGGTCGGTTGATTTAACAGATGTTGTTGTTGAAATTGCCGATACGATATTTTATCAAATAAAAAGAAATGACATTAAAAATATGTGGGATGACTATGATTTGATTAACATCAAAGGATTGTCAATTAATCAAATCAGAGAATTCTCTACTGCGAAAAGAAATGAAATGTTAAAGAGAATAAGAAAAAATTAAATAGAAATTATTTATAAATAATACTAAAGTTATTATAAACAATTTTATAATAACTTTTTTTATACATATATTTTAAAATGACAGAAACACCTGAAAATACTTTTACTGCATATCTCGGTCCTGAATTTCAACAACGCCTGATGTGGCAATTATTAGTTGAACCAGAATTTGCAGAAAAGACAATACCGAATTTAGCTATTGAATATTTTGATGACCCCAATCTTAAAAGACTTTTTATTATAATCCTTGAATATTTTAAAGAAAACGAAAAAGTTCCAAATCTTCAAAATCAAAGCATAAATCAAGCAATTAATAAATATAAAACACCAAATAATATTATTGAAGAAGAATCTTTATTTTCAGTAATCAAAAACATCATATTGTGGAATGAAAGAGTGTTAAATAAACAATTATTACATGATGGTGATATTGTTCAAAAATCAACAAATGAATTTATTAAACAACAGGAATGGCGAAAATTTGCTGAATTTATTATTGAAAAAGTAAAAAATGGTGAAATTAAGAAAAAGAATATACTTGGTGATATTGATGAAAAACTTGTGAAAATTTCACATATTGGTGATGAAGAAGATTATGGAACGGAAGTGATTGAAGGCATTGACTCAGCATTAAGAAAAGAATTCAGACAAACTATTTCAACTGGTGTTGAAGTTATTGATACAGTTACTGGTGGTGGTCTTGGAAGAGGTGAGATAGGTTTAATTCTAAGTCCAAGCGGTGCTGGAAAAACAACTTTACTTACAAAAATTGCCAATACTGCATATGAACATGAAAAAAATGTATTACAAATAATATTTGAAGATACTGAAGATCAGATTAAACGTAAACACTATACAATTTGGGCAAAATCTGCATTAAGTAAAATGGATGAAGAAACTGAAAATAAAAGAGTTAATAAAATTATCCATGAAAAAGCCGAAATTTTAAAAGGTAAGGGTAGACTTATTATTAAAAGGTTCAGTCAGGAAAATACCACAATGTTAGATATTCGTAATTGGATTATAAGATATCAGAAAAAATGGGGGTTTAAATTTAATATTGTTATTTTGGATTATCTTGATTGTCTTGAATCGCATAAAAAAACTCCAGATAGAAATGAAGCCGAACTTGTAATTATTAAGTCATTTGAAGCACTTGCATCTGATTTTAATATACCCGCATGGACTGCAATTCAAAGTAATCGTTCTGGATTTGGTGCAGAATTTGTTGAAGCATATCAAACTGGTGGTAGTATTAAAAGATTACAAAAGGCACATTTTTTTATGAGTATTGCTAAAACACCAGCACAACAGGAAGCAAATTTTGCAAATATTAGAATTATTAAAGCAAGATTTGCACAAGACGGACAAACATTTATTGATTGTACATTTAATAATGATACAATGGATATTATTATTCATGATGATAGATATCCCGTAAGAACTAAAGATATAATAAAATATGATGTTGATAAAATAGAAGATAATGCTGATAAATTAAAAGATAAATCTTCCGATATAGAAATACATAAGGCAATCAATAAAAATATTGAAAAGAATATTATTAATAAAATTAATGATGAAATAGTAAATGAACCAATAAAAAATATTAATAATGAAGTAGTAAAAAAAATAAATGAATATAGTTCTGCTGAAATTGATGAATTATTGAAAAAAAATGCTGAAATATTAGTTGATAAATATCCTGAAATAACAAATAAACATATTGAAGATATTAAAACTGAAATTGATAATGATATTGTAAATAAATTAACAATCGATGATAAATTAATTGAAATTGATGGAGTAATTGGGGGTGTAAATGAGGGTGCAATTGATGGTGTAAATGAGGGTGTAAAAAACAGTAAATTATATTATATGGATTATTCATTAACATCAAAAGGCAGTAATGATGATATTCTTGATTGGAGTGGTGAAACATTTACAAAAGATATTAATGAAGTACCAGATGTAAAAATAGATGATATTCAACTCAAAAAACCAATAATTATTGAAGGTACTGTTGATTCTGTTTCAAAAAATGTAAATAATTTTATTAATTCAGATATTCCAATTGTTGATATTATTAAAGAAAAATTACCTGAAAAAAATAAAAATATTATAAAAACTGATGATATTGAGAAGAAATTTACAATTGACCCCGATGCCCCGTCAGATGAGTATCAGGGAGTTTTTGCAATTTTAACAAAAAGAGGTAATGAACAGAATGTTATCAAAAAAGATTAATATTTTTATAATAATTTGTAATTTTTCTTAAATATAATGTATTTATATTCCCAGACGATTGTTTAAGATTTTTTTATTTTTTTTAAAAAACATTTGCATAATCAAAAAATGTTTTGTATATTTGCATCGTCTTCGGACAAATGTTCTTTGTGGTATTGAAAATTTATGGGCGAGTATGCGAATATAAAAACAAAAATATAATCGTATTACTCCTACTGGAGAACTGATTGTGTTTTCAGTAAAAGGTACAGCAAGTTGTTAATGAAACAATTGATTACAGGTTCGATTCCTGTCTCGCCCACAAAAAATTGCGGGATGGTAGAAGTGGTATCTCGTGACGCTCATAACGTCAAGGTCGGGGGTTCGAATCCCTCTCCCGCTACGAAAAGAAGAACTGATAGTGTTTTCAGTAAATTTGACCGTAAATCAGAAATTACAAAACAAACACTAACAAATTTCTTCTAATTTTTTTAAACGTTCTTTAAAATAAAATATGGGGAGATAGCAAATCAAAAACAAAAAATACTATCTCAATACTCTTTACAGAAAGAGAACTGATTGTGTTTTCAGTAATAGGTAAAGCAAATTGTTGTTGAAACAATTGATTATAGGTTCAAATCCTATTCTCCCCACAAACAGGGAAAACGAAAAGTGTTTACAGTAAATCGATGGTTCAAATCCATCTTTTTCCGCCCAAATGGAAAAATAGCTAAGTTGGTTATAGCGCAAGTTGGTTAAACTTGAAAAACAAAAAATACTTTTAAAATATTCCCTTATATAAATGGAAGAACTTGTTGTGTTTTCAGTAAATTGAAATTTGCCACCCACGTGAGTGGTGGCACAAACTTGCAAAAAAAGACAACTAAACTTCTTCTCTTATTGAGAAGAGAGGTTATTCCAAAACGGAATGGGTGGGAATTTGATGTAGAAATATATTAAACCCACCCATTTTTTTTGTGTTAATTGTTGTTTATTAAAATATTTTCATATATTTGACCCATGAAAGAAGAATTAATTAAAATTGAACATAATAATATTATTAATAATTTAGTTGTAAATGCAAGAGATTTACATGAATTTCTTGAAGTTGGTAAAGATTTTTCAACATGGATTAAATATAAAATAAAAAAATATTATTTTATTGAAAACATGGATTATATTCGCATATTCTTCAACTTGTATAATGAGAAAATAAATGACTATTTTAATGAAAAACCATTCAAAATTGAATATGGAATAACTTTAAATATGGCAAAAGAAATTGCAATGGTACAGAATAATGAAAGAGGAAGGCAAGTACGCCAGTACTTTATTGATGTGGAAAAAATATATCGAAATGATTATTTTAGTGATTGTTTAAATCGTTTATTTTTAACACCATGTTTTAAAAAACTTCGTATGATTAAAACATATTTTTTGCGTGATGCAATTACTGAATATATAAAAATTGGAAAAAGCATTAACGTAAATAGAAGATTAAAAGAAATTAAATCAGCAAATCCAACTGTGGAGTTAATTACTGTAATTGATGAGGATGTTGAATTAAAATTACATCATAAATTCGAGCATAAAAGAATGGGTGGCGAATGGTTTAATTTGAGTGAAAATGACATTGAAAATGTGAAAAATAATTTTAATAATCAAATATTATGAATGAACTAATTAAAATTCAAGAAAGCGGTAAAGGAAATCCTGTTGTTAATGCAAGAGACTTACATGCATTTCTTGAGATTGGCAAAAAATTTTCAACGTGGTTAATTGATAAAATTGAAAAATATGAGTTTGTTGAAAATGTGGATTATGCTCGACTTTATTATGATTTTGAGGGTAATAAAATACCTCTTCCCAAAAATGGGAAGTTGACTGGTAGCGACTTTCAAAGGGTTTTTAGAATTGAATATGCATTAACTTTGAATTGTGCTAAAGAAATTGCGATGGTTCAAAATAATGAAAAAGGCAGACAAATACGTTTGTATTTTATTGAGGTTGAAAAACAATATAAAGCATTAAGAGAATTAAAATCTGCAATTACATTTAGTATGTCAGAAGTTGCAAAAAAACTTAATCTAAATGATTATTGTGGTAGAATTGGTAGAAATGGTCTTTATAAAATATTGGTTCGCAACAAAATATTTAACAGAAAAAATAAACCTCTTTCAAAATATATTGAAAATGGTTATTTTGTTTGTAAACCAACAGGGGTAACTGAAAAGGGTTTTAAATGGTTAAATCAAATGTTTTGTGTTGAAAAAACTGCTGATATTATTGAGCTGAAAAAAGAAATAAGTGAATTGCGAAACAAAGAAATGATGATATTGGAAGGTGTTACTTCAGTTGTTGAAACATTACTTTATAATAAAGGTAGTAATCGGACAGAAGAACAAAATAAATTATCGATGACACATTTACGTGATTTTATTGAAAAAGTAAAAAATCTGCAAAAATCACTTATATGAAATTTTATTTGTAAATTAAATATTAATAATTATATTTGTAAATTATGTAATAATAAATAAATTTATAACTATGGAAAATTTGGTATTAACACAAAGGATGCTCAGTACTGTAAAGCAATCATTAATTGATGGACTTGAAACAGCATCTGGTAGTCGTAGCTCTGCTACCTATTACCACAAGAAAGATGAACAAATGAAGGCAATTCAGCTTCAAATTAAGAATCTGTATAAACTTTCAAAGGAACTCCCATTGATTATAGCAAGTCAAAAGGGTGTTACTGGTAAATTTGTATCAGAGGTTCTTTTAAATGAATTTAAGAATACCTTGAAGGGTGGGGCATGCAATATTGTTAATCCAATTGACTGGTATGATAATGGATTGAGCGATAAAGCAGTTCTTACTGCATTAAATAATCTTGGTGAAAACGGTTTACCATATGTTCTTCGTCTTTTTGTTGATTTGAAAGATGCAAAAGTAAATAACGAAAGGTCAAGGAAAATTATGCTTGGCTTTATCTGGGGTCAGTCAAATCTTGAATTTTATGCAATGAAATATCGTAATAAAATTGCCAAAATATTTAAGCATGTATATGGTCAGAAAAAAACATCAATATTGCTTTCGATTGCACAAAAGCAAGTAAATCTTGAGGGTGCTAATTTGGTTGGTACTGAAAAGGAAACTAATATTGTAAATGAATGTATTTTGAAATACTTTAACGGTGATTCAATGAGAGCATTCAAATTATTACTTTTCATTTTTAAGAAAGATGCTGGTGTTAATTATAATGTGATTGAATTTCCACTTTTGAGTGAATATCAGAAGGCAAAAGTTGATATAACTGGTATTAAAATTGTTCCAGAAGAAGTATTGCTTGGTTTAATATCATCAGTAAAACATCCACAATTTCATTCAATGTGGGCAACTGATATCCAGAAAGAAGGAACAAAGGCTTTGATCAGAAAGAATGTTACTGTTACTTCTGTGAATCAGCAGGTTCGTCAGACAAAATCAACAGCAAAGTTGGGTGTTGAAAAAATTATTGAACTTGAAAAAGCAACCGATTTTCTTGCACTTTACAAAACTGGTTATGAAAATGGTTGGACAAATGAATTATTGGTTGCTATTAATAAACTTGCTGAAAAGAAAAGGATTCAAGGATTTTTTTATAATAGTATTGGTATTATTCTTGATGATAGTATTTCAATGACTGGTCATAAACAGGAATCAAAGAATACACCAAGAGCAATTGCAGATTTTACAGCAAAAGTTCTTATGGTTTCTGCTGAAAATGCTACATTGGTGAAAACAAAAGATGAAGTTACTGATTTAGCAAGTTCATTTATTGAACTCTTAAAAAGTGAAAATTCTGCAAGACAATATGATGCAATTTTTATTTTAACTGATGGATATGAAAATGCTTATGATGGATTGACTAACGAAGTTATTTCAATTTATCAGGCAGAATCAGGTAGAAATATTCCAATGTTCCAGATTTCACCAATTATCAGTGCTGAAATGGGTGCTAATGTAAGAAAATTGGGTAATAACGTTGTAACAATGGCAATTAATAATCCAGTTGCATTGATGCCTCAGATTAACGCAAGATTGCTTGAAATTGACACAAAAAGGTGGCTTGAAAATCAGGTATTGGCTCTTGAAGCAGCCAATGTTAAGAGAACAAAAAAAATTAGTATTAACGTTTAAAATTTTATATTATGAACACAAGAGAATTTACAGAAATGTTAAAAGGTTGCCGTCCTGTTAAAGATGGTGATGGTAATATTATTGTACAAAGCATATTAAATATGCAACTTATATGTCTTACAACTGAGAAAGAATACTCATTGGATGAACGTTTTGGAAATCCATTAACTGCATTACAAGCTGGTAACCAATCTTATGGTCAAATTGATTTTATTAATAAGGAAAATAAGGAAGTTATTGTGCCTACTCAAATGGCTGTTATGACAAAACAAAGTGCTCAGAATCATAGTATGATTAAAGCTGGTTATATGGATAAATATGCTAATGTAACTTACCGTGATGCGGGTTGTATTCAGGGTGGACAGACAGGTTATTTTTCTGGTACTCAGGAATTCAGAATGCTTCCTATTTCAATGCGTGAAATGGTGTTTGACACAATGGGACAATCAAATTCATATAGTAGGATTTATCCTGCAATTAATAAATTGGGTCAGGATACTCAATCTAATGCAGGTAATTATCTTAATGTTTATTTCGAGAAATATGATAAGAAACTTGAACAGTTTATTGCACATTTTGAACGTCCAAAAAATTTAATTGGTATTATCGTATTGATTGATGGTGAAATTGTTGCAATAGATAAATTTCCTTCATTCACTTATGCTGAACAGGTTTGGGATTTGATGATTCGTGACTGTTATGGTTCTTTGGCTATCATTTCCGAATTGAAAAATAAATCTTCAAATCAGGAATTTACTGAAACATATAATGAGATGAAGAAAACTCATCAGGAAAATATTGTTGATTTACTTGAAAAAGCATTAAAGAAAACAAAACAGAATATGACTGCAGGTGTTCAGGAAAAAATTCAGGAACTTCTTGAACTTACTTTTGATGCAACTATTGATACGGAAGGTAATCCTTCAGAATCAAGCAAAGGACCTAAAAGTTATGTGCTTAAAGAAGTTGGTAATAATTATGTAGGTCAAATCATTAGTGAGAACGAATTCAATTATTTGGTCAGTATTGTTAAAAGAGAAGCATTTAATCCAAATGCTTTAAGAGAAGTAAACGAACTGAGACGTAAAGCCAGAAAAATGGAAAGGTTTAAACTTTAGGATTCTTAGACAAATCATTTAATATCAAAACCCCGTGGAAGAAATTCTTCGGGGTTTTTTATTTTTAAATATATTCGATTTTAATTGGAATTTTTTGTATTTATGTTAAAACGAATCAGTAAATCTGATTTATTTTTTTAACTCATTGGACGGCTTATATTTTACAGAAGAATGAAGAGATTAACGACAAAAGAATTTATAAATAGAGCAAGATTAGTTCACGGTAATAGGTATGATTATTCGAAGGTTGATTATATCAACTCAAATAATAATGTGAAAATAATATGTTTCAAACATGGTGTTTTTGAACAAAAACCAAATCATCATCTTGCCGGGAGTAGTTGTCCGATTTGTAAAATAAAATCTAAATGCGAGGTTTTAATAAAGGATTGGTTAAATGAAAGTAATATTGAATATGAACATCAAAAATCATTTCCTGATTGTAAAAATATTTCATTATTAAAATACGATTTTTATTTACCGAATCAAAATTTATTAATTGAATACGATGGCAAACAACATTTTATGCCAATTGATTATTGGGGCGGTGATTTGTTGTTTAAAAGACAAAAACAAAATGATAAATTAAAAACAGAATATGCATTAAAAAATAATTATAATTTATTGCGTATTCCATTTACTGAGATTAAGAATATTTCAAAAATTTTAAAAAATAACATAAAAGAATTTAATTAAAAACATATGACATTTTTCGCCCGTCCCGACCTTAGTTCGGTTCAATTTAAACAATTACCCGGTTCTGAATTAACATTATCTGGTCAAACCCAAATTGCAACCATAAGTGGTTTGACATTATCTGATGGTGTTACTGGTAATATTATTATTACAGCAAGTGGTGCAAGTTCATTATCGGGTGGAACACACGTATTAACATATGATGGTGCAGGTAAAATTAAACTTATGCCATCCGCATCAATTGCAGGATTAATTTATTCAGGTGATTCACCTTCAACATGTACTGTTGGTGGATTATCAGCAGGAACAACAATTTATGGATGTACAATAGCGTGTATCTTGGAAGACATATTAGTACCGACAATGAATCCAACGGTCACTGCACCAAGTGTTACATCATTTACAATATGTCCTTCAACAACAATATATGAGATAGGCACTGTAACAAATATTACTGGTTATACAAGTTTTAGTAGGGGTTGTATTACTCCACAATATTGTGGTGCTTGTTGTTATAGAAGTGGAGATGCTGATTATTATAATTATTATCCATTTGGAATTGATTGTATAGTACCAAGTAGTGCATTTACATGTAACTGCACATCATTTGGTTCAAATCAAATTTGTTCTTCCAATAATTCAATATCTGTTTGTGTTAGTTATTTTTCAGGTGCAACACCTGCATATAATAGTTCTGGTGGTATCTATTATTCAGCATTAACATCAGGTTGTACAAATAATTGTTGTATATCAATTTGTGGTATGTTTCCTTGGTTCTGGGGTAATAGTGTCACAGTACCAGACATATCAACATCAGCATGTACTCAAAGTTTAATTACTGGTGGTACTAAATGTGTTGGAATAAGTACAGGTGATATTATTGTTACTAATTATAATGTGTGTGGAGAATATATTTGGTTTGCAATACCAACATTATCTACAAGCAAAACAAAATGGCAAGGTTGTAACTCACCATCAAATTGTGGAACAATACCGGGAGATTTGTTTGCATCAGGATGTTCTCAGAATATCAATTCACCTGAAAATTGTTGGAGTGGAGAAACTTATAATATATATGTTAGCAATTATCCCACAAGTATAAATTATTGTATGATATTTAAAAATAGTTAATTATGGCAACACAATATAATGAAAATATTAAAATAGCAGCACCAGCACCATTAGATAAACGTTATTTAAGTGACAGAACATCATTAGGTATCCAATTACCATATTCTGGAGTAACTGAAGTAACTGGTGCTACTGGTATTATTTTAAATGAAAGATATACTGGTTTAACTGTTAATATAAATGGTGTTGAATATTGGTTTAAAAATGGTATTACAAATAATGATTTAATTGAGAAAAAATATGATACATTAATTCCAATCAATGATTTTGTTACAGGTGCAACAAATATTGGATATTTTAGTGGTCTTACAGGCATACAAACATTACCAATAACTTATATATCTGATGCCGATTATGATGGATTATATTATTCTTTATATAATTATTTTTATAGAGGCACTGATGGTAAAATTCATGTTGGTGTACCAAGTGATGGTATTCCAAAAAGAGGTTATGTGAAAACCACAATTCCAGTTAAATCATGGCTTTGGAATGAATATACTGGTAGTTCAAATGAACTTGGCTGGATTTTAATTAGTGGCAATATTGCTAACCAACTCGGAACATTTCAAGGTGGTGTACCATATTATCCACCATCAACAGCATATACTGAAACAAGCTGGACTACTGGAATTGGATATAATAATGGTTCAAATTTAGTTATTAGCACAGTTGCTGGTAGTTTAATAACGGGTACTACATTAACAGTTGGTGGACGACCTTTTGCTGAAAAAAATAATAAAATTCTTGAATTTAGAACAATTATTTCAGATACACCGAATATGCTTGCAGTAAGAGATGATGAAAGTTTTATTTATTTATCGGGTGGTACTGGAAATCAATTACTTTTTGCTGCAAATGGTCTTACTAAGGTTGGTCAAACCGTTAAACTTGGTGGCACGTTAACTGGAAGTACAACAATAACTGATGCACGTACTGGTACTACTGCTGTTGGTATTCAATATGGTGCTGATTATTCAGCAAATTTTACTGATCGTTCATTAATTGATAAGGGATATCTTAATAGTATATCTGCATTGGGCGGGGAAAGAATTTATAAAACTATTTGTCAGACTTCACATGGATTTAGTATTGGTCAAGTAGTTGGTTGGAGTGGTTGTACATATAATAAACCACTTGCTGATGGTTTATATGATGGAGAAGTTTTAGGTGTTGTAACTAATTGTTATGATGCAAATTGTTTTGAATTAACACAAGCGGGTTTTGTTAGTGGTATTACTGTGGGTGGTGGATTAATTACAAATTGTACGTATTTTCTTAGTGATGTTAATGCTGGATGTTTAACAACATGTGAACCAACTACTCCTAATTTTCTTAGTAAATCAATGCTAATCGCTACTTCAGTTTGTAGTGGTTGGGTTTTACCATATGCTGCATATATAATAACAAGTGGTGCTACTGATGGTGGTGCATTAGTAAAAAATGTTTGTTTACCAACAATATCAACATATAGTATGATAAATAGTGATTTCTTTGTTGGTACATCAGGGGGTTCAACTATTATACTACCAACAACACCTAAATGCGGTATGGTTGTAGTAATTGCAGATATTAGTAATACTGCATATACTTATCCAATAACAATTGTTGGTAGTATTGTTGGTTGTACTTCAACTTCTCAAATTAATACTAATTCTGGTTCATTATCATATATTTATAATGGCACAAGATGGAATGTAATTGGATTTTCTCCTGCGCTTGCTTAATATTAATTACATTGAAAGGATGATAAAATGGCAAAAATATTTAAGACCAATCAAACATTAATTAATACAGGATTTAATCAGATATCAGGACAAACATTATCATTATCTGGTAACACGATTATTGGTCAATATGGTACTTTAAAATATTCTACTTGCCGACACAATACATATACTTCTCGTTCAGTTGTTGATGCCGAATACGTAACAGGTTTAACGGCATCAATACGTAATATTGGTTTAAATTCTCAGGTTATATATAGAGGTGTTTCTGGAATTACTGGTGCTACAAATTTCACATATAATAAAACATTATCTGGTGTTACAGTACCTAATTTATGTATTTCAATTACACCACCCGATGATGTATGTCTTGATTATATATTATCATGGGATAATAATTCAAAACAAGTACATAAAATATTATATTCAAGTGCGGTTGGTTTAACTTCTGCGGTAAATGGCTTAACTGCTGGTGGGGGTATTGTTTGTCTTGGTGGTAATTTATGTACCAATACAACAATATCTGGTATTGATAATTATTCATTAGAATTTTGTAATTTATGTGGGTTATGTGTTATAACCACAGCAAATAATATTGTAGTTGATAGTCGTAATAATACTGGTGGAATATATTTAAAATCACAAAGTGGTGCAATATGTAGTCCTGTAAGTAATTATACTAATTCCATCGGTTTTTCGATTGATTATCCATCTAATTTATTTAAGGTTTATGATAATAGGATTGGTGCTAATCAAACAGGTTTAGAATATGCAGGTAACTATTCAACATTTTATACATCACGTTCACTTGTTGATAAATCATATGTTGATACTGTTGCTTCTGGTCTTCAACCACATCCTGCGGTTTTTGCTGCAACAACTGGAGATACGGCATTAACAGGATTAACTTCAGGTAATACATATATTGATGGTGTTTTAATAAACAATGGAGATAGAGTATTAATAAAAAATCAAGTTGATGCAAGATTAAATGGGATGTATATTTTAACGGGTGGTAGTACTACATTTGTTCGTTCATATGATTTTAATGAAAGTAGTGAATCGGTTCAAGGTGCATATACTTTTGTGTTATCAGGTATTACAAATCAAAACACCTCATGGGTGTTGTCAACACCAGACCCGATATTAATTGATGTAACACCATTAACATTTACATTATTTAGTCAAATTATTGGTATTGTTGCTGGTCATGGAATATGTGTTCAAATTATTAATGCTGAACATACTATTTCGGTTGATGGTCAAAGTCTTATAGGAAATTCATTATCTTGGAATGGTACAACATTTAATGTTGATATTACTGGTGGAACATTAAATACTGCTTTAAATTCAAAATTACCAATTTTAATATTCAGTGGCTATACTGGTACTACAAGAAACGAATTAAATTTAACAATTACTGGTGCAACAAATGGTCTTACTGCATTAGGTAGAAAAGTTGTTCTTGGTGGTACATTAACTGGTGATACTACAATTAATGGCGTATATAATTTAAATATAGATGTTGGTAATATTAATTTTACTGGTGGTACTGCTATTAATTTAACGGGTATTGTAACACTACAAATAACACCAACTGGTGGTACAACAACAGATTCATTGCTTGTTTGGAATAATAGTGATAAAAAAATAAAACAAATATCGTCAAATTTAGTTGATGTTTGTAATGTAAGTACAACATATACAGCTACAACAAATAATAGTTTTATTGGAATATCTGGTGTCTCATGTGTTTATTTGGCATTAAGTCCAATTAAAGGTCAAAGAATTAGTATTGTTGATATTTGTGGAGATGCATTGACTAATCCAATTATTGTAGATGGTAATGGAAAAAATATTAATGATGGTTTATGTTCAACAATTAACACTAATTATGGTTCAATTACATTCATATATAATGGATATTTTTGGAGTGCGGTGGCATTTACTAATTAAAAAAAACTATTTATAATAAATAGAAAATAACATCAAAGCAAAAAATTATGGCTTTTACAACAAAATTAAATCTAAGTAATAATAAAACATATCAAGCAACTGGTGATACATTAACGTTATCAGGACATACTTTGGTAACAACCACTGGTGATTTGAAATATGTTATACATCCAACATTTACTGGAGATACTCAAGTTGTTGATAAAAAATATGTTGATGATAACATTATAAGTGTTACTGGAAGTACTATTTATAATTTACAATCTCCTGCTGCCGTAACTGTTGGTGGAATAACTATTGGAACTGTTTTAACAGGAAAAACTTCAAATTGTTTACTTCAAGATATATTAGTACCTGAATTATTTGGTACTGTAATAGAACCAACTCGTAGTATTGGTCTTAATCCGATCACTACAACATATGAAATTGGATGTAGTATTTCAACAATTATTACAGGTACTTTCACCACAGGTAGTATAAATCCACAATATTGCAGTGCTTCATCATGTAGAAGCGGATTACCGAATAATTATTGTTTTACTGGTAATCAAATTGCTGGTTTATATCCTTCTACTGCTTTATCTAAAGCCAAATCATTAACTGGTTATACAATAGTATCGGGTAGTCAAATTTGGGGTGTTTGTGTATTTTATGATGCAGGTATTCAACCTAAAGGCAGTAAAGGTACAAATACTATAGGATATTCACCATTGGTAGCAGGTAATACAGCTCAAATAACTACAACAATTACAGGTATTTTACCTTGGTATTGGGGTGTAAATGCATCGAATTTAATAACAAATGCAATTATTACGGGTGGAACTAAAACTGTTGCTGTTGTTGGAGCATCAACACCAATTTGTTTTAATGCAACCAATAATTATCTTTGGTTTGCAGCACCTGCTGGTGCATTTACAACAAAAACAAAATGGTGGGTTTGTGCAGCAAATGCTGGTAATATTGGTAACCCCGGTGATCTTTGGGCAGCAGCATGTAGTGTTGCTGTTACATCAGGACAGGGTTGTTGGAGTGGTTGTAATTATTGTGTATATGTAACATGTGGTGTTACTACTACAGCTACAGGTATACCAATGTGTTTATATTATTAAATTATAATATATTGAAAAAAATAATAAAATAAAATGGCAATATTAATTAATGATAACTATAGTCTTGCAGCCACAAAACCGTTTGATGCAAGATATTTAAATATATCAACACCTTGGACATCAGTTGCTGCCGTTAATGCTGCCATAACAACATATAGATATAGTGGTTTAACTGTAAATATAAATGGTGTTGAATATTGGTATGCTAATGGTGTGGGCGATGGTAATTTAGTAATTAAAGATAGTGGTATTGCAAATACAGGCATTACAACTGCCATAAATGGTTTAACTAAAAATGGTCAAACTGTTAATCTTGGTGGTGCATTAACTGGTAATACAACAATTACTGGTGCATATAATTTTGGTGTAAATGTAACCACAATTAATTTTACTGGCAGTACTGTTAATATAGGTGGTGAATTAAAATTAAAATCATCACCAGCTACTTATGTTGGTGATATATTAACATATGACCCTTCTGATGGTGCAATTTCAAAAACAACATTAATTTCTCTTGGTGGTTTAACTGGTGCAACAAATGGTTTAACTGCTGGTAGTAATAGAGTTTGTCTTGGTGGTGCATTAATTGGTCATACTTCAGTTACTGGTGCAGGTACATATGATTTATGTTTAGGTACTGATGCATATCCATTTAATCAATTTGTTATAAATACAACAAATTGTTTTGATTTACATGGCGGTAATATTTCAATGTGTGGTGAAGTTATTACAATATCAGCATCTGGTGCAACATTTACTGATAGAACAGCATCTGTTAAACAAGGCATTAAATATGCTGGTGATTATAGTACAACATTTGTTGATCGTTCACTTCCAGATAAAGCATATGTTGATTCTGTTGCAACTGGTCTTCATCCACATGAAGCTGTTCTTGTTGCAACAACAGTAGCTGATGGTAATATTGGAAGAAGTGGTCTTACTATTGTTGATGGTGTTTCACTTGTAAATGGTAATAGGGTTTTGGTTAAGAACCAAACATTGGGATGGCAAAATGGTATATATGTTGCAACAGGTACTACATGGCAACGTTCAAGTGATTATAATTTTTCATTACCTCTTGGTGAAATTGCTAATGGTGACTTAATTCCAGTATTAACAGGTACTTCAAATGAAAGTTCTATCTGGATTTTAACTACAACTGGTTCTACAATTTCAAGTGGTACAACATTAACATTTGCACAATTTTCTAAATTATTGGGTGTTTCTGCAGGTCAAGGTATTGCGATTTCAACAATAGGGGGTAAACAAAATATTTGTACTAATTTAGCAAGTAATTCGGGTCTTGAATATCTTAATAGTCAATTAACTATTGCCAATGAAATTGCTGGTAATGGATTAAGTTGGGCAAGTGGTGGTACTGGTGTTATTAATATTAATGCTGCGAGCTGTGGTTCAGTGGATGCTATTCCCGTAGGATATAATACTCTTGATTGCCTTGTTGTTGCTTGTTCAGATATTATAGCTGCTATTGGTGCAATAAGTGCAGCAACAAATGGTTTAACTGCAACAAATAAAAAAGTTTGTCTTGGCGGTACATTAACTGAAGCTACAACAATTACTGTTAAATCCGATACTTGTTCATTAACATTTACAGACAGTGCTGGAACTAAACGTGGTGTTGTTTATGGTGGTGATTATAGTACAGGTTTTGGTGCTAATTCTTTAATAAGTGCAAAATATGTAACAGGATGTACATGTATTTTACGTAATGATATTACTTGGATATCTGGCAATACTGTAAGCATAATTGCAATGAATGTATATTCAGGTACTACTGCTCCTTCACAATTTGCAAATAAAAGTGCTGTTAATAATTATACTGGTACTACTAATGGTAGACTTAATACAATAGAAGGAATATATTTAACTGGTGCAACCAATGGTTTAGGTTTATCAGGCAAGAAAGTTTGTCTTGGTGGTAATTTACTTAATAGTACAATGTTAATTGGTGCATATAATTTTGGTATAAATGTAACCAATGTTAATCTTACTGGTAGTACTGCAATTAATCTAACAAGTCCTATTATAAAATTACCAACAACTCCCGCTACTGGTATAGTAACCGATTCAGTTCTTGTTAGAGCAAGTGATGGTACTGTTAAAATACTTGGTACTGGTAGTATTAATATTTATACTAAAACAATTGTTACTGATAATACAACATTAACAACTGGTAGTTCATATGTAATATTAGTTAATACTGGTGCTACAGTAACAATTACATTACCAACGGCTCCGCTTAATGGTCAGACATTTAAAATTAAAGATGTAAAAAATACTGCTTTAACTTATAATATAATTATTGGTCGTAATGGTAAATTAATTGATTGTGCTTCAAATGATGCATTAATTAATACTGATGGTGGTGTTCTTGAATTAATGTATGATAATGTTTTGGGTTCATGGTCTATCTTGTCTTTTGTTAATTAATAATTTAAATATGAAATATTTAAAAATGGAATTTAAAATTTCCATTTTTTTTGTTGTAAATTAAGATTTTTCTGAATATATTAGTATTTATAAAAAATTATAAAAATTTATAATAATAGTGATTAAGAAAGTTTACATATATACACTAACAAATCCTTTAAATAATCAGGTCTTTTATGTCGGATACACCAATAATTCCACAAGAAGATTGAATGAGCATATTAAATATAAATATAATCCATATAAGGATTCTGTTATTAATGATATCATTCAAAACAGTCAAAAACCAATATTAAAAGTAATTGACGAATGTGAACGTATATATAATAAAAAAGAATCCATATATGAACATGAGAAATTAGAAATTTTTTATATAAAAAAATATCGAGATTCTGGTTATGATTTAACTAATATGACGGATGGTGGTGGTGATACTGTCAATTATTTAAAAAAAAGAATATTTAAATACGACCAATTTGGTAATTTTGTAAAAGAATATGAATCGATATCAGAAGCAGGTATTGAACACAATATTAACCCCGATAATATCGGACATGCTGTTGACCAAAGAATAAAGAAATCAAGTTGTTGTTATTATTGGTTTACTTCACATGAAGAAGCAAAAAAATTTATTTTTCGTATAATATTTAAAAGCGAATCACCGATTTTACAATATTCATTAGATTGTAAATTTATAAAAGAATTTAAAAATAAAAGGGAAATATATGATTCATTAAATATTCAGCGAAAATCAATAAAAAATGGATATTCATCATTAACAAGAGTATTAAATAGTAATGGTAAAAAATCTGCTCATGGGTATTTATGGTTCTATAAGGGAAATAAGCCTAAAAGAATAATAAGAAGTAAAATATTGCGTGGTAAAGAAACTATGCAATATAATTTAAATTAAAATACAATGAAATAAATGTGATATATTTAAAAATAAATAAATTATGATTATAGATGATAAAATTAAAGATGATGATAAGTATGTAATCTTTCATAGTGAAGGAGGACATGGAAAAGTCGTGATGGCGACTGCAGTGGTTCGTGCGATAAAAAAAGCATATCCTGATTATAAAATAATATGGGTTACTGCATGGGATGGACCTGCGTTTTACAATCCCGATGTATGGCGTTTTTATACCTTCGGTCAAATGCAGTACTTTTTTTCAGATTTTATAAAACCTACGACTAAAATCTTCCGTCAAGAGGTTTATTTTAGCGAAGACCACATATTACAGCGCAAACATCTAACTCAATCTTGGTGTGACATGTATGGAATTCCTTATGATGGTTATAAACCAAAAATCTATTTGAACCCCAGAGAACTCGAAATAGCGAGAGATAAGATAAAACCAGATAACCGTCCAATCATGTTATTACAAACGCATGGCGGGTCTCCTACAGGACAATACAGCAAAAAATCGTGGTATAGAGATATGCCAATAGAAATTGCACAAAAACTTGTGAATTATTTCAACAAATCTTATCGAATATTACATATTAAATCACCCGAACAACCAATTTTACAAGGCGTTGAACTTTTAACATTACCATATAGGGAATTATATGCAGTATTTCCATTGTCGCAAAAAAGACTTTTCATTGACAGTTTTGCCCAACATGTCGCAGCAGCACTTGACCTGCAAAGCACCGTTGTTTGGATTGGTAATAAACCTGAAATATTTGGTTATCCAGAACATATAAATGTACTTCCAAATGCAAATTATATACGAGAATTAAATAAATTCAGTTATTTGGAACAATTTGATATTTCTGGGCAAATCCAACAGTTTCCGTATGATACATTAAATGTATTGGATATTAATAAAATTATTGAAGCCGTAAACAAACAAAAATAATAGCCATATTTTTTCAAGAACCCAGCATGCTGGGTTTTTTTATTTTAAATATACGAATAATCATTTTAAATGGTATTTATAAATAAGATTATTGTTTAAAAATCATTGACAGTAATTTAAGTATTTATATTAAATAAAATTGTAATAAATGGCAATTGATACAAAACCTAATCTAAGTGATAGTAAATTTGAACAATTTTCTGGTGAAACATTAAGTTTATCTGGTAATACCAATATTTATGGTCATTTTGCAATAAAAAGTGGTGCAACAATATCAATATTATCAAATTATGGTGTTGGTAAAATATTAACTTCAGATTCTGGTGGTACGGGAACTTGGCAAAATGCAATATCAATATCCGGTGAAAGAATTACCAAAGAAATAATTCAAAATTCACATGGTTTTAATATTAATGATGTTATTGGCTGGAGTGGTGGAACATATAATAAAGCAATTGCTGATGGTAGTTATGATGGTGAAGTTTTGGGTATTGTAAGTAAATATTTAAATGCTAATTGTTTTGAATTAACACAAGCTGGTTATGTTACAGGTTTAACTGGCATAACTATTAATAGTACATATTTTCTTAGTGACATTACTGCAGGTTTATTAACTTCAGTAGAACCCACTGGTAATACACATATAAGTAAATCAGTATTAATTGCTGATTCTTCAACAAGTGGTTGGGTTTTACCATATGCCGGATATATCATAACAACAGGTTCAACTGGTGGTGGTACTTGGGGTACAATTACTGGTACGCTTTCAGGACAAACCGATTTACAAAATATTCTTGATACTAAATTAAATACAACAATATTTAATACTTATACTGGCACAACAGCACCTGCTACATATGTTACGAAAGCTGTATTTAATGCTTTTACAGGTACAACATATAATTTAGGGTCACCTGCTGTATGTACTGTCGGTGGTATCAGTGGTGGTACAGTTTTAACAGGAAAAACGGCATTTCAATTATTCGAAGAATTATTAGTGCCTGAAATATTTGGAACATTAACTGCTCCTTCAACTACAATCAGCATATCTCCAACAACTACTTTATATGAAATTGGATGTAGTATTTCAACATTATGTGTAACTGGTACATTTAATAGAGGTTGTATAAACCCACAGGGTTGTAGTACTTCGGATAAAAGAAGTGGTTATGCAAATTGTTATAATTTTACTGGTTGTCAGGTAGTTGGTTCATATGCATGTAGTGGTTCAAGTGTAATGAAATCAGGAAGTTCATATGTTGTTTGTGCAAGTCAAACTTGGACAATATCAACATGTTATGATATTGGTGTTCAACCTAAAGGAAGTAAAGGCACTAATTTTAACACACCACTTGCCACTGGTGTGACAAGTGCAGCAAGTCGCACAATTAGTGGTATTTATCCATATTATTGGGGAAAACTTACTGGTAGTACACGTCCTGTGGTAACTTCAGCACTTGTAACTGGTGGAACTAAAGTTCTTGCAGTTAGTACAGGTACTCTTGCAATTAATTTTAGTAGTGCATCAAATCAATATACTTGGCTTGCAATTCCAGTAGCAACAACATCAAAAACATGTTGGTATGTTACAGCACTTGATAATGGTAAGGTTAATAATGCACCAAGTGATAAATATCCTGATGAATGTCAATTATGTGTTTCTTCTGGACAGTTATGCTGGACGGATATATGTTATAAAGTTTATATGAGTGGAACTGTTGGTGCAATAAGTGCCACATTATGTTTTAGTTAAAATAATTTAAATAAAAATGGCAATAAATCTTAGTGATAATATTAAAGTAAGTGCTCCAAAACCCGTTGAGAGTAAATATTTAAATATAACAATTCCATATACTGGCAGTAGTCAAGTTAATACATGTATTGCAAGTGGTGAAAGATATGAAGGTTTAACAGTTAATATTAGTAATGTTGAATATTGGTATAATGGCGGTATTGCTGATAGTTGTTTGGTTCTTAAATCTGGTGGTGGTACTTGGGGTACAATTACTGGTACGCTTTCGGGACAAACCGATTTATGGAATAATTTAGTTACTTTAAGTGCAGCCACTCCGACTTCTTCGTGGAGTGGATTAACAGGATTACCAACAGATAATCCAGATTTAATGACAGTTTTTAGTGGTTATTCATTAACTGGTCATACACATAGTAATTACGAATTAGTTACTTCAATTAATACTTATACTGGCACAACAGCACCTAATCAATTTTTAGGTAAAGTTGCATTTACTACATATAGTGGTACAACTGTACCCAATACATATTTAGGTAAAACAGCATTTAGTACTTATTCGGGTACAACAGTGCCTGCCACATATTATAATAAGACTCAAATTAATGTATATACAGGCACTACTGTTCCAGCTACATATGCTTTAAAGTCATTGGCATTAACTGGTGGTACTTCAATGGGTGGCACAACATTATTACATTTAACACCAGTTGCAACAAATAAATTACAATTAAAAGGTTTGGCTGTTGGTGGTACTGGATTATCAATTGTTACTGGTGCTACTACAAATACAATTTCAGGCGCAACTACTGACATTTTTACAACTGTAACTGACTTGTTCTTATTGCGCAGAAATGGTACAGCAATGACTGGATACTCTATTAATAATTTTGCAACTTCAGCACATTTACATACAGGAGTATATTCACCAACTGGACATACACATGCTACGCTATATGCACCATTAAGTGCATATCAGACATATACTGGCACTACTGTGCCTTCTACATATGCACCATTAGCTTCACCAAATTTTACAACATGTATTGGCATTATTGGTAATATAAGATTTGCAAGTGGGGCAACAAGGACAATTAGAATTGGTGCAACCACAACTACAGTAAGTCATATTATAATCAGTGGTCAAACACTAACTGGTCTTGGTAATGCTGGTAATGTTTGTATCATAGGTGGTTGTGGTATACGAGTTGGTGGTGGTTCAACATATGGTGGTGATTTATTTCTTATTGGTGGTGATTCTTGTACAACATGTTCATCTTATGGTGGCAATGTATATATTTGTGGTGGTGATGCTTCTATTAGTGGCACAGGCACTACTTGTGGTGGTAATGTTTATATATTGGGTGGTATGGGTAGTGGTGGTGTTGGTACATTTTGTTGTGGATATGTTGTATTATATCATGGCTGTACAGCCAAATTATGTACAGTAACCAACGGTATTTGTATTGGTACAAATTGTGGATTTGGTGCTGATTGGATAGCAACATCAGATATTAGATTAAAGAAAGACATTCAACCAATATCAAATGCATTATCAATTATAACACAATTACAAGGGGTTTGTTATCATTTATGTGATGATGAATGTTGTGAAAATCGTATTGGTTTAATTGCACAGGATGTAATAAAAATATTGCCAGAGATTGTTTCACATAGTGTTCCTGATAAATGTGATATTAAATATAGTATTACTGATGATAAATTAGGTATTTCCTATGGAAAAATAACTGCTGTATTAATTGAAGCTGTGAAAATATTAAATGAAAAACTTATTCAATTAGAACAAGATTTAAATTATATAAAAAATAATAATACATAGTAATTATGACAATAGCAGCTTCGGGGAGTTTAGGAATTATATCAGTTGCAGGTTCAGCTTGCTCATCAATTTCTGCTGCTGTTTGTGGTGGTACTGGACAGACATCTTGTTTATCCGCATTAAGTGTTGCTGCTGGTAAATCAGCACCACATGCAATGACTGAATTTTATAGTTATGTGCCAGAAAATGTTGTTAATATGACAAGTTATTTGTGTTGCAATACAAATTTGAATGCTGCATGTGTTTGGAAATGCGGATGTCTTACATATTCTAAAGCAAGAGTGGCATCAACTTGTTATAATGTTTGTTTTTGTTATGTTATTAATAGTGCTATTGTCAGTGGTGTTGCTTGTGTAAATATTTATTCTGGTGCAACACAAGTATTATCCTGTGTTGCTGCTGGTCCTGTTTCATGTAATGGTACAAAATGTGTTAATGTTAAAAATGCAGATAATATATGTTTTTGGAATTTAGCCAGTAAATCAGGTCCTTTTACAGGGTGTGCATGTAGTTGTATTTGTATTGTTTCTGTAACGCCCGTAACTGGTGCAGGTGTCGCAAGTTATTGTATTGGAAGTACTTGTATTCTTCAAACGGCAATTACTTGTAATGCTCCAGTATAAAAATGATACTAATAATTCAATATTGTGCTTACATTAAATAATAAAATACTGACAATTAATAACAGGTTGATTCAAACACCTTCAGCAGGTTATTGCTCACAATTTCAAACAATTTATGATACTTGGATTGTAAAGCCTTCAGATGCAATTGCAGGGTATTACAATACAATGGTTAAAACAATTGTTGATGCTGGTATTTGGGCAAAAGGTGATGTATTTGATTTTTTTAGTACGCATTCAAATAATAATTTAGAAGCATATTATAATTGGATTAACCCTTTGGGAGCTTGTAATCCAGCACCAATTAATTCACCAGTGTGGACACAGTATGAGGGAACAATTGGTAATGCTTTATCAGTAAGATATGTAAGATTAAATTTTACGCCCAATGTTAATGGTGTTAATTATAAACTGGATGATTGCTGTATTATTGAAGGTTGTGCAACTGCTGCAAATACAAGTTATGATGTTGGAGTTTCTGATGGTGCGAATTTGGCACTTTTAAGAAGTTGGGGAGGTACATCATTTTATGGTGCATTAAATGCTGCAGCAGCTTCTACAGTAACATCAATTCAAACTGCTGGGCATTTTGGTATAACAAGAATTTTAAGTACTAAACAAAATTTATGGCAAAATTTAGCATTAACAGCAAATATAACAAGATTATCGGTTGCATTGCCAACAAAAGAAATGTATGCTTGTGGATTTAATAATAATGGTACTGCAAATGGTTGTGCAAAACAATTGAGATATGTTTGGATTGGTGCATATTTAGACGCTACTCAATACGCTATATTAATAAATGCAATAGAGACATGTCTTGATGCTTTGGGTACTGGTTTAATAGTGTAAATAATTATAATATTTTTAAAAACATAATCGAATCTCAAATAGAATTAAAAAATAATAATATATCAAAAGAATAGTAGTATTTATATATAATTAATAATAATTTAAAATATAATAATGGTAGTTAGATCAAATATAAATTTAGTTGGAAATACAACACAGGGTCAAAATCTTGGTGGTGGTGCTGAAATATATAAATGTAAATCTGGTGGAAATAATTTACAATTTAGAAGCATATTATCAACGGGCAGTTCTATTCAAATTTTTCAATCAGGAGATAAGATATTGATTAGTGGTGCGACTGGTGGTGGAAGTGGTAATACAATAACTGGTGGAACAAATGGATTATCTATTTCTAACAAAAATATTATTCTTGGGGGTATTTTATCTCAAAGTACTAATATTGGTGCAACTGGATATATATTCAATATTACAGGTAGTAGTAGTGAATTTAGATTTCAGGGTACTGACAGTCTTGGACACTGGTGTGCACAAAATAATTGTATTGATTTACAAGGAACTTATTTAACAATAAGTTCTTCAGGTAATAGTCTTAATATTGGTGATGTTCAAACAACATATACAAGTCATGATGGTGCTGGTATTAAATATGCCACAGATTATAGTGCAACATTTACTGCACGTTCACTTATAGATAAAGGATATTTTGCTGCACGTAGTGGTGGTACATCATATTGGAATAGAACAGGAACTGTTTTATGTCCGACAACCGTTGGTGATTGTATACGAATGGATAATAACTCTTGTATTTTATGGAATAGCACATCTGTTTGCATATATGCTACAAGTGGTGCAAGTTCATGTTCATTAAATATGAAAAGTGGTAGTTATGGTTATTTAATTTCAAGTACTGGAATTATGAGTTTGACAAGTACTCAAATAAATATTGGTTCAACAATGAACATTTTTCCAGCATCAAATTTAATAAATGGAACAACAGGACAACCATTATTATTACAAGGAGGTAATGATAGTGGAGGACTTTCTGCTGGTTGTATTGCAATATGCGGTGGTGAACAAGTTGGTGGCGGTGGTGGCGGTGGTGGTTGTGTTATTGTCTTGGGTGGACGAAGTTGTTGTGGAATTGGTGGTAGTGTGTATATTAGTGCGGGCATAAGAACTTGTACATCAACATATGGTAATGTTTATATTTGTCATTTACCAGTAAAAAGTATAAGTGAAATATGTACAGTATATATTGGTGCTGATGGTAAATTAGCAACAAGTACAGCAATAATACTTTCAAGCGGTTCGACAGCATCACATCCAAATAATAGTATATTTTATTCAACAGATAGTGCTAAATTAGTATATAAAGATGTAACTGGTGGAACACATACATTATATTAAAAAAATAATATAATTATGTAATTACTTAATATAAAATTAGTGAGTATTTATAATAAAATAATAAAACAATGACAGATTTTAATACAGATTCAAATGTTCAATCACCAAATATTGAACCAATAACATTAATTGATGAGGTTTCAAGTGAAGAATTTTATATTGGTACTTCAATAAATGGTGGGAATACAAGTAAGGCGACTTGGAGAATTAAGAAAATTTGGAAAGATGTTACTGTATGGAAAGTAGAATTTCCAGATGGTGACCAATCATATAACTATGTTTGGGATGATAGAATTAGTACTTATATATATCGATAAAAATATTTATATAAAAACAGGTAATTAATATGGCAACATTTGCAATAGATTTATTAACTGGTAATCAATATTTATTTAATGGGGATTTTACCAATAGTGGTATGACTACCTTTACTGGTATTACAACAGCAAATAATGGATTAACAAGAGTTGGATTACGTCAGGTTAAACTTGGTGGTGTTTTAACTTGTGTAACAACAATAACAAAAGGTGCTGGAAATACTGCTGGTATTGAATATGGTGGTGATTATTCTGCAAGTTTTACAAATCGTTCATTAGTTGATAAAGGATATGTTGATAATAAGGTTTCAGGAAATACTCCAAGTTGGTCAGTAATAATATCGAAACCAGCGTGGTTATCAGGTACAACATTACAAAGATTTCAAACAGGACATACACATTCATATAATAATTTAACCAGTAAATTAAGTGGTGGAACGGGCATTTCAATTAATAATAATATAATTAATGTTACTGGTACTTCAAATTTACAACAAGTTACTACAGCAGGTGCAATTACAACAATTGAAAGTACATTCAATGGTGGGTTAATTATAAATAAAATCAGACCAACAGGTGATACAATTACTGCAATACAAGTTCGTAAAGCCAATGGTAGTACTGTAATAATTAATGTCGATACTGTCTCAGGCTTAACTGGCTTTGGTACTATTGCACCACAAGGTGTTGTTCATGCATATGGAACAGATGCCAACGAAGACAATCCATTAAGTACACAAAAGAATGCCTTGATTATTGACGGACCTTCAAATGTTGATGCGGATATTCAGTGGGCAGAAAATGGTATACCTAAATGGTTGGGTGAGACATATCGTAATGAAGGTTCTAAGTTTTGGTATCTATATAATGTCGAAGCAGAAAACAGTCCATTAACTGTAATGGAAACAGGTAGAATTGGTATAAATAAAAATACTAATTTAATAGATGATGATGCTGCTCAAATTGTCGGTACGGGTTTATCTGACTTAACAATCAGTGGTAATTATACCGAGAATTATAATGCAGTGTATCGTATTGAAATAGCAAGCACAGGTGCAACAGATGAATGGAAGTGGAAGAAAAGTATTGATGGCGGTGTAACTTATGGTAGTTATTCACCATTGAGTGCTTGTACAACAGGTGCAACACTTATTGAATTTGGTGTTTATATTGCCTTTGGTAGTGTAAATGGACATACTGTTGGTAATATCTGGGAATTCGGTGCATTTACACAAATTCCTCAAGCAACACTGAGTCTTGCACCAATGGGTTTTGCAGAGGTTCAACATACAGATGATTATCTTGCACCAACAATTACATATCAAGACTTAACTGCGTTAGCAAACGGTGGATTTTACGACAGTAAATTCACGGTTTTCGATACTGGTACTGGTGGAACACTACAGGCATTTTATTGGGGTACAACAGTACAAATAAATTCAATATTCTTCAACTTGCACCAAATTGGTGCAAGTATTGTGCTTATTACTGAATATTGGAACGGTACTTCATGGATTGCAATGAATTTTAATGATTACGGTTTAATCGATTCTACTGAAAACCTAACAAAGTCTGGTCGAATCATTTGGACACCAAACCACATGACTGGTTGGGTGAAAGCATTTATACCTGATTTAACTAAAGAAGGTTCTGAATTATATTGGATAAGAATTCGTACAAGTACTAATCCTACTATTGCACCTGAAGCACATACAATAAGTGTTGGCAATGATAAAAGATTTAGTGTTTATAATTCATTCAATGATTATCGTCCGAGTTATTATGTTGATTCATTAGGTCGTGTGAACATCGGTGGTGGTAATATTACTGATACAAACTTACTTCAAATAAATAAGGAAGGTTTTGTACAGCCAAGTGCAAGTGCAAATCATAGTTTGGTTGAAATTGACTCACAATGCAGTTGTGAGGTTGATTTTAAAATAAAATTAAGTAGTAATGATGCTTGTGGTGGTGCTTTTACTTTATTTAAATCAAGAGGAACATTAGATATACCAACAGGTATTGTAAATGGTGATACAATTGGTCTTGTTAGATACAGAGGTCGTATTGGAACATTAGGTAAAGAATTAGCAAATATTTGTGCACAATATACTGGTGATGGTAGTTCACAGGTTGCAGATATAACTTTTAATACTGCATGTGGTGGAAATCCAAGTGAAAAAGTAAGATTTGCTGCAAATGGTACAAATGGTTTTGGCATAACACCAACTGCAGTTATAACATTAAAGGCTGGTACAAGTTTAATTGCACCTTTGAAATTTACCCAAGGCAGTTTACTTAGTAGTCCACAAGCAGGTGCAATGGAATTTGATGGCTTTTTCACATATATTACAGATACTGGCAATACTCGTCAGACTTTTGCATATTTAAATGACCCTGTTTTCACTGGTAATGTTTTCTTACCAGCAGGTACACTATATGCTGATGGTGTTAAGACAAATACAATTCAGCCTTTGAATGATGGTTTGGATACTTTAAAAATCATCGGTGCAACTGGTGGAACTGTTTTGGTAACGTTTAATTCAAAAAGTGGTTTCACAGGTTTTGGTACTGTTATACCAGAAACATTGGTACATTTATATGGTGCTAATGCTGTTGAGGGTGATGGTTGGAACTATCAGACTAACGGCATAAGACTTGACGGTACGTTTAACACTGATAAAGATATTCAATGGGCATCTGAGGGTGTGCCTAAGTTTGCTGCACAAATTTACAGGTGCGAAAACGGTAAATTCTGGTATTTAAGTAGTCCACAGGGTCATATCAACCAATTAACGGTTTCAGATACGGGTAGAGTCGGTGTTAATAACCAAACCAACATCATGGCATATCATGCCCTGCTTGAAACAGGCGGTCCGAATGATTTGAAGGTTAGTGGATATTATACTCAAGACTACACAGGTATTTATCAGATTGAAATTGATACAATTACTGGTGCAACAGATACTTTCCATTGGAGAGCAAGTACTGATGAAGGTCAGACCTTTGGTGGTTGGTCAGCAAGTATTAATTTAGATTATGTACCAACTGAAATCCAATATGGTGTAAGTGTTAGGTTTGATAAATTAACTGGTCATACTTTGGGTACAACATATGTGTTTGGGGCATTTGCACAACTTCCAATAGGAACATTCGTAATAACTCCAAACAGATTTACTGAGGTTCAGCAAACATTGAACTATACTGCAAGTGCAATTACATATACTGATGTTACTGCTGAAGCAAACAGTAGTACATATGGCAGTGTAATTACAATGTTCAACACTGGTGTAACGAACAATGCAATATATTTTGGAACACTTGATAAACTCAACAGTATATTTGTCAACCTTGATAATCATGCATTGGGTGTGACATTAATTGCCGAATATTTGAGTGGTAATACTTGGGTGAATATAACTGCAAACAATAATGCTTATGTTGACAATACTTTTAATTTAATCAGAAGTGGTAATATCACTTGGGAAACTTCAAGTATGACAGGTTGGATACCAGCATACATGTCAAATTTAGTAAAAGACGGTTATTTATTATATTGGATAAGATTAAGAACTACAACCAATGCTACTGTTGCCCCAATTGCAAATAGTTTTGCACGTGGTGGTAACTACAGACTTGCAGTTTTAACTTCGCCATCTGACTTCAAACCGAGTTTCTATGTTGATAGTCTTGGTAGAACGAATATTGGTGGTGGAAATGTTAGTGGTAGCAATATGTTACAAATTAACTGCGGTAATTCTGTTGATGTGACTTGTGGATTGAGTAATAGTTTATTTGAAATAGATTCAAATTGTAGTTCTGAAGTTGACATGAGAATCAGGTTGTCAAGTGATGATGCAATTAGTGGTGGTATTGCTATTGCAAAAACCAGAGGTACGTTAGATGTTGCTACAAGCGTACTAAATGGTGATAATATCAGTCATATCTGTTCAAGAGCACGTGTTAACAATCTCGGTACTACGCTTACATCGATTGAAACTTATTATACTGGTAATGGTATTACTTGTTATGCGGATATTGTATTCAAGACAGCAAATAATTCTACACTAACTGAAAAGGTGAGGATATCCGAAGCAGGTACTGGTTTTGGCATTACACCATCCGCAACAATAACACTAAAGGCGGGTACAAGTACAATAGCACCGTTAAAATTCACAAGTGGAACATTGCTCAGTACAACTCAAGCGGGTGCAGTAGAATTTCTTACTGATGCTTATTACGGTACAATTACAACCGGAAGTGCAAGAAAAACTTTTGCTTTCTTAGAAAGTCCACAATTTACGGGTAGTCCTAATTTGCCTGTTAATACAACATTGATTGGTACGAGTTTATGCAATTTAATATGGTACAGTGGTGGTACTGCTAACCCGTTATTAACTTCAAGAAGTGATTTCAATACGTATACTGCAAGTACTGTTACACATTTACAAACAACAGTTACTGGTGCAACAAACGGTATAAGCAAAGCAGATTGCCACCGTGTTAAATTAGGTGGTTTATTAACTGAAGATACAACAGTTGGCGCAGGTGGATATAATTTCCATTTATGCGCTAAGAAATTTACAATTTCATCATTTAACGGTACTGATATCTATGATGCAGAAGGTAAAGATATTAATATTTTTAGTAGTGGTGGTACAATTACATTACGTGGTAGAACATCGGGTGGTACAGATGCAACACTTTTAAGCATAAGTCAATCACAAGCATTATTTTCAGATAGTCGTGCAGTACCACATGGTATTGAATACTGTCAGAATTATGGTGCGACATTCACAAATCGTTCATTGGTTGATAAAGAATATGTTGATAGTCACAGTGGTGGCTTAGAACCAAAACAAGCAGTTGTGGTTGCAACAACAACAAACATTAATTTAAGCAGTGCTCCTGCAACAATTGATGGAATTATAGCACCAAATGGTTCAAGAATACTTGTTAAAAATCAAACTGGTGCTACTGCAAACGGTATATATATTTATAATGGCAGTGGTGCTACAATGACACGTGCAACAGACTACGCAAGTGGTAGCACAGCATTTCAATCATACATGGCTATTATCAGTGGTAATACCAATAAAAATACTTCATGGATATTAAGTGCAACTGACCCAATAACTGTTGGTGTTGATGCATCAGACTTCGTATTATTTGCTTCAGCATCGGGTGTTGTTGCAGGTAATGGTATTTGTGTAACACAAAGTGGTGGAAACTACAACGTAGCAGTTAAATTACCAAGTAACTGCGGATTAATTTCAGACAGTACTGGTTTATATGTTAATTCAGCAATTGCTGGAACTGGTTTGGCATACAATACTGGTGTATTAAGTGTTTGTGGTAGTGCACTTGCTGGAAATAGCCTTTCATGGGTAGGTAGTCAATTTGCTGTTAATACTACAGGTGGTACACTTAATACTGCATTGAATTCTAAACTTAATACAAGTATATTTAGTTCATATACTGGTACTACAAATACTGCAATCAACAACAGATTATTGACTTCGATTTACAGTACTTATACCGGAACAACTGCTCCCGGACAATTTGCAAGTAAATCTGCATTTAATTTATACACCGGAACTACTGTTCCAAATACTTATTATACCAAGACTCAGATAAATGCTTATACAGGCGCAACTTCAACAGCAATAGGGTTAAAGGCAAACATTGCAAGTCCGACTTTCACTGGAACGGTTAGGTCAGTTACTCCTACTATTAATGATAGTAGTACTTGTATTGCAACAACTGCATGGTATATAGGTCAATGTGCAACAGCAAGTCCTTTAATGGATGGTGTTGCAGCAGTTGGTACATCGTCTTTATGGACAAAACAAGACCATGTACATCCAAGCGATACAAGTAGATTAGCAGTAAGTGCATTTAATACTTACAGTGGTAATACTTCAACTGCAATTGGATTAAAGGCAAATATTGCCAGTCCGACTTTCACTGGAACTGTTAGGTCAGTTACCCCTGCAGCAAATGATAATAGTACTTGCATTGCAACAACTGCATGGTATTTCGGTCAGAGTGGAAACACAACACCAGTAATGGATGGTACTGCAGCAATTGGCACATCGCTAAGATGGGCACATGCAGACCATGTACATCCAAAAGATACTGCTAAATTATTCCTTAGTGGTGGTACAATGACTGGTGTATTGAATGTTTGTAAAGCAGCACAGAATGACAACACAAGTTGTGCAGCAAGTACTTCATGGTATATAAGTCAAGCAGGTACTGCAAATCCTCTAATGAATGCTGCCGTTGCAATTGGTACATCGAATTTATTCAGTAGGCAAGACCATGTGCATCCACGTGATACTTCAAGGGTAGCCAAAACTGGCGATATCATGACTGGTGGTTTGACAATTGCTTCAACACTTAATGTTAGTGGCGCAACTAAATTATCTTCAGTTGGTGCATGTCAGGTTGTCTTCGGTAGTACTTCTTGTGTATTAACTGGTAATACTGGAATGGTTTATAATCCAACTGCATGTACATTATGTGTGAATTATATTCAATCAACTGCACCTAATGCATATTTATATGCTGACCGTAGTGGTGATGTTACAAATGCTACTACGACATGTTGCAAATATATTGGTGTAACTGGAACAACAATGCCAGCAGGTATGTATGCAGTAGACTTTAGTGGGGTATTTGGTGTTACTGGTGCAAATAATGAAGCAAATATCAAATTTGGTATTGACAATACCGTAGTTGGTAAAAATTTATTATTTAAAATGTCAACTGCATCTGCAGTACAATCAGCAGCAATAACAAAAAACACCACATTATCAGCAGGTACACATTGTTTTGACGTTTGGTTTTGGGAAACAAGTGGTACTGCATGTGCAACATTTGGTTCAGTAAGAGTAAGAAGAGTTTGTTAAAATATAGAATATGAGTAAATTATTAGCATATACAATCGGTGGTCAAAAAATAGGTGTTGATATCTTATCATGGGATACCACCATGTTAGGTGGAAACCCACCATTTAAGGTTATTGCAGATATTGGTAGTACACCTGCAAATTATACCAATGTATCTTCGGTTACTATGTGGGATACTTATGGTAGTCTTGTGGGATTTACTGAAGTACAGAAAAAAACTGAAATACTTAAATTAATACCCAGCACACCAACACAAGCGCAGTATAATGTGCTGGCAAATTATATGAATGTCGGCATAAATACCATGACTAAAATTGGTAGTAATACAATACTTGGTAGTGCAATTACTGGTACAACAGTTCTTACGGGAGTAACTGATAATAATATATATGGTACACATTTTCATAAATTCACAAGTACTGGTACAATAGCAAATAGTGCTATTGTATCAACACCAGCAATGACAGGTAGAACAACCTCTTTACCAATTGGTACATATAAGTTTATGGTAACTTTTGTCTGGAGTCGTAGTTCAGCAAATAACTATGGAAATCAAACATTTAGTATAGATGGTACTTTAGTGGGTACAAGGGCAACTATGAACATAAGAACTCCACAAACTATTGATATTTATACCGATATGAGAGTATATTATGCAACGTTTGCAACGGCAGCAACACATACATTTAGTTTTGATGTTTGGAATAATGCAGGTACTACAACACTTAGTGATATTGCAGTTGAAATAATAAGAGTATTATAATATGAGAAAACAATTATTAGCATATCAAATAAATGGTCAATCTGTTGGAGTAGATATTTCAACATGGAATACTGCTGACCTTAATGGTAAACAACCATTTAAAATTATTAAAACAGGTGATACGGTTTCAAGTGGTTATGTTGATATTAGTTCAATTGTCAATTGGGACGCTTTTGGTGAAAATGCTGCTAATGATTATATGGTTGTCAGGTTTGAAATTCGTGACCTATGTAGAGCAAAAGGCTGGACTGGCTTAACAAATACAGAAAAAGACTTAGCAATAAAACATTATATCAGCGATAATCCAACTAATGCTGTTGTTTATTTAATGTCTAAAGGATATACACAACAACAGGCACAAGGATTTGTTCTGATGTCTTGGCATAAATATCATGCAAGACTGCTTGAAGCATGTCAACAAAGAATTTATTATTTGAAATTCGTTGTTCCACAATATTTATCATTAACAGATGCAGAAGTATTATTTGATAATGCCAGAGACTTAATATATGAATTTACAGAATTAGGTCGTTTCGGACTTGCAATTGGCGATAAAAAGTCTGGTGTACTGGATTACTTAATGTCAACAAATGATTATGCTGGTAAAGGAATGGAAGAAAGTGGAATTACATTAACACAAGGCACTTGGGATATTTTTAGGTCAGCGTTATCAGCAATTTTAGTTGACGGTATTTATACTAAATATTAATAATATCTATCATGGGAGAATTTTTTAAGATAATTTTTGGCGACTTCACATTCATTCAATTATTTGGATACTTGTGGTTTTTTATTATTGGTTATTTAATTTATGGATTAACTGAAGTTAGTGGTCGTGATATACAAAGTCCCGCCACACCAAAAAAATGGAGTTGGAAGTTCTGGTTTTATGATAACTGGAGAAGATATTTGACGACTATCTTATGTACATATGTACTCTTTAGATTCTATACTGAAATAAGCGGACATCCATTTGGAAATATTGATGCAGTTACCCTTGGTATGATAGGTGACGGTGTTGCTGCAACGATTAAAATGAGAGTAAAAACATTTGGTGCTGACAGAGAAAAATTAATGGCAGAACTTAAGGTCGATGAACCTACCCCAGCAATTGATAACAAAGGATAATGGATTACAGTACATTTAATATTAACAACTTTTTCATTAAGAAGGACAGTACACTTCCTGAATTAAAGTATCCACTCATACAACAAGTAAGAGAAAAGTATGATATCAGTGATGATATGCTTGAAAATGTAGCGGTTACATTCTCAATGCAAGATGCTGATACTGGATTATATCGTATTGCTAATGTTCCGGCAAATCTTGTTGTTAATAAAGATAGAAAAAGTTATCCTAATGAAGAATATTATACATTAATGTATAGGTTTAACTTATTGCAAACATCAAAAGCAGGTAGATTTTATGGTGAATTTTGTCTTGATTTTTTGGGTGAAAATATTGGTTGCGGTAAAATAAAATTGCCAGTTAATGGTCAAATTAATATTATTATTTCTGATTCGTTAACTAAGACCACTGTTATATAATCCTTGACAATTATAAAATTTTAATTACCTTTGCATGATATTGATTTAGATTATGCAAGAACTATCGGTTTTCACGGTGCATTGCGAACGAATCTCAAGAAGATTAGCATATTATCTGAGATTTTTTTATAATGACCAGCTTGTTAAACGCATAAAAGACCTTCCAGAAGAAACAAGAAAATGGAACGCAATGGATATGGCATGGGAAGTCACAACACCATCGTTATTATCTCTTATTAAAAAATATAAGGGTTCAAATAAAATTCATTTTGATTTTGGAAACGAAGATAGTCGAAAAGTTTTTATTCAACAAATTAAAAAAATAGAAATTGCCGAAGAAGAAAAACGTAAATTCATTGCTGATTTAAATATTAAAAAAGAACATTGGGTTAAATATAAACTGGAACTTGAACAAAATTATATTCAATATTCAGATAAAATGCATGCATTGGTAAATGAAGGAGTGATACTTTATCCTCATCAAATTGTAGCTGCAATGTTTATGAATGTTACACGTAACACATTGATTTCCCACGAGATGGGGACAGGAAAAGCGAATCCGCTTGATTCTAAATTACTTACACCAAATGGATGGATTAAAATGGGTGATATAAAAGTAGGTAATTTTGTAATTGGAAGTGATGGTAAACCGAAAAAAGTATTAGGTGTCTATCCGCAAGGAATAAAAGATATATATGAAGTTTGTTTTAATGACGGTACTTCAGCACAATCATGTGATGAACATTTATGGAATGTAAATACATATATTAGAAATTGGAGAAAAAATCCATTTATGACCAAAACATTAAATGAAATAATGAATGAAGGATTGACATTTAAAAATGGTAATCATAAACATTATATTCCAATAGTTAAACCAATCGAATTTGAAGAAAAAGAATTAAAGATAAATCCTTATGTATTAGGTTGTATCTTAGGTGATGGAAGTATAACTGTATTAAATGGTATTGGTTTTAGTTCATTTGACAAAGAAATTATTGATGAAATTACAATAAGATTACCTAATAATCATAATATGGTGCATAATGGAAAATCTTTAAAAGATTATTATTTGACTGCTGATGGTAAAAATAATTATATTAATCAAGCATTAAAAATATATAATTTAAAGGGATGTAATTCGTACACCAAATTTATTCCAAATGATTTTAAATTTGCATCAATTAATCAAAGATTAGAATTATTACAAGGTATTTTAGATACTGATGGTCATGTAAGCAAACGACAAGGATTTATTGAAATAACATTGGCATCAAAACAATTAATTGATGATGTTCAATTTATTGTTCAATCATTAGGTGGTATTGGAAGACTTCATGATAAGTGGGTGATGTATAATGGAGAAAAAAGATTATATTATAGATTATATATCAAATTACCATCAAAATTTATACCGTTTAAATTAAAAAGAAAAATTAATAATTTTATAGCACCAACAAAATATTTACCTAATAGAGCAATTTCTGGTGTTAAATATGTTGGAAAAAAAGAGGCACAATGCATTATGGTTGATTCTAAAGACCAATTATATGTTATAGACCACTGTATATTAACACATAATACACTTTCGGCAATACTTTATGTTGAAATGAATAATTTTGAAAAAGTTGTGGTTATTACTCCAAACTCATTAAAATTTAATTTTTATAATGAAGTCGAAAAATTTACAAAAAGTAATTCACATATTGTAAATTGGAGAAAAAATAAATGTTCAATTGAAGATGCTAAATATATAATAATCAATTATGATTTTTTTAATTCAAGTAATAAAGAAAAATTTTTAACAAAATGGGAGAAATTAAAACTTAATAAAATTGATGTGATTATTGCAGATGAGTGTGCAAAATTGAAAAATACAAAAGCCAATACTTATAAAAATTTTAAAAGAATATTTAATAAAACAATATTTAAAAACGAAAAAATTAGTAAAATTTTCTTATCAGGAACTCCTGCTCCCAATAGAGCGCATGAATTATATACAGTTTTAAATCAAATATCACCAATAGATTTTGCCACAAAAAAATATTTTATGGAATATTATTGTGGAATGTCTTATGATATTTATGGTGGTTGGGGTTATATAACTGATAATGTAGAAGCAAAATTTGAAGAACTTTATCATAAAATTGCACCATTCACACATAGAAAAAGAAAATTTGAGGTTTTGAAAGACCTTCCAGATAAAATTTATCAGAGAGTTATGTTGGAAATGGAAGAAAATGAATATGATATGTACAATGAAATTGAAGAGGGTGTTGCAAATGATTTTGTGATGCATCCAAATGGGAATCCGTTAACAACAATGTTGCGTTTAAGACAATATACATCACATTTAAAAATCAAACCAGTTATTGAATTAATTGAGAATATTTTAGAAACGGGCGAAAAAATTGTAGTTGTTGATTTTTTTAAAGAATCAATACAACAATTAAAGAAAAAACTTGGTGATATTGCTGGATTACATACTGGTGACCAAACTGATGAAGAACGTGCAGAAATAGTTAAAACATTTCAAGACCCAAATAGTAGCATGAAAGTTTTTTTAGGTTCAATACAAACATGTGGATATGGTCTGACTTTAACAGCAGCAAGTAAATTATTTTTAATAACATTACCATACAGCGTGGGTGATTATGACCAAGTTTCTGATCGTCTTCATAGAATTGGTCAAAAAGCAATTGTAAATATTTATCCATTAATTTTTAGAGATACTATCGATGATTATGTATTTTCAGCTATTGAAAGCAAGCGTAAAGAAATTGTTAAAGTAATGGATAACGAAGATTATAAATCAAATATTGAAGAATCGGTATTAGGTGAAGTAATTAATAAAATTAAAGAAAAACATAAAAAATAATCGTAATTTATGAGTAAAAAAATTGCTATATTATTTTCAGGTGGATTGGATTCAACATATCTGGTATGGAAAAATCTTAAAGAAGATAATATTGTGTTTCCAATTTATGTTGAAATTGAAAATAATGAAGTTAAAACAATTCTGGAAAAAAATCGTATTGAATTACTCTGGAAAGAATTTGAAAAAGAATTTCATAAAAACGATAGTTTTAATTTAAAACCGATTCAATATGCCGTAAAAGTAGATGTACATGCGAATGAAGGTAGTTTATATTTTAAACAAATGCCAATTTGGATATTTACGGTTGTATTTCTACAGGGTATGGATAATATTGATGAAATTCAAATAGGATATGTCAGTAATGATGATGCTATTTCATATCTGGATGATATTCAAAATATTTACAAATCATATCAAGCAATTAGTGAGCCAATGAAGCCACTTACGTTTCCACTTACTAAAATGAAGAAACGCCAAATGGCAGAAGAACTTCCCGAACAATATCGCAAATATATTTTTAGTTGTGAGATAGCAAAAATTAAAGGTTCAAAAGATGTTGAATTTATTGAATATGAACCTTGTTGTGAATGTGCATCATGTAAGACCATAATTGCAAGTGAATATTATGAACTTAAAGGATTTTTAGATATTTATAGCAAAAAACTAACGGAAAAATATGCAAGTACTTTAGTGCAACGGGGTTTTAAAGTAACCGATAAAGAAGGTAATGATTATTTTCAAAATTGGTACAAGGTTGAAGAAGAAAAAAAACCATATCAATTAGAATTTGATTTTATTAATAATGAAAATGATATAATATTTGTTGAAAATGGAAATGGATAAAGCAAAAGTTTTGGGAGAAATTAAGGGATTTCTCGAAGGCTATAATAATGATTTAAAATATTTGGTAAATGTTGAAACAGACCCAAGCACAAATATTGCCGAATGTGTTATACATGAACCAAATCAAAAGCCAAAAATTGTAAAAATATATTATGAACCCTTTATGTATGTGAAAGATTTAACAAAATTAAATTATAAATTATATAAAGGTGCTGATGAAAATTTTATTGAAAGTAAAAAAATTAAATATGGTATTACAATTACTAAATTAAAAACAGGTAATCAAAAAAGATTAATTGATGGATATTGTTATAAGGTAACAAGTCGCAGGTCATATAATGATATTATAAATTATTTTACAGATGGTGGCATTAATCCATATGAAAAAGCAAGGGATGAAAATGATGATTTTATTAGAAATAAAAAGGGTGAATTGGTATATTTATATCGTAACTTTTTTTATTCTACAAGACTCACTGAACAATTTTTTATTTCAAATCAAACCAGACTTTTTAAAGGCATAGAAGAATATAAAAATATTCATAAAGTTACCTTTGATATTGAAACAACAAGTTTAAGATATCAAACAGGAAGGGTTTTTGCAATTGGTGTAAGAGATAATAGGGATTTTGAAGTAATTCTTGAAGCCGAGAAATTAAATGATGATGAAGCCGAAATTAAACTTATACAAAAATTCTTTAATTTAATTGACCATTTACGTCCTGCAATTATTACCGGATTTAACTCAGAAATGTTTGACTTTGAATTTATTCTGGGTAGAGCAAAACTTTTAAAAATGAATTTATCCGAAGTTCCGACAGGACTTAAAGAAAAGATTCAATTAAAAAGAAAAGCAAATACTTCTGTTAAATATGGTAATACTGCAGATAAATATACTTGGACTGATATGTGGGGTTATTCAGTTATTGATATTTTACATGCTGTGAGAAGAACGGCAGCAGTTAATAGTGAAATAAAAGAAAATAAATTAAAATATATTGCAAAATTTGAAAAAATAGCAAGACCAAACAGAACATACATTGCAGGAGAAGATAATTCAATTGGTAAATATTATTATGAAAATAAAATTTTTCTTGTAGATGAAAAAAATAATTATATACAAATACCTAATGAATTTCAAGATGTTGCAAGGAATTTATATAAACTTCAAGCCAATAAAAGTAATATTACCAATGAAGAATATAATTCCGCTAAAAAAAATTATCTTGATAAATGTAAGGAATTTATTACATGGTTTAAAGCAGAAGCGTTTCCAAAAAATTTAATTACGTTTATTGGTGGTAAAAAACTTGTAAAACAATATCTTCTTGATGACTTATGGGAAACTGAACAAATTGATGAATTATATAATCAATCATCATTCATGTTAGCCAAAATCGTTCCAACAACTTATCAAAGAATTTGTACAATAGGTACTGCGGGAATTTGGAATTTACTTATGACAGCATGGAGTTATGAAAATGATTTGGCAATTCCATCACCAGATGTTTACAATAGGTTCTCTGGTGGTTTGGCACGTACATATAAAATTGGATATATTGAAAGAATAATAAAAATTGATTATGCTGGTCTATATCCTTCAATACAGTTAACTGAAGATGTATTTCCAATATTTGATATTACTGGTGTTATGAAAAAGATATTGTTATATTTAACAACAACACGTAATATTTATAAGAAATTAGCAAACAGTAGTAAATTGGATGAAGAAGAAAAAACATTATTTAGACAAATTGATCCAGAAAAGCACGTTAAATTCATTAATAATGAATTTATGTTTGCAGATATTTCAATGTTCAAAATCAAACAATTACCTATAAAGACTTTGAACAACTCATTATATGGTGCTCTGGGTTCACATATTTCATTCAATTGGTCAGATAATGTTTGTGCTGCACGTATTACCTGTACTGCCAGATTACATTTAAGACATGCAATTAATTGGTTTAATAAATTTGGATGCATACCTTTACTTGCAGTTACTGATGGTATTAATTTCAAAATACCCAATACGACCACAATTTGTGTTACTGATAAGGGAATAACTGAGGGATTAAATGAGGGATTAATTGAAGACATGTGGCAATATGATGGCAAAACAGGTATTAATGCACTTATTGAAAAATATAATAAAGAAGAAATGAAACCACCATATATGTCAATTGACAATGATGGTGAATCAATTTCATGCCTAAATCTTGCAAGAATAAATTATGCAACACTTTCATTAGTTAAAGATAAAAAAACTGATGAAATGAAAGAAAAAATTAAATTAACAGGTAATACAATTAAATCAAAAATAATGCCTGAATACATTGAAGATTTTATTGATAAGGGTTTTGATTTAATTCTTCATGGTAAAGGCAAGGAATTTCTTGATTATTATAATGACTATGCAGGAAATCTTTATTATGAACGTATTCCATTGAAAAAGATTGCAAGTAAAAGTAGAGTAAAAACAACAATAAACGCATATAATAAAAGAGGTAAGGATAAAAATGGTCATAAAAAGGGAAAACAGGCATATATGGAATTATTAATTGAAAAAAGACAAAAAATTGCAAATGAACTTTTTGAAAAACATAAAGCAAATTTAGGATTTACAAAATCTGAAGAAAAACTAAGCGATGATGATAAAATGAAATTAGTTATTAATTATATGCCACCAGAACCTGAACTTGACAGTGTTGTTTATTATGTTAATACTGGTACAAAAAAATCAGAAGGTAATTCAGCTACAATTAAAGATGTTGAAACAGGTAAAAATAGGTTTTGTGCAACATTAATCAATGCTGAAGATTTGCAAGAAAATCCAAATATGATTGGTAAATATAATGCTGTGAAATATTTAGATGCTTTTAATAAAAGAGTTATGACACTTTTAGTTGGGTTTGAACCAGATATCGCTAAAAAGATTTTATCAAAAACTATTAAAGATAAAAAAACCAAAGAAATGAAATTTGAACAAGCGAATTTTGCTTCATTCCAATTAGAATTAAAGAATTTTGATTTGGATGATTTTGATGAATCAATGTACTTAGAAAAACCTGAAGTTGATTTTTGGAATAAAACAGGATATGACCCAAGAAAAGTATGGGATGGATTTAAAATGTATGATGATAATAAAATTTATTATGAAATATATAATAATGCTTTAACATATTTAAATGAATTAATGACAGCAAAAAATAAACCAAGAATTAAATCAATAAATGATGAATATAAAGAAAATGATTTAGTTTTAATTAAAAATGGTGGTGAATATAATGTTGGATTATTCAATGGTGTATTTTTTGAAATAATTAGAGAAAATGTAAATATTCCCAAAAGTGAAATTGAATTGGAATTTGATAGAAAAAGAGAAGAAGAAGCTCAGAAAATCAAAGAATTGGAAATAACATTATCAAATAAAACCGAAAGGGATAGGTATTTGGAAATATTAAAAATCAAAAGAATAAAATATTTTGACAGGTTTAAAAAACGTTTTAAAATTGCAGATGAAATAACAATGGAAGAACTATTTGAAAGTGAAGAAATGGCAAGTAATACTCTTGATATGTATATCAAACAAATAGAAGGAATTGAAGAAGATGAGATTGCCGAATATATGGGTCTTGATATTGATGATATTGATTAATGATATTGATCGTGCATATTGATAATAATTAGTATTTATATAAAAAATATGCTATCATGAAAATAAAAAAGAAAGAATTATTAGAAATTATAGATTCAAACGGTGAATTAATTGGTAAAAATGATGTGCCGACATCAGGTAGTGATTTGGAATCACAAGCATCAAATACCACAGATTATAATGCAAAGATTGGAATGCAGCCATTTAGATACGACATGCTGGGTCGTTTTGGCTTCACACTTTTACCTTTCTTTGAAGGCAAGGAAAATCAAAGCCAAACAGAACTTCTTAATGACTTAGCACATTTGGCATATGATAGATATATGGAAATTTTGGAATATTATTATAGAAATCCAAATAAATTAAAATCAGATTTTAGGATAATATCTGAAAAAGATTTTGATAGTCAACCTGATGATAAAAAAGAAAAGAATTTTGAATGTGCAAAAAAAATGATTAAAATAGTAGAAAAACATTTTGAAAACGCATTTAAAGAACCCCAAGAAAATATTGATGAAAACTTTTCATTAAAAAAACCATTGACATTTAAAAGCACTAAGAATAATTTATTCAATATTACATTTAATTTTGATGATAATGGTAGATTAAGCGGTGTTGATAATAAATGGGATGTTAAATTTCCTGATTGGTGGGGTCTTGCTGTTCCAGAAAATATGATTATTGATTACTTTAAAAAGAAATATCCTGAATTTTATTTAGTGGATAGTTCACTTAATGAAATAAGTGTTGTTGAAGACAAAATTGTTGATAAGAAGTCAGAAGATGAAATGTCAAATAAAACTGAGGATAAGGAAGTACGAGAAAAAAAACTTGAAAAAATTGCGGGGTTGATTAATAAATTAGATAAAAAAGATATTGATAAGTTGGTTAATCTATTAGAAAGAAAATAATGAAAAAATTAACTAAAGAAAAATTTATTAATAAAATTTTAGAAACATATGAACCAATATCTCAAAGATAAGACATATAAGATACCCTCAGACATACTTAAAGGTATTGAGATAGCAAAAGCATCGAGTTCAGGTGAAAATGGTCTTAAACGTGCTAATTATCTGCTTAAAAACGGTGCAATCACCTATCAGGCGATGAAGAGACTTAAGAATTTTTTTGATTATTTTAATCCAGAAACTCAAGATAAAACACAATATGTACTTGCTGGTGGTGATTTAATGAAATCTTTTGTTGATAGAACATTAAATGCTGATAGAGATGCAGTTAAAAGATCAAAAGAAATTAAACAAGACATTACAAATAACCCCAATTCTGAATTGAAATCATATCAAACACCCAGACTAAATGCACTTATTGAAAAATATAATAATGAAACAGGTATTGGACATATGATAAGAATAATTGATAGTGAAATTCTTTTAAATATAATTAATGAAGATAAGAAAAACAAAAAATTCAATATTGAAAATTACGATGATTTAAAAAAAAATACACTTGCAGTAATTGTAAATTCTGATAATAAAATTCTTTTATTGAAAAGGTCTGATTATCCAAAACAATGGATGCCATCAAAATGGTCGTTAATTGGTGGTGCAATTGAAAAAGATGAAGAACCTGAAAAAGCATGTGAAAGAGAAATTAAGGAAGAAATTGGTCTGGATATTGATAAATTTATTGAAAAAGTTGTTATTCAAAGAAATCCAGATAGTGTTGAACATATTTTTGCGTGCAGATATACTGGTGAATCAACTGATGTAACACTTAATAAAGAAAATACAAATTATGGTTGGTTTGATGTAAATGAAATGGAATTTTTAGATACAGTACCAAATCTTATTGATTATATCAATTTAGTGTTTAAACCATATTAAGATGAAAAAGGATTGCCTTTAAGAATTAAATATACTAATTTGAAAAATATTAATACCATATTAAATATTAAATTATAGATGGGTATTTATTATAAATAACAAGAAAAATTAAAATTTAAAAAAATGAGCAGATTAGAAGATGTTAGTTTACCTTTCAGAAAAGTAAACATTGCAAGAAATGATTATGACAATAATGACCAATATAATGTTGGACATGCAGATGCATTATCAACTGGCGATGAAAATGGTAAAGGTGAAGTTAATGGTCAGATTGGTAGTCTTACTGACATTAAACAAAAAGAAAAATTAGTTGCTAAAAACAAATTCAATAAAAATAGAGAATATAATGATGCTACCGCATAATGTTAACCGAAGTCAAAATATTAATTGATAATATTAAAAATTTTCGTCATTATAATCTTATAACAGAAGCTGTTGATAATAATGATATTGTTGATGCTATTCAAAATCATGAATACATTTATATTTATTATGCTGGTGATAAATCAATAAAGAAAGGTTATCGGACAATAAAACCGTTTGTTTTGGGTAATCATGCAACCAGTGGAAATTTAGTATTAAGAGCATGGCAGGATAGGGGTAAAAGTGATAGTGGTGCTATTAGAAAACCTATTCCAATGTGGAGATTATTTCGTGTTGATAAAATAGCATCAATATATCCAACAGGTAAAAAATTTGTTGATAAAGAAGGTAAAGTTTTATTACCTGATTCATATAAAGACACCGATGAAGATATACCTAATCCAATTGCTGCAGTTACCAGAACACCAGAAAAAATGGTACAAACAAAAGGCATGGATAGTATCGGTAAACCAAATGTTGTTGCACAAAAAGTATCCGCATTTGATACACAAACATCAAAATGGAAAAGATTTTATGATGCAAATAAAAATAACAGGAAAGCAACTGCCCAAGATATTAATAAACTATATAATATTGCATCACGAGTAATGAAAACGGCACGTAGTAGATATTTGGTTGCAATTAATGATAATAATGAATTTGAATTAGTTGATGTTATAAATAAAGATAAAATTCCACCAGAATCAATTGTTGGTACATTAACTAATCTTTTTGATACCTTAGTTAAACCAATAAAATCAGAACCAGAAAAAGATAAATTCTTTAAACAACGTAAAGAAGCTGGAATGAAAAAAGAACCTGTAATAAAAAAAGAACAAATGATGAAAGAAAATATTACAAATATTCCTATTGAAAGAAAGACTTTTTTCAAATAACCAAGTATTTATAAAAAATAATAAAATTTTATAAAAATGATTAAACCTGATTTAAATAAACTTAAAAGTGAAATTGATAGTCGTAAAAAACAAAAAAACATAATACAATCATCGTTGGGAGAAAATGTTGGTACTGATATTGCACCAAGAGATGCATTTTTACATGGATTATTAAAATCACGTAATACTGGTGTTGAAACACCTTCAACAAAATTAATTAAATTAGTTGAAAATAAAGTTGCTGTCAAACATGGCGAACCTGTAAAACATGATGTAAGTGAAATTGCTTTAACATCACAAGCACCTGTAATTAAAGAAGATATGTCACCCGAAAGAGATGAACAATTATTCCATGATCTTGAAAGAAAAAGAAAACAAACATTGGCAGAATCAATGCAAGAACATATAACATCAAAAACATTACCGCAACAACCAAAAACAACTACTGGCATGCCAATTAATTTAAATGAAGGTTATTTAGTTGAAAATGTTAAAAAAATTGTGGATAATTATCTTATTGATAATTTTGGTCTTGTTGTTGAAGAAGCCATAAAAAGCACAATTCTTGAAATGTATGCTGTTGAAAGAATAAAAGAAGTTTTACATGAAAATAGAGATTTAATAAAAACGTTGGTGTACGAAACTATTCGTGAAATTCAGGCGAAGGCGAAACAAAACAAAGCGCAATAATAATTGCATAGTATCACTTTAATTTTTATGGTTAAGTTTGTATTTATGATTATATCATAAAATATTCAAAATATGACTTATAATGATTTCTTAAAATTCTTAAATGAATTTCGTAAAATACAATCATTTAGGAAAAAAATTGATTATGCTAATCAAAATTTACGAAAAATTGGTACTGGTAGTGGTAGAATTGCATATGATATTGATGGTATTAAAGTTTTTAAATTAGCAAAAAATCAAAAAGGTATTGCACAAAATGAGGTAGAAGAACAGGCTGCAAGATATAAAGATTATGACGATATTTTAACAAATATTTATGAATCTGCTGATGATAGTACTTGGCTTGTTGCAGAAAAGGCAAAAAAAATAACCGAAAAAAGATTTGGTGAAATAACTGGTTTTAAAATTTGGGATGTTTATGCATATTTAAAAAATTTTTATGAAGAAAATCATGGTCATAAAGGTTTTTTTAGTATTGAGCCAGATATAAAAGAAAAATTGGATAATGATGAAGAATTCACACAAAGAATTGCTAATTTTTTGATGGATTATAGTCAAACCCCCGGTGATTTAAATAGAATAAGCACTTATGGCGAAGTAATTCGTGGTGGTATTCCATCTGTTGTATTAACCGATTATGGATTAACTAAAGATGTGTACGATACACATTATTCCCCCGATAGAAAGAAAAAATATGAATTATATGAATTATATGATTGTGCTGATGGCAATGATGATATACTTTCTGATATTGGTGATACTGGTGAAATAAGACATGGAATGTGGGCAATAATTCCTTATGGTGTTGGTGATGGTGAAGGTGTTATAAATGAAGATTTTATTTCATTTGTACTTGATAGAGATAAATATCCAACAAAACCATTACCAAGTATGCCATATGTTATAGACCTTTTTCATGAATGTGTGAATAATCTTAAAGAAACATTTAAACATGTTAATAATAAAAAACAATTTTATAATAACTTATTAAGTCTTCAGGAATATTTAATTTCTCAAAACGCATATGATAGAGAACGTTTAATTAAAGAAGAATATGAAATAAATGAAAATGAAATTCCTAAAGTACGCCCATTTTCATTAGATGACATAAATTATTCAATTGAATTGGCAAATGAACTTGCCCTTAAAATAAATTTAGGTCAACCACAACATTTAGCGGGTGGTTCAAATGGTCATGCATTTACTATTAATAATAATACAATATTAAAAATAACTGCAGATGTTAGTGAAGCAGATGCTGGGGTTAAAATATTAAGAGAAAATCCAAAATATCTTGCTAAAATATATTCAATTTATAAAATTGTTGATACCGAAAAAAATTTAACATTTTTTGCAATACTTCAAGAAAATGTTGTTGATAAGCCAATATCTGAATTTCATAAATATGAAAATATTTTTGATACGATATTACCAAATGGTTTGGATATTACAAGTGTTTATATTAAAATGCGAAAACGTAAAATAGAATATCAGGAATTAATTGATATTGCAAATCATATACTAATTGACAATTCAGAAGCTAATATTACAACTGAAGACAGAAATAAAACATATAATTATTTTATTGGCATAATCAATATATCTCAAGAATTAATACAATATGGTATTAAATCATGGGATTACGGTAATCCATCAAATTTAGGATATAAAGATGGTGTATTAAAATTTTTTGATATTGGTGGGTATGGTGCTGAAGAACCATCAATTGAATCAAAAAATATTATATATTTACCTGAAGGTAAAGAAAATATTTTAGAAAATTTTGATAGACAAACTGCCGATAGAATTGGAAGTAAAATTGTTCAAATAAATCAATATAAACACATGAAATATGCTGGTCAGGGTACTCATGGTTTTGCATATAATATTGGTAATGATTTGATAATGAAAGTAACTTCAGATAAAAGTGAGGCAGTTGAAGGTTTAAAAATAAGAGGAAAAGAATTAAAACATCTTGCCAATATATATGAAATATATCAAATAAATCCAAAATCTGGTTCTACAATTCCTGAATCATACGTAATTATTGTTGAAAAATTAAAAATAAACGAGCCGTATTTTGACAGAATTGTTGATAGATTAGATTATGCATTTGAAAATATATTAGGTTTGGATTTTAATCATATTCTTGATGATTATGTGCAAGGAGAATATGATGATAAGAAATCCGTAATTGATAGATACATGTCAAAAAATCCAGAAGATGCTAAATTTTATTATGGATTATTAGGTATTGCTGACGAAGTACATAAGTATGGTATTGAAAGCATGGATTATATTAATACATCAAATTTAGGGTATAAAAAAAACGGTAATTTGGGTTTTTTTGATATTGGATTTGGTGATTTAACATCAACACAATTTCAAGAACCACAAAAAGTAGAAATTGAAGAAGATGGAAGTTCCAGATATTCAACTGATAATGCAATTGGTCAGGATGAATTTCCACCATATAATCAAAATGATACATCACCAATTACTGATAATAATGTTCCACCAACTAATGAAGATTTAGAATATAATTATGTTAGTGATGCAACACAAGATGAATATATTATGACTGAAAGAAAGTTATCATATATGCCCGGTGCACAAACTGTTACAGTAAAAAAGAAATGTAGATTGGGTGGATTGGGCAATACCAGTGTTGCATGCAATCAAGGTGATATTAATAATTTGGATTTGAAAAAAATTGTTGAAAAAGTTATTAATGAAGTAACTGAACGTGAGAATAAACAATTTAGTGAAAAAGCATATCGTGTGGATTCTAATTTTAGTAATTCACGTAATACAACTGCTGGTGATGTGGTAAGATTTGAAAGAGATGAATTGGGAAATGTGGGTGATTTTGCACATATTACTGAGGAAAAATTAGCTGAACTTGATAAATATAATGCTCGTGATATTGTCTGGGTAACAAAAACATTTGAAGATGCAAAAAGATATTCAAATGAGTCGGATTTTTCAGATATTAATGAATTTGATTTAACTGGTGAAATTATTGCAGAAGATGGTGATGGTGGATATTTGGTTTTAATTAAAAGAAATGTAATATCTGAAGAAATTGATGCAAGTGAAGCATATACTGAAGAGGGTACACTTAAAGCAGTTTTAGAAGGAAGAAAAGATGTTGCAATGGTTATATTAACTCCAAGATTACGTGATATTGTAATTGAAGCTGGTTTGGGTTTAATTAAAATAGAACAATCACATCATGATTTAAATATGCATCTTGTTTATCGTAATAAAGATAAAGCCGAAAAACTATATCAAATCATAAAAAAACATGGTGGATATTTACAAGATAACACACCTGAAGAAGCAAGAGAAATTGGAAAACTTTTAGATTATAGTGATGCATCAATTGAAAAATTTATAAATAAAAGATATGGTAATAAAGTTCCAGTCATGCCTGAAAAATCATCGGATGATTATAATGATTTAGCAGAACAGGAAACTGCAGTTGATTTTAAAAAACAAATTGCAAAAGATGCAATAACACATAGTCTTAATAAAGTTCTTATTCGTAAAGAAAATGATTTTAAAATAATAGCAGTTAATGGTGATGCAGTTAAAGATAGTGGATTTATTAAATTTGTTGATGGTGGACATTATTATGTTGATGCTAAAAACCCTGAAAGTGAACAACAATATGCAAAAAACATTCCAGAAGATGAAATTTGGATTGATGATGTGTTTCTTGTAAAACCAAATGATATAGAAGGCGATATTCTTCATGAAAAACTTGAAAGACATTTAATGAAATATTATGATTTTTCATATGATAAAGCACATGAAATTGCCAATAAAGCCGAAACAATATTCAGACAAAAAGTAAAAGAAGGTACTGGACGTAATATAGCAAATGCAATTTTTAATGTATTTGTTAGAAAATTCACAAAGCCAAATGTTAATATTGATGAAGCAAACGTAATTTTAAATAATATCAATGAAGCTAAATTAATATTGAATAATTTTATTACTATTTTGAAACAAAAACAATTTATACAATCATTAATAAATGATTTAAAATCGGATGTTTATGTTGTTGGAGGGGTTGTTCGTGATCTCATACTTAATAAACCAAATAAGGATATTGATTTGGTTGTTGGAAAAGTACCTATTGATACATTAATTTCACATTTACAAAAATTTGGTAAAATTGATGTTGTTGGTAAATCATTTGGAGTATTAAAATTTATTGATAAAGATGGTACTGATTATGATATAGCATTACCACGTAAAGAACAACCAACAGGCGAGGGTGGATATCGTGGATTTGATGTGCAAAGTGATGAAAATCTTCCAATTGAGGATGAATTAATTAGGCGTGACGCAAAAATGAATGCAATGGCAATAAATTTAAATACGGGTAAATTTATTGACCCATTAGGTGGATTAGAAGATATAAAAAATAAAGAAATTTCTGCAGCTAATCCAGAAGCATTTTCGGATGATCCTCTCCGCATGATAAGAATGATCAGTTTTGCCAGTCGTTTTGGTTTTACCATTGAACCAGAAACAATGAAAATGATTAAGGATAATGCAAGTAGAATTAAAGAAATTTCGCCCGAAAGAATTTTGACAGAATTTGATAAAATTGTTAAAAAGAGCAATAAATTATCAGGTGCAATTTTATTAAAACAAACTGGATTAAGGAGAGAAATTTTTGGTAAAGATGCTGGTTTATTAATGGGTAGAAATGTATGGGAAAATGCAAAAACAATGGGAGAATTTATTTGGTTACTTTCCAATAATCTTGTTGATAATCCTGCGGAATTTTATAAAAATAATTTAAAGGGTGATATTGATACATATAAAGAAATTAAGGCACTTGATATGGCTTTTGAAAATGGTGAATCAACAAATTCCATTGAAGCAAGATCAATTGCACATAATATGTACGTAACATCACAACAATCACTTCAAAGCAAGATTTTACCCAATATAATTCAAAATGGAGCACAAGAATTAATTCAAGGTAAGTATCCAAAAACAGTAAATGAATTGGCAATAAATGGTAATGATTTGATGGAACTTGGTTTAAAAGATAAAGCAATTGGTGATATGCAAAAATCATTATTGCTTAAGATTTATGCAAATAAAATTAAAAACAATCGAGAAGATTTGTTAAATTTAGTAAATCAAAATAGTGACGTGCTTAATGAAAGAACCAGTGAAAGAACCGAGTATGGATGTTTAATGTTATTTTTTGATATTTTAAATTGGAATAAAATAACATCAGTAATTGATAAAAACGATATTTATGATAAAGAAGGGTATGGCATTGAAACCGAGCCACATTTATCGATTTTATATGGTTTTCATTATGAAGTTACAGCAGATGATGTATTTAAATTGTTTAAAGAAAACATGCAATTAAAACCAATTGATGTTCATGTTACTGGTATTTCTGTTTTCAGAAACCCAGAATTTGATGTGGTTAAATTTGATATTAATTCAAAAGAATTAACAAAATTGAATGGTATTATGAGGCAATTACCAAATACCACAAGTTTTCCAATATATCATCCACATATAACAATTGGTTATGTTAAATCAGGTAGTGGCAAAAAATATATTAAATTATTTGAAAAAGAAAGAGTAATAAGAGGCACTAAATTAGTATTTTCAACTAAAGGTCAAAGAGGTGATGAGGGAGAAAAATTAATGTTAAACAAAAAAAACATATTAAAAGAATATAATGAAATTCAATATGAAAAATATTTGGTGAATGGTAAAAGTGTTGGAATTAATTTTTTCATAAAAAAATATGATAAATGGAATAATCAAGGTGGTAAACCGGGATATCCAGACCCATCTAAAGAATCAGTACTGGAATTTTTTCAAAATAATTATGAAGATTTCAGTCATGATGAAAAACTTAAACAAACATTACTTTGGGCATTAACGGACAGAGAAGTTTTAAATGAAAAAGGAACGATTACTAAAGGAGCAACAGCGTAATAAATTACTTGAAAATTCAGGAATAAATCTCGTACAGGGTGCAAATTTTATATCTGTCGATATTCAACCTGAATATGAAAGTTATATTACCTTTAATCTGGATTCATTCATAATGTTTTTAAATAAAAACATTGACGTTATGAATTCATTGACTTTTCTGTACAATGGTCAAGACACTCTGGGAATGGTAAGTGAAGCTGGGTACAGGGATTGGCTTTATGAAAATGGATTGCAGGAAGAAGTTTTGGATTCTGCCAGATTTTATGACAAAGGATATGCTTTTTTCAGATATTGTATGGATGAAGGCATTGAAGAAGAAGAAACAGTAAATCTGGTAAAATACATGATTCAAAACAACATTAATGATAGCCGAGATATCGATGAAGAAATGTGGAATGGTTTTATGACAGAATATGGATATGATTCCAGTGCTGTTAGAGATTTACTTGAAGCAGCATCAGATATGATAAATATTCCTGACCTAATGGATTATCTACAAAGATTTGGGGGAAAATTGGTGATATGCGGTGGTGGTATCAATGAATGCTTCAAAGAGGTTGAAATTGCATTAACTGCATTGGGTAAAAATTATAATGTATTGACAGAATATACTTACTAATGGGTAATATATCATATAGTGCTGTCGTTCTTGACGACAAATCAAAACAAAGGTTAATCGAAAGATTTAAAAGCATGATTCCTGAAGATTGGGAAATCGTTGCACATCATATGACAATTAATATGGGTGAAATTGACCCAGAATTTGAAAGATTTTTAGGATTACCAGTACGTCTGGTAGTTAGGGACGTAGCTATGGATGATAAAGTAATAGCGGTTGGTGTTAGTGGTTTTCAAAGTGATAATTCCAAACCACATATAACACTGGCAGTAAATAAAGAAATTGGTGGCAAACCAGTAATGTCCAATAAATTAACTGATTGGAAAAAAATGAAAAGACCACTTTTAATAACAGGAAAAGTGACCGAAGTAGAATTTAAATAAAATGATAAGAAGATTTTGTGCATTTGATTTTGATGGGACCTTAATTGATTCTCCTGAAAAAGAAATCGGAAAGGTTGCTTGGGCAGACAAAATGGGAAAGCCACATCCATATCTCGGATGGTGGGGCAGACCAGAAAGTTTAGATTTAAATGTTTTTGATATTAAACCATTTCCAAGTGTATTAAATCAATTGAAAAAAGAACAAACAATTCCAAACACCTATGTGATAATTCTTACATCACGTATGGAAAAACTACGACCACAGGTACAAGCAATTCTTGATGTAAATAAAATTCACGTCAATAAACTTGATATGAAACGTAATGAAAAAACAAAGGGGCAAAGAATTCTTGATTATATCAATAAATTACTGGATTTAATTGAAATAAATGTTTATGAAGATAGAGATATCGATATTGAATCATATGAAAGTATTAGGAATCAAATTTCAAATAACATAACATTTAATATTTATTTAGCAAATCAGGGTGATTTAACATTGCTTGAAAATAATAAATTAATTAACATAATTAAAGAAGAAATTCAAAATTTTATATAAATTTAAAATATCTGTATTTATAATAAAAATAATAAGATGATTGACATGAGTTATAAGCCACAATATTTACCGCAGGTTAGTGCACCATTTGATATTGTATTGGAAAAACTTGATGATGAAGGTGTGGATTATGAAATGGTTGATGTTAATCCAAATGATTTGAACGTATCACAAGGCGTTACATTTTCAGATGAAGTTGAAAAAGTAAGTCTTGACGATAATAATCCTATTTGGATAGCTGATGACAATAAAATTGTTGACGGTCATCACAGATTTGTAAAAGCATTATTAGATGAAAAATCAATTAAAGCTGTTAAGATTAAATTAAATGAGAAAGATACTTGCAGAGTATTAAATAAAATTCAAGACATTTATGAATATGAACAAGCGCATGAAATAGAAGAAATTGTTAATAGTGATGTTAATAATGAATTTAATCGTGCCGATAGTGGTGTTAGTGACAGCGAATTTTTGGCATCATTAGAAGAAGATAATATAAATATACAAGCAGAAAAACCAAGTATAAATCAACAAACAATTGTTGCATATAGAAAAGAACCATTAAAAGAAAATTCAGTTGTTGGTAATTTTTTCATATTAAAACCAATAAATGGATTTACTAAATATGAAATTGATTTTGACAATCTTCTTGATACAAATGCATTGGGTGTAACATATAAAGACAGTCAGTCACCTGTGGATATTTTAGCAAAAATTTGGTTTCCACATGTAAATTTCGAAAAAATAAGTGAACAATATGGTATGTCATCAAATAATTTAAAAAACAGAGCAATTGCTGAAAAAGCGATGAAATGGAATTATGACGGCATTAAATATGGAGATACATTAATTCAAGGATTAAAATAATTAAAATTATGGGTATATATAAAATTACAAACATAACAAATCTTGCCAAAAAGCGTGATTTTAAATTCAATTCTGAATTGGATATTGAATATGTTGATAATATGGTTAAAAAAACACTTAAAATAAAACCGGGTGATAGTTTATATTTAACTGTATCATCATTACCATTATCAGTACATAGATTAAGAGTAAAAAATTTGGTTTTAGTTAATGAAATTAGTGCAACCGAACTTGCAAAATTAATGAAACAATCACAACCAAAAATTAAAACTAAAATAGAGGAAATAAAAAAAATTGAAAATTTTGAAGAATTTCCAAAAAAACTTAATAAAAAGAAAACAACAAAAAAAGAAAACGTATAATAATCTTTTGATTATTTGATGATTATAAAAAAAGCCAATAAAAAGTTGGCTTTTTTTATAAAAAGTCTTTCATCTTTGATGACTTTCGATTATTTTTATGTATTTATAATAAATTACATAATTTTATAATAATTTATAAAGAGAACTATGGATGGAAAAATAAAAATTTTATTTTATAATCTCGATTCTGCGGGAGTTAACTATTTTCGTACACTCACTCCAGCAACTGAAATTGAAAGAAATCATTCTGATGAATTTTATGTGGAAATTAATCCACAAATAGATTTTAATGACCCAAAATATATTGATTATTTAAAAACATTTAATATTATACATTATCATCGTCAATTTTTGGGTGATACAAGACAAATGTTAAATCTTGTAAATGAATTAAGAAAATCTGGGACAATATTAATTGCTGATATTGATGACTACTGGCAATTACATAAGAAACATCCATTTTATGCATTAAATTTAGAAAAGAAAATGCATATACCAATTATTGAGAATCTAAAAATCGCAGATTATGTTACAACAACAACCGACTTATTTGCTGATGAAGTTCGCAAAGTAACGGGTAAAAATAATGTTGGTGTATTTTATAATTCGATAGACCCGATATGGATGAAACAATTTCAAAATAACTGGAAACCAGACCCTAATGGTTTAGTAAGAATTGCGTATGCTGCTGGTTCTTCTCATATTGTTGACGTTGAACAACTTGAAGGTGTGACGAATTATCTTAATTCAGATAATCAAACAAATGGTAAGTTCAAAATAATTATTGGTGGTTGGGATACTGAAGGTAACACAACTGATATCACATTCAATCAAGAATTTAGTGAAGAACTTCAGAAAAGGGGACTATGGACACATGAAGTTGTAAAAGGAATTAATAAAACAAGGGGCAATGTAGATTTAATACCTAAATTATCTCAAGAATTAAAAGATAAATATAGAAATAAAATTTTTAGCAGTCAACAAAGAGATATTAAATCGGAAGAAAGTGTTTATTTAACATATGAAAAAATCTTAACTAATAATTATCATATAATAAAAAACGATGATTATGTGCAATGGCTTATGAATTTTGAAAGAAATGTTACATATCCAGATGAAGGAAACTTTGCAAGACGTTGGACACAAAAAGCCAATACTTATGCACAAGTTTTAGACGAAACAGATATTGTAATAGCACCATTGGCTGATAATCCCTTTAATCGCCAAAAATCGAACCTCAAGCAAGTAGAGTGTTGGACAAGAAAACTTCCAATTGTATGTTCTGATATTCCACCATATAATATAGATGGTAGACATATGGAAAATTGTGTATTGATTCCTGCTGTAAAAAATGCACACAAATATTGGCAAAAATATTTAAAAAAACTAATATTGGATGCTGATTTAAGAAAACAAATCGGTGAACAATTATATGAAGATTTTAAAGATAAATATAATTTAGCAACCGTAACAAAAAAACGTGTAGATTTCTATAAAGCAGCAGTTGCAAAAATATTAACGGTAGTGTAATTATGATAAAATTTTTTAAAAAAATAATTTTTTGGATATATATTAAAATCCATAGTGTGATGATTAATATCAGTATCGCATTGTATAACACTGAAATAGAAATCCTGAAAGCTGACCCAAATGATTTACAGGAAAAAGATAAAAAAACAACAAGAAAACTTCATCGAAATCCTTTGCTTGAAAAGTTTTATGCGGGTCAAACCGATGAAAAATATGTTCAGGATTATTATGAATTATTGAAGAAAGCCGATAAGTTTATACGTACAGCAACACCACATAAAATGGCTATTGCTGCCGATAAATATGGTACAAGTTATGGAATGAAAGACCAGTATGGCAGAAGATATGAACATTATGGTTTTTTTGATGAAAAACATAAGCATGTTGGAAAAACAGTTGGTGAAGTTTTGGAATTAGAATTTGAAGAAAGAAGAACCAAAGATGATAATTATGAACTTTTAGGAATTTTTAATAATATACCAATTGAAGTTGGATTAGTTAATATAATGGATGTGATTGAGAAAACTAAAAAAGAAAATGTTGATTTTGAATATGAGGTACAAGATATATTTAAAAAATCAAAACAATTTGAATTTCCAATAAAAGTTAATAGGGATAATGAAAATATTATAAATAAAATTGAACAATTAACCGAATTTTTACACATAAAAAAGATTGGTTTTGAGCACAGACAATTAGAATTTTTCATACCACTAAAATTTAAAACAGAATTGGTAGAAGAAAATTCAGATATTTTTAAAGAAATAATTAATATTAAAGAAATTTTCATAAGAGATGAATATGGTAAATTAATTGGTTTTGGAATTACAAAATATATAAAAAGAATAAAATATAATGATACTCATGATGTTTGGAAATTTCAGGGAATTGAAATGCAAAACATGAAACTTTAAATTAAATTAATATGGGAAAATTTTTACAAGACTTAAAAAAAGCTGTTGATAATATTGAATTCAATTCTGAAGCAGCAAAAAAAATAATTGAAATTGATAAATTAGCTGATGAAAAAGCAGATAATGCTGATGAATTAATTGAAAAACGATTAGAAAAAGCTGGTGTTAAAACTGTTACAGAGGAAGATGCAATTGTGCTTAATTCAGAATATGAAAAGAAAATCGAAGAAATTAAGAAACGAGATGTTGTTAATAATCAATTAGCAAAATTACTTGAAAGTGAAGATATTATAAAATTAAGCGTATTAGATATGACATATTTTATTGATGAACTTGAAAATAAATTTAAAATGGAATTTGAAACAAAAGACCAAATGTTTATTGAATTATCAGAAAAAATTGAAGAAATTAAATCTAAATATAATTTTATTATTAACAATTAAAAACAATTATTTATGGCAAATTTTCAAGAAGCGTCTGTGGACGTAGTAAAAATTTTCAATGAAGTTAGAGATAAAACGGCAATTCCACAATGGGTTGAGTTTAGAGTTCTCTGTAATAACAAACAAAAGAAAGAAGTTTGTAAACCAATTAAACAAAATGATTTACAACAAATGCTTTCTGAAGGCATTAATTTTGCAATCATTATTAATGAAAACATTTTTAATGGATTGCCTAATAATATGAAAAAAATGGCAATTGATGAATGTCTTGCTGGTGTTACAGTATCGGATTTAGATACTGTTGGATATGAAAAGCCGGACTTTAACACATATACTGGCGTATTAAAGAAGTATGGGGATACTCCAACTCTTGCAATGCATGAATCTGTTAAAAGTCTTTATGATGTTCAAAAACAAAAAGAAACAGAAGAAAAAGCAGCCACAAAAAGCAAAAGAGGGCGAAAGCCAAAACAACAATAAGTCAATTCTGATAAAATCCCGGCACATAGTCGGGATTTTTTTGTTTATAAGTATTTATTAGAAATTAGTAAATTATAATGATTTCATATAATATTAAATATCCACTTAACGATAATGTTAGTACAAACACTTATTTTCAAATGAGCAGAGTAACTAAAGATGCTTTCAGTTCTGATTTACTCTTACTTTTATTAACACAAAAAGGCGAAAGATATTATGAACCAGATTATGGTACTGACTTATTGAAATATATTTTTGAACCAAGTGATAATCTAACTGCAAGTGATGTTGAACAAGAAATAAAAAGAACGGTTTCATTATACATTCCAAGTCTTCAAATTAATAGCATAACTTTTAATTGGAAGACTGACGATAATAGACAACCAATATCTGAAAATCAATTAAATGTAAATATTAAATTTACATACAGTGAGGATGCATTTAATGAAGAAGGAAGTCTTGATTTAAATTTTTAATAAATTATAAAATATGGTAACAGATACAAGTACAAATGTAATCAGATATGGAAGCAGAACATTTGGAGAAATCAGGACGGACCTGATTTCATTAATAAAACAGGCATATCCCGAAGTATTATCTGATTTTACAGATAGTTCAGTTGGTGCAATGCTTATTGATTTAAATGCTGGTGTTGGTAATAATTTAGCAATTAATACTGACAGAGCATTTCAAGAAACGCAATTGGAATATGCACAACAAAAAGCATCAATACTGAATATTGCAAAAAATATGGGATTTAATATTCCAGCAAAAAGACCATCAGTTACTGTTGTTGATTTTACCGTTTTAATTCCCGTTCTTGGTGATAGACCAGATGCCTCATATTATCCCGTTTTACAAGCAGGTGCACAAATTGTTGGCGGTGGTAAAATATTTGAAACACAAGAAATAATTGATTGGAAATCACCCGTTAGTAATTTAGGTGATCCAAATCGTTCAATATTACCTAATTTAGATTCAAATGGTATTATAATTAATTATAGTGTTACAAAAAGAGAAGTTGTTATTAATGGTTCTACAAATATTTTTAAAAGAACAATTACTGCAATGGATATTGTACCGTTTTTTATAATAACACTTCCTGACCCAGATGTGATTGAAATTGACAGCGTTATATTATTGGATGGAACTAATTTTCCAGCAAATCCAACAACTGAATTTTATACGTCAGAAAATAGATATTATGAGGTTGATTATTTGGCACAACAAAGAGTATTTGTTGAAAACACACAAAATTCCCAAACAAATACAACTGGCATTAAAGCAGCAACTTGGATTGATATAACAAAAAAATTCATTAAAGAATTTACACCAAATGGTTATTGTAAATTAATATTTGGTTCTGGTGATGCTGATGTTAATGCTTTTCAGGATGGTTTTCTTAAAGAGGGTGTAAGTAATAAATATTTTCTTGAAAATTTTTTAAATAACACTGCTTTAGGTGAAAAATTAAAAGCAAATTATACGTTATTTGTTAAATATCGCACTGGTGGTGGTAGTAATTCAAACATTGGTGCAAGAGTATTGACACAACTTGGTGGATATAATTTAATGGTTAGTGGTTCTCGTCAGGATTTTAATCAGTCCGTGCAAAGAAGTCTAAAAGTATCGAATCCAATTCCAGCAATTGGTGGAAATGATGGTTTAAGTATTGAACAAATAAGACAATTAATCAAATATAATTTTTCAAGTCAACAAAGAGATGTAACATTAACTGATTATTTACTACAACTTTATAAAATGCCGGGAAAGTTTGGTTCACCTTTTCGTGCAAATGCATTTAAGGAAAATAATAAGGTGGTGATATCAATGCTTGATATTGGTGCTGATAGTAAATTATCAAATACCAGCAATACATTATTAAAAGAAAATATTGCTGAATATCTCTCACAATATAGAATGATTAATGATTATATTGAAATTAAAGATGGAAAGATATTTAATTTAGCATTCGATATTGATGTATATGTTGAAAATGTTAGTGACAATCAAATAGCAAATAATATTATTACAATTCTTAGTAATTATTTTAGTGTTAATGATTGTGAAATGAATCAAGATATTTTTCTTGGAAGATTACAAAGAAAAATTCTGGAAATAAATGGTGTAATAAATATTATTAATATTAAAGTTTATAACAAAGTTGGTGGACAGTATTCAAGTAATGTTATTTCACAAGCATTAAATCCAACAACTGGTGAAATAACAATTATTAATAATACAATACATTCAACAGATGATAGTATGTTTGAAATTAAGTACCCTGAAAAGGATATAAAGATTTTCTTACGTAAATCTGTAAGTTAAAATTAATGGAAATAATAAAAAAAACAATATTACAAGCATTAACAACTGGAATAACAACTAATTGTACTGGCACATGTAAAGTTATTATTCCAGATTTAAATGCTGTTTATTTTATTAAATTTTCATTAACTGCCAAAGCATATGATTTTGGTTTTTTTGACGCATATATAGAACCAGTAATACCAACACCAACACCACCAACACCACCAACACCAACACCAATACCTGTTGAAACATTTTATGCATTGGATTATGATAATACGATTTTTATGAATAATAATAACGAAAATTTTATAATTATATAAAAATATGAACAGAATATTATTTGAATTAGTAAACAAAACACCAAAATCAACCGATAAGATTGCTTTTGGTAATATGGACATACTTGGTGTTACAACAGGTACTTCTAACATGACATTTGCTGCTTTAAAAACATTTATACAAAGTGATATTATTATAAAATCAAAAATTTTTGAAATTGGTGCGTGGAATATGGATACCAATACATCGCCATCAAGTGTCGTCATTACAATTCCACGTATAAAAATAAGAGGGATTAAAGTTCTAATACAAAGTGATAGCGGTGCGTTGTCAGATTTATTATCTGTTCAAAATGGAACGGCAGCAGCAGTACCACAAATACAAATTGGGAAAATTGGTATTTATCCGGTAATAACAATTGTTATGTTAACAAGACGATTAAATAGTTTTTTCGATAGTGCAAGTTATCATAATATAATAAATCCAGACACTACCGTATATAATCGTGGTTGGATTGTTGTTGATTATATTGAATAAAAAATTAATTTAACGTGAAAATAATACAATCATACGCACATTTTGATGAAGGTACTCCACGTTTAGATGGAATTGATGATAAAAATAAAATATATTTAAGTTTTTATTCATTTTTATTAAGTTTTTTAACATTAAAAAAATATTATAATAATATTACTATGTATTGTAATAAAAATGCACAAAAAAAATTAATAAAATATATTCCATATGATAAAGTCAATATTGTTGAAAATAAAAATTCTTCATTATTTTGGAGTTATTATAAGATTGACATAATTAAATTAATGACTAATGATTTTATTCATGTTGATTCTGATGTATTTATTTTTGATGATTTATTTTCAAAATTTATACAATCAAAGCAATATGATATATTAATACAAAACAAAATACCTAAAGATGCTAATTATGTAAGGGATTATGCTGATCAATATAAAAAATTTTTAATAAAAAGTAATATATTTGACCCAACTTCATATGATGGCGAATGTCTTAGTTGTGGTACAATTGGAATGAGAATTGGTTTTAAAGACGGTTATATAAATGTATGTGAAGCAATGAAAAATGAATTTATAAATAATAATACAACTAATAATCTTTATATTGGAATGGCTTGTGAAGAATTAGCATTATATTTTTATGCAATAAAAAATAAATTAAAAACATATGAAATTTTATCACATGAAAATATACTTAAACATGGTGAAAGAGGGGCGGGAAATTTACATAAATATACTCATATGTATTTTAATAGTAAATTTAAAGTTGAATATGTTAAATTAATAAGAAATAAAATATATAAAGAATTTCCAAATTACATTAATTATGTGGAAAAATATGAATCAGACGTAATGAAAAATTTTGATTTTTTTAAACAAATATGTTAGTAATTGGAATAACAACAAGTAGATTAAGTGAATTACGTAAATATACAATAACCAATGTATTTGCTAATCAATATATTGGTGGTGGTAATTATATTACTGATGGTGTTGATTATATTAATTCTTTTGAATATTCTAAAATAATTTATTATTTGGGGGGTATAAAACATACAGATATACTTTCAGGTTCTGATTCTGGTACAACATTTGAATTTACACCAGAAGGTACAAGTAGTCTTGATTTTATAAATGTTCCTTATTATAAAGACCCAAAAAAAGAAAATATTATTAGTAACCCAAAAATTAATGATGATGTATTTATAATAAGACAAGAATTGTCGGCATTTGATAAAAATTATAGATTGGAATATATTAAGAGTTTAGTTGATTTAGAAACATATGCTGGTGGTAAATTTTTTAATATTGTAAAAAATACGTAAGAAGAATTAATAAATATTTAAAGTTATGGCAACAGGTATATATGGGACTGTGCGTAGTGCTGATGTTAATATTGATGATATTGACATATATTATAATTTTACTCCGAGCAGACAAATAAGTAATGATGTTATTTATAAATTAAATGCAGAAGAATTATTACAATATTGTTACTTACCCGAAGATGAACAAATTGATGGATATGAAAATTTATTGGAAGGTTTGTATAATTTAAGACTTCCTGCATCAACATTTAATCAATTAGGAATATATACAATTTATATTAAACCAAAAATAATTACCGCAACTGTTGTTGATTGTAGTGTATTATCTGCATTACCAAGTGTAAAAGGTATTGTTGTTGACATTAATTTATTGCCTGAAGCATTAAGAGCAAATAATGGATTACAGGGTTATCGAATTGAATATATTAATGCTGATGGAACTAAACTAAGAAATGTTGTTCGATATGTTGTTACATCAAATAAGGTAGTGCCTGTTAGTGAAAATATTGGTAATACAACGCAAAAAGCAATTAGATATCGTTTTGATGATGCAGGTACTTTGATGTTCTTACAAGTTACTCCAAGCAGTTCTTCAGATGTTAAACCAAATGTATTGCCGTTTATTGGCAATATTGGACAAATAATACTTTTATCAAATACATATTTTTCACCACTTGTATTAGAAGTTGAATTGGTTGAAAATACAATTGATACGCTTTCAGATATTGTTGCTGGTGAACAAATCAAAGATGTTCGAAATGGAATATTAACTTATTATGATAAGAACCGAATTATAACTAAGCAGTTTAATTTATATGAAATTAAAGAAGATGTTGGAGACGTTCCATTATTTGAAGTAAAGGAAAAAAGAACAAATATTGATGAAACTCAAAATTTTGAAGGGGTTATTGATGGGGTATAATATAAATTTTATAAATTTTCATGAAAAATCCCAATATTAATAAATTGGGATTTTTCTTTTCATTGTATTTATATTAAAATGTAAAACTTGTGGCAAAAGTAAAAGTTGTAAATACAAATCTCGACTTAAATTTAAATAATACGAATTTTAACAATACGGCTTCCGAAATTATATTTTCGTTTGGTAGTTTTGCTATTACATCCAATTTTGAAGGTAGGAAATATATTGATTATACAAATGAATTAAGTTCCTTTGTTCGTCCCATTACACTTGAAACTTTAGGTATTACACAAATTCAATCAGAAATATTATATGATTATTCTGTAAATGCTGTTTTAAATTTAGATAAATCAAATTTAAATACATTTGTAAAATTTGGTTCAGCATATGAATTTCTTAGAATAACAATACAAAACATTATTGTCACTTATCCGGGAAGTGTTTTTGTAAATTCTCAAACAAACAGAGGTGGTAATATAACATATTCTGGTTTTAATTACAATTCAATTACTAATATATCAACATTTAAAGTACCAACAGGATATACAGTTAATACATTTGGTTTGGTAATGAATAGAGGTAATTCGGGATATACTGATAATGAATTAAGAAACTTAAATTTATCATATAATAAATATATAATTTGGTCATCAGTTAATCCAACAGGTAATTCTTATTTTATTATTGGTTTTACAGGATATAGTTTCAGTCAAAAATATTTAACGATACAAACTATTGGCAATCCATTTCCAAACATTACTGGTACATCCGGTATGATTGATTTTCATATTAAACCAAATAATGTTGTTTTTGAAGAATTTAGGGCACTTTTAAATGATTATGAAAAATATGTTGTGTCTGAAAGAGATGATACAAATGGATTTAAATTTATATTAAAAGACCCAACATTACTTGATAACGGAACTATAATATATTCTAATGCTTCAATGTTATGGACAACAGGTGATAAATATAATATTGATATTAATACACCAAAATATCGTAGTTTTTTGGATGTTATTTTAACGATTGGTAATAAATATGATTCAATAAAAACAGATTTAATTGCCAGATTTTTAATACCACAATCACTTAAAACATATGATCTTACAGAAGAAGGCAAAATGACCAAACTTTTAAGATTGTATGGTAGAGAATTTGACCAATTAAAACAATTTATTGATTCTTTGGTTGATATTAATCGTGTTACATATGATAAAATTAATAATATTCCAGATCAATTAATAAAAAATCTTGCAAAAACTTTTGGTTGGGAATATTTTTCATTAGTTAATGAAAATGAATTAGTTAAAAGTTTTTTAACGATTGATGATAGTGAAAAAAATTTAAATACGGATTTACTTCCCGCAGAAATTGATATTGAACTTTGGAGAAGAGTATTATTAAATACTAATTATTTTTGGAAATCAAAGGGAACTCGTCAAGCAATAAAATCAATGTTTCTTTTAATTGGAATTCCAGAACCTTTCATTAACATTACTGAATATATTTATACTGTCAATGGCAAAATAAATCCAAATACTGTTGAATTATCCCAAAACGATTTCCCATCAAATTCATTACCATATGATACAGAAGGTTATCCGGTAGCACCATTGGAAACCAATGATTTTTATTTTCAAGTTAGTGGTAATACCGATAGTGGTCAGAAATATATGAATGTGTTTCGTATGGCAGGATTTAATTTAATGCAAACCGTTGATAATAAAAAATCGTGGATTCAAACAGGTACTGCAACAAGAATACATTATACAACACCACAATATTATCAGGAAGACAGTAAACTTGTTTTAAACACAAAAGAAGTTGATGTTGCTCTTGATACTGCACGTGGTATTGAATATGATGTTTTTGATTATATTAAAAACGTTGACTTTCCAGCAAATTCAAGTGGATATACACTTCCATTTTCATTTGTTAATATATCATTAAATTATACTGGAGCAAAAAAAATATTTACACTTCCAACACCATATAATAAAACCGAAGGGGATTTGGAAGTTCGTTATAATGGTATTCTTTTGAATGGTGCAAAGGTATATAGTGGTGGTAGTAATACTTATTTTGAAAGTATTGGAGACCCAACAAATAGAATTGATTATATTGTTTCCGGTAATTCATTCACCTTACTTACAGAAAGTGCAATTACGGCTGGAAATAGAAGAGATGTTGTTCAGGCAACATTTGTTTATTCTGGCGGTACACATCCCGTTACTGGAATTACTGTTGAATATATTGTAACAAGAGTTAAACCAAGTATTATTGGAACTGCAATTCCATTACCAAGTTATCCACGTGGTGATATTCAGGTTACAATGAATGGTATTGCACTTACAAAAGGTACGAGTCAATTTACTGCTGATTATATTGTTGACCCAAATAACACAACTGGTTCGAGTCAAATTATAATACAAAATCCTGAAGTAATTTCATATTTGGCAATTAACCCAGATGTACAAGTTGCGTATATTACTGTTATTGGTAGTAATGATATTGCTGCAAGAAGTGAAGTTTTAAGAGTAGATAGTTTTAATAGCAGTAAAATATATTTTAACCATACCGCAAATAAATATGTATATAAACTTAATTATAAGGTAAATAACGTATCCGACTTAAAAGTTTTGATAAATGGCATTGCATTAGAACCAATAAAAGATTATGATATCAATGTAATGAATCCGTTTGAAATTTTTTTACCAAATGGTATTAGATACGGTACTGTTATCAGTGTATATTATCTTGTTGGTGGTAATGCATATTTTACACCAATTGTTTCAAACTTATTTGGTGTTGGCGATATAAGCCAATTATCATTTCTTGAATTTATTGAATTAATTCAAAGAAGATTAATAAATGTAAGAAATAGAAAAACAATAACTGATTTTAGGAATGGTTGGTATCCAACTTTATTAAGAATATATATTGAATATCTAAAAAGAGCAAATGGCGATACTTTAATATCAAATGGGTATACTTTTGAAAATTTATATTCATTTTTGAGTAAATACAATACCTTTTTTCAAAGATTTGTTGATCAGTTATTATCCGCAACAATTATATTGAAAAAGAGTGGTTTATTAATTAGAAATAGTGTGTTTACAAAACAAAAATTTACATATAAAAGAGGTGTAAATTTTAATGTTGATGTAAATTATTTGGGTGATGATGGTAGTGTATTTTTAAGTAAACAAGAAGGAACATTTCCACCTCCACCTCCACCAACACTATACGTAGAAACAGTTGATGGTATTCTTGGTAGTTTAATTACGGGTGGTAAAAACATAATTGGGTCTAATATTCTTACTGAATATGGTATTAAATATAGAAAATGGCATGATGTTTATCCTTATGGTAATATTCCAATTGGATTACAAAATTTATTAGAAGGAATAACTGAAATGGATAATATTGATGGTTGGGGTGTGTGGATGAAAAAATCAGTAAGTGCTTCACTTAATGTTGATAATTTCTCAATGACATTATCAGATTTGGAAAATAATACAATATATCAATATAGAGCATATGTTAAATCAGGTATTTATGAATATAGTGGAAATACATTACAAATAACCACATTACCAGCACCAATTATTTCATCAATTACAACAAGGACGGGTACTGCAGGAATATATTCTATTGATGATACTGGTGGTATTGATATTACTGGATATGCAAATATTGATTATTATGGAATGCAATATAGAGTTTATGGTTTAATTCCTTGGTCATATTCACCAGCACCACCATCAAATGGACATCTTCATGTAAATAATTTCTTACGCGCAATAACGGGATTATCACCAGTAACAAATTATGAATATCGTGCATTTATGTCAATAAATGGAACAAGATATTATGGTCAAATAAAACAAATTGCGACATTAGCAATACCAACATATGTACCCACAGTATTAACAGGTAAAGCATTTAATATTGGAACTACTAATTTTAATATAAGTGGTAATAGAATAACAAATAATGGTAATACACCAATTACTGAATATGGATTATTTTACACACAAAATAGTACTTATGGGACAAACTTAACATTAAAAAATCAAAATTATCCAACACATATTTCTAAAACATCAGTTATTGGTAGTGGGGGTACAATTCCGTTTACATATAGTAGTTGTACTAATCATCTTGGAATAAATACCACAACATATTTCAGAGCATTTGCGGAAAATGATAAAGGTTTTGGATATGGTATAGTTTGTACACAAAAAACTGAGCCGAAACAATATGATGTTAGTCTTTGTAGAACAGGTTATATGGGAGATAGTTCGGATGCACATGGTTGTATTTGTTTGTCACCAGCACATTTATCAGAACCAGAATGGATTACATTGAATTTTGAAATTGAACAATCAGTATATGGTTCACCAATTCCTCCCGGAACTCCCGGAATAAGTATGGTAAAGGTATGTTGTAAACCAAATGGTTCTTCACTTTATAATCCAACACCAGTACTTGATGCACAAACATTTAAAGCACCATCAGGGTTTGTTTGTTTTACAGATTCATGTTCAATAACAATATATAGTGGAGATGAGCTTTGTTATAATGTTTGTACTTCTGCCAATAATGGTTCATGTAGTAGACTTAAATTACAAAGTGTATCTTATAGTAGTGGTATTTGTGTTGATATTTGTAATACATATTATACAGATGTTGCAATAATATAATTTATTAAAATATTTAATAATTAGTATTTATATTTAAAGAATAAAAAAATGGCATTTATTGAAAAAAAAGACCCAATTGTTTTAAATATCAGATTAACATCAAAAGGCAGGGAACAATTATCTCAAGGAATGTTAAGTTTTAAATATTTTGCCATTGGTGATAGTGAAATTAATTATGCATTTAATAATGAAACAGGTCACATTCCTTTTAATTCTAACATATTAAGACCTGCAGATGTAAACCCAAATATTTTATCATTTATTACTCGAAATTTATCTGGAGATACTGGTTATACATATAACGAAATACCAAGCATTCCATTATCATCATATTTAGTTACAAATCCGCAACAATCAATAGGATTTTTTACAAGTGGTTGTACTGCATTTATTACAGATAGTAATCATGTTAAACAACCCGATGCAATGGTTTATATGAGTGGAATTACTGGTGGTAAAACTTTATATTTGAAAAAAGCACCAACATATGGTATAAGTGGTGAAGAACCCGCAATTGGTGATTTGGTTTTAATAAAATGGACATTAAATGTTGATACTACGGGACATACAATAAATAAATTTAATCCAACACCGTTTTTAATTTATCAAATTACTGGCAAAACAGGTACATTAGCTGCCAATAATTTGGTTATTGGTGTTGATAGAGAATTACCCGATTTCGGTGGATTTGTACTCACAGGTAAAGCAGGTGTTTTAATATATTATAATTTCATTAATTATAGTGGTAGTACAATATTTACAGACTATTCAACAGATTATCTTGATGAAGCAGTTTTAACGTTTTTACAAAACAGTCAATGTCCAACAATTGTATTTCCGTTTTGGAATATGTCAATTATATATACTGATGAAATTGCTGGTGTTAGTGGTAATAATAGAACATTTGGTCAATTTAACAGTGCAGCATATAATGGTTTTGTTTCATATATTCAAAACCAAGCACCAATTTATAAAAAATTGGGTGTAATACATTATACAAATTCATCACCTGCAAATGTTTATGGTGAGGGATTTTATTTAAACACCCCAAAACTTGAAATTCCTACAATAATGTGGCATAAATCAATGGGAGCTACATTAGGGGTTATATTAACGGCACAAGGTACTTCTAAATTATTAACTGGTGTAACAACATCACTTAATACAACATATTATAATTTGGGTGATGCTGGTGGTAATATTGTGGGTAAAGTATTTACCGATTTAAAACTATTTGTAATTGAAGATCAAGAATTATTATTTGCAATGTCTTATAAAGCAAATAGGTCTTGGACTTTACCGGATTATCTTGCAGGTACAACAGATATTATTACAGTACCATGCTTACCTACTGTTAGATGGACAACACCAATAATATCCAATCCATTAATGACACTTGTATCTCAATATTATTGTCATTCAACATGTGGATGGACATCATTTCCAAGTGGTACTACAATAGCTTTAAATAATGTAACATGTACTGGTTATAAAGTTTGTGTGTGTTTTGGTATGACAGCAGGTGGTGGTACTATTTATGTACGTGATAGTATTGATGATTCTAATATATGTGTGTTATCCCCATCTATAGGTGGTCCGTTAAGTTATATTGGTAAATGTATTACAGGTATTAATTATCCAAGCGACCATTATTATGGTGGTAATTGGCATTAAATTATTTAATAAAAAATGGAAGGTTATACAGTTTTCATATCATATTCTTTAATATCATTAAGTGGATACACACAAGCAATTCATTGTAATTATATTAAATCAATACAATTGGATGTGGGTAGTCCATATCTTCAACAAATCAATATAAATTTTTCATCTATTGGTGATTTTAAATTCTTAAATGATAATATTACTGGTAATACAGGATTTACCACACAAAAAATACAAATATTATTACAATTAGTTAATAATAGTGGATACACAAGTATTTCTGACATAAAGCCAGATTCAAGTCATTGGAAAATATATGATGTGACCACACAAACAAATGGGTATATATCAGGACAAACCCTAACAAAATTAGGAATTACATCTACAATATATAAAGTATCATTATTTAATTATGATTCAATGCAATCATATAATTTAAATTATTTAAATTATCCAACAACAGGTACGACAGATAATAATAAATTATGTTTTGGTGATGAAATTTATTTTTTTGGAAATGTAACCACAGAAATACATGCTGATGTTTACGTAACAGACCTTTCAATAAATTTACCATTGAATGAATTTAATTCAACAACCAATCCGACTTGGGATGGGGTATCATCAGTAGCAATAACAGAAATTGGAATATATGATGATAACTATAATTTAGTTGCTATTGGTAAATTAAATAATCCAATAACTAAAGATTCGACAATTTCCAGAACAATAGCATTTGCAATAGATTTTTAATTATTCAAAATAATTCCAAAATTTTATATTTTTTTATAAATTCTTAGTATTTATTATAAATTATGAAATAAAAAATTTATAATAAATATGAAAGATTTACTTACAGTTAATGAAACTAAGCCAAAATCAATTATTATTGGTGGTGATTTACATAATAAATTTAAAACATTATGTAAAGGGAAAAGTTTAAAAATTGGTGGTGTTATTGAAGATTTAATTAGACTTTATCTTCGTAACCCTAAAGGAATTCAAATAATGATTGAAGAATCAAAGGAATTTAATTACGAAGAACTTCACAAATAATTTTTATGGAAAAATATATTTGGTCATTAGATATAAGTACCACTAATATTGGTTCTGCTCTATGGGATTCAACAGGAAAATTAATTGAACTCAAACATCTTGAATTAAAAATTGATAAAAACATTCCAGTAGAAAATCGGATAATACATAAAGCCGAAATATTCAGAAAATATGCTATTGAATATCGTGAACGCATATTAAGCGAATTAAATGGTGAAATAATTCATATTGTGGTTGAAAAACCTTTAGGTGGAAGTAATAATTCTAATACCGTATCAATGCTTTATGGATTTAATGGAATTGTACTATATATTTTATATAAAATTTTTGATATTTATCCAAAAGATATTACTGTATACGATTCCAGAAAGATATTCTGCAACGAGTTAGTTCATACTGAAAAAAGAAAAGGTGAAATAGTTGAAGTATTATCATTTCCACCCGAATATATTAAAGAAAAAAAGTTATATATTTGGAAAAAAGTTTGTAAATTAGAACCCCTAATTGAGTGGTATTATAAAAAAGATGGTACATTAAAAAATATGAATTTTGATTTAACTGACTCATATGCTGTAGGTTATGCTTTTCTTAAACAAACAGGAATTATAAAATAGTATGAGTTGAAAAATTTTTATTGAAAAATTAATTGAATTTGCTAATAAAAAAATGTATTGTGTTTATCTAACAAAATATGAGGGTAAATTATTACCTAAATTTTATATTGGAAGTACATCAATTGAAAAAATTAATTCGGGCAAATATTTTGGCAGCATCAGTTCAAAAAAATGGAAAAAAATATTTAAATGTGAATTATTGAATAATTCACATTTATTTTCAATAGAAATTTTATCTAAACATGAATTTAGAACAGATGCTTTGAAAGAAGAATTGAATTTGCAAATAAAAAATGATGTTGTAAAATCTGACCAATATATAAACAAATCATTCGCAAAGACAAATGGAATGTTTGGTAGAGATGTTACTGGCAAAAATAATCCAATGTTTGGTAAAAAAAGATTGGATGCTTCAATACGAATGACTGGCGAAAGTAATATAGCAAAACGCACTGATGTTAAAGAAAAACTAAAAAAAGCTAAAATAGGTTATAAACCAGTTCCTCAATTATATTCGGAAGAAACTAAACTTAAAATGCGAGAAGTGGCATTAAATAGAAGCAAAGAGGTTAAAGAAAAAATAAGAGAGGCAAGAAAAAATTCACATAGCTTAGAAAAAGCACGTTTGGCACTTAGAATTAAAACGGATAAAAAATATGAATGGTTCATTTCTCAACTAATTACCGAATTAAAAAATAACAACGGTTTTTTAGAAATTAATGAAATATATAAAATTTTTAGTAATAAGCCAATTAAATATATAAAATCGGCTATGATTATTATGAAAAAAAGAGAATTAATCCATTCAATACCAAAAGCATCTAAGTCACTAACTGTTTTAAATAAAACATAATATATTGTGATTTAATATATCTATTAGTAATGAAGTTTCTTTTCGTAAAGAATGTCAGAAAATTGAAGAAACATTGATTTTTCTGAAAAAAATGCAACGTATTTATAAAAAACCTTGTGTTTATAATATTTTTGTTATAAGTTTGACAAAAATTAAAAATTATTTTTATATAAATTATTAAAAATGACAAAAGAACGAATCGAAAAAGCAATAGAAATCATCAATTATGCAATTAAAAATAAAATATCTGTTAAAGAAGCATCCGTTAAATGTGGATTTGCAGATACTTATGTAAAAAACATTAAAGCTCTTGTTTATGAAAAATATGAAAATGGCACACTTGAAGATGAATATTTTACTTTATTTAATGATGCATATAAGCAATATGCATATTATAAAGGATTTGGTTTAAAAACTGACGATATTACGGAAGTTATAAAAAGACAAAAACCAATAGATATTCCGCCAGCAATAGATGGTAAAGAACAAGTAACTTTTGATCAAAAAGGAAATACTGCAATTCTCAATCTTATTACCGATGAAAAGAAAATGGAAACCATATGCAATCCATGCAATGGTGATGAAAGTTATCCTAAAAACCACATAACAACACTTGCAGGACTACTTGAATATTGTAAAGTAGACCCTGAAGTATGGAAAGTAGCAGAACATCGAGTTAATAAATGGGATGTTACTGGTTGGAAAGATGGTTATGCCAGAACAATTCAAAATTTTCAAGTTAAAGCAAGACTTATTAGAAATGTTGAACTTGTTAAAGACAGAATGGCTGGTGATGTTTTTCTTCAAATGATTAAAGACTATTCAGCACCATTAATTGATTGGGGTTTGATTAAACAAAATCCTAACGATGAAAACAATCTTCTTGAAGTGGCAATATTTGACCTTCATTTAGGTAAACTTGCATGGGGTGGCGAAACTGGTGAGAATTATGATACTAAAATTGCTCGTGAAAGATTTTTATATGCAATTCAAGATTTATTACATACCGCAAACAGATTTCCATATTCACGTATATTATTTCCAGTTGGAAATGATTTTTTTAACAGCGATACAATATTTAATACAACCACACAGGGAACTCAGCAGGATGAAGATTTGCGTTGGCAAAAAACATTTAATGTTGGTGTAAGACTACTTGTTGATGGTATTAATATGTTAATGCAAACTGGAAGACCTATTGATGTATTGGTAATACCGGGTAATCATGATTTTGAACGCAGTTTTTATATTGGTAAATTCTTAGAAGCATGGTTTAATGAAGACCCAAATGTTTCAATTAATACTGGTGCATCACCAAGAAAATATTATCGTTTTGGTAAGGTATTACTTGGTTTTACACATGGTAGTGAAGAAAAGGAAGGTTCACTTCCAATGATTATGGCAAATGATATTGAATCTAAACCAATGTGGAGTGAAACTTTATATCATGAATTTCATGTTGGTCATATTCATAGAAAAAGGGACATGAAATATTCTGCAACACTTGATAAGGTGAGAGTGTTAAATGAAGATTTGGGTGTTACAGTAAGATATCTTTCAAGTCTTACGGGAACAGAAGAATGGCATCATAAAAAAGGTTTTATTGGTGCGATAAAAGCAGCAGATGGTTTTATTTGGAATGATGAAACTGGTCTTGTTGCACACATAAATTCAAATTTAATTTTATAATCATATGGCAAATAAAAATTTAGTTAAATTGGCAAAAGGTAGTGGTAATAAAACCAAAACATCTACCACAAAAAAATCAACAGAAAAAAAAGTAGTTGAAAAACCTCTCACATCAGCAGAAGAAAGAGACATAAAAGCCAAACAAAAAGTACAAGAATTATTAGAAGGTGTACCACACACATCTCTAAAAAATGATGAAATTTTTGAAATAGAATCCGAAGGAAATGAAAAAAGTGTTGAATGGCTTGGAGAACAAGTTTCTAAATTATCAGAGAATAATGAAAAACTAAAAAGTGAATTGGTTCTTACTAAAGAAGATTATTTAAAAATTTTAACAGATTATCAGAAATTAAAACAAGGGGGTGATGTTATTTTATCTGATACTGCGAGTGATACGGCACTAAAAGTAAGTATCATTAAATTATTTTCTGAAATTCAAGCAAATTATATTGCACTTGGAAAAAATTTCGTTATTGTTCCACCCGCATTTTTGAATAGACTTATTATGTTTTTTCCGTTTTTGGCAAGCGAAAAGAGATTTTAATATAACCTTAAATGAAAATTTGTTCCAAAATCATTTGTTTTGGAACAAATTTTTTTTTATATTTTTGTTAATATGAAATGGACTAAAGAAAAAATAAAATGAATAATATTAGAGGATTAGAATTTCATACCATCATTGAAAATATCTTTGGAGAGGTTAAAGGATTGAACGTTAGCGAACAACTTCAAGTTGATTGTCCAAGATGTGCTGAATTACTTGGACATTCTGATGGAAAATTTAATCTTGAAATCAATACTGCAAAGCGTTTATTTCGATGTTGGTGTTGTGAAGAACCCCGTTTTAGTGGTTCATTAAAAAAATTGATTAGAATGTATGGCACGAGTGCCGATTATGAAATGTATAAATCATATGCAGGTACATTCGATGATTATGATTATAGATATGAAGATGATGAAAAAGAATATGTTCAAGTAAAACTTCCTGATGAAATGATTTATTTTTCTCAAATGGAAGTTGGAAATCTGGAACATTTTGAAGCATATAATTACTTAATAAACGAAAGAAAAATATCAAGAGATATTATTTTAAAATATCGGCTTGGTTTTTGTACTACCGGAAAATATGCCAAGAGAATAATAATACCTTCATACAATAACAACGGTGAAATTAATTATTTTGTTGGAAGAACTTATGACCCTACTGAAAAAAAGAAAAAATATGATAATCCACGTTCAGATAAGGATAGAATTATTTTTAATGAGGGTCTTGTAAATTGGGATTCTTGTGTATACCTTGTTGAGGGGGTATTCGATATGTTATCTTTATTAAATGCGATACCATTATTGGGAAAAACAATATCAACCACATTATTTTTTAAACTAAAAGAAATAAAACCCGATGTTGTTGTTTTGTTAGACCCTGATGCTTACAAAAATGCAATTGAATTATATTATAAATTGCATTCTATTTATGTTAATTGTGAAGAAAGGGTAAAAATGGTTAAATTACCTACAATGGAAGACTTGGATGAACTTAAAAGAAATCAAGGTATTGATGCAGTTATTAAAAGTCTACGTACTGCAAGGGGTTTAACTGTCGATGATTATTTTATTAATAAATTGCAAAAACCCTATGATTATAAAAGAACAGGAAGATACAATTCTTATCCAAAATATTTTGGATGGAAATCAAATAGCACAAAAAACGCTATATGAAAAGTATAAAAGAATAGTTAAAAATTTCATAAAAATCAAATATTCAATTATTTATGACCTTGATGATGATGTGTCAGAAATAATGATTAAAATTTTTTTAAATTTGAAAGAATTTAATCAAACAAAATCAAAATTTAAGTCATGGGTTTTCAGTATTACAAATAATTATATGATTGATAAATGGAGATGTAATACAATATCATTAACATCTCTTGATAATTCGCTAATATCATCTAATGATTGTATTGATTTGTCCGATAATTATAATGAAATAATTAGAACAAATAACATTGCGCTTGTTGCTAATTGTAGTTATACATTATCAAATGTTGTTGATTTTGAAAATTGTAATTCAATTAATTATATTTCTAATCAATTATCACCAGTTGATTATACATTATTGGATATGAAATATGTTCAAGGTTATAAGTATTGTGAAATTGGAAAAGAATTTAATCTTTCAAGTGATACAATTAGCAATAGGGTAAATTATATAAAAACTAAATTAAAAAAGAATAATTCGAAAATCATTTGTGAGTAAATTAAGTATTTATAAAAAATATTTAATTGCATGGTACATAAATTATTTGAATATCTTGATTTAAAAAAGGACACAAAAAATAACAGACTTGTTGTTTTTTCTGATTGGAATACACAAAAAGAAACTTATTGGAATAAAGATGCATTAAAAAAAGCGGGTTTTATCTTTGATAGAAATATCAATAGTTGGTCTATTTCACTTAATGATATGCAAAAAGCCGTTGATGCATTAAATAATATTAATAATACAATTGCTGCTAAATTCAAAGATAAAGGATTGCAGGACAAGAAAAAAACAATTATTGCCGGATTAGAACATCTTCAAGATTGGCTTGTAAATCAAGATATTCCTGAAACAAAAGCAAAAGAATTAGATACAAAACTTAATCAATATATTGAAGACATTGCAAATGCTACTGATGATAGGGCAGCAATGGCAGAATTAAAAAGATTTTTTGATTTCATGGGAAGATTTCATAATTATAGTTTTGCAAATTCAATGTTAATTTATTTACAAAAACAAAATGCAACAAGAATTGCTGGTAAGGGTAAATGGTTTAAGGAATTTCATAGAAAATTAAAACAAGGTGCTATACCAATATTTATTTGGTGTGCAGAGGTATATAAATATACTGTAAGTGGTGAAGAAAAGGATGATGCTAACCCCGGTGATAATACCAGTCTTGATGATACAGTAAAAAATGGTAGGGAAGTAGAAAGAGTAAGGTTTAAACCATGCCTTGTTTTTGATGTTAGTGATACTGAACCAATTGATGAAAAAGGTGAAATTCCTGAAGAACCTAAATGGCATGCAGAAAATATTGATAATCCAACAGCAAATGTTTTACATCAGATTATAACCAAAAAACTTCAAGACATGGGAATTGAATTAACCAAACTACAGGCAATGCGTGGTGAGGGTGGTTATAGTGCTGGTGGACATATTAATATCAGTGCTGGTTCTGCAGGTTTGAATGCATTACAAACATTAGTACATGAATGGGCGCACGAATTAATGCATCAAAAAGACAGTCCCATTAAAGACCCTAAAGTACAAATAGCACTTGAAAAGGGAACAATAACATATGGTGAATTAAAACAACTTAGAGAATTACAAGCCGAAGCAGTATCTGCAGTTATTTCAAAACATTTTGGCATTCCTACTGGTCATCAGCCAACATATTTAGCACTTTGGAAAATAAAAGGTAGTGATATTAAAAATAATATTGAAATTATTAGAAAAGTGGCAAATTATATGATAAAAGAAATTAATAAAACTGCAGAAGTAATAATGAAATAAAAATAAGGGTGTCGAATTCGACACCTTTATTATTTTTGGGACTTTTACAATATGTTACTTATTGGGAATTTAAAAAAACCTTGCATTATTGGGTTGATATAAATATATTTGTGAAAATTTCAATATAATGAATAAAATTTCTCATATTGCTCAAATTGCAGATATTCATATACGTAAAACACCAACCCGCAACGAAGAGTACCAACAAGTATTTAATAATCTAAAAATATCTTTAGAGGAAAAAAAACCAGATAGAATTGTAATTGGTGGTGATTTGGTTCATGATTATCTTGATTTACAAGGTGAACAATTAATTATGGCACATGAATTACTTAATACGTTGAGTAAAATTGCACCAGTTAGAATAACAAGAGGAAATCATGATTGTCGTAAAAAAAATTTAAAACGTGTTGATAGTATTGAAGCAATTGTTAAAACACTTAATAATCCAAATGTAATTTATTATGATAAAACTGGTTTTTATTATGATGATAATATTATATGGGCAGTGTGGCATTATGGTGAACCCAAAAACAATCCTTGGAAAACAAAAGCAGTAAAACAATTTACGGCAGAAGAACATAAAAATTATATATTTATCGATTTATTTCATGAATCTGTAAATGGTTGTAAGACTACAACTGGTTTTGAAATGAAAAGTAAATCGTTTTATAAAATAAGTGATTTTAAGAGTGATTTTTCATTTTTTGCCCATATTCATAAATTACAATATTTGGATAAAAATAAAACTAAAGCATATTGTGGGTCATTAATTGCACAGGATGTTACAGAAGGTGATGATGCTTTTCATGGTTACCTTTTATGGCATTTTGACACAAAAACTGCAGAAGAAATCCCAATCAATAATGAATATTCATTCAAAAATATAAAAATAACACCTTATACCGATTTTGATGATTTGGATTTTGAAATAAATAATCCAACCAAATACATGAAAATCAGATTTGTTTGGGGTACATTACCACAAACAAGAACAAAAGAAAATGAAAGAAAACTAACTGAATATATAAAATTAAAATATCAAAATATAATAATTTCACATAAAAACGAATTTCTTGAAAGTGAAAAAATTCAAACAAACGAAAACATAACATTACAAAATGTTACAAATAAAGCGGTTCAACATGAAATTTTTAAAGAATTTCTTACAAAAATTGGTACTGATGAAAATATGATTAATGATGTTATTGTTCTCGATGAAGAAATTCTTAATGAGATTAACATAATTGATGAATTAAATGGTGAATGGAATATAATTAAATTTGGTTGTAAAAATTTTATGTCATATGGGGAATTAGATATTGATTGGAGAGATATGGATGGTTTGTTTCAAATAACAGGAATAAATACGGCAGGAAAAACCACAATAATGAAATTAATTTCATATATTCTTTTTGGTAAAACATTGGAAACCGAAACCAGAATGAAATATGGCGATAAGCGTTTTGTTAATAACAGAAACAATTCAAATCATTGTGAGGGATATCTTGTATTGGAAGCCAATGGTGAATTTTTTGGCATCAAAAAGAAAACAGAAATTACAAAAAACAAAGGCGATGAAATTATAGGTGCACCAACCACATTAAATTATTATATATTATCAAATCCCGATGAAGAAATGACCAATGAAAATTCATTGGAGAAATTGGATGAAGATAGACGCATAAAAACACAAAAGAAGATCGAAACAATTATTGGAACATATGATAATTTTATGCGAATTGTTATGACCACATCAGATACGCTTAATAGAATATTATCAAATGATATGGCAATATTTATTGATTCATTATTATTTGATAGTGGTTTGGATATTTTTGATAAAAAATTAGAAGGACTTAAAGAATATCAAAAAAGAGTTAATGAAAAAAGTAGAATTAATTGTAATATTGATATTACAACCGAACAAAATTCTCAATTAACTCAAGAAATTCGTCAACTTGAAGGTGAAATTACTGAAATTGAAACAATAAAATTACCTGATGTTCAAAATAGAATTCAAACTGGACGAAAATATGTAGAAGACCTTACTAAGAAATTATTCAAAATAGACCCCGAAATTTACAATTTAAACGCAGAAGAAGTCCAAGGTGATATAAGTACTCATAATAAGAACATAATTGATTATAACGCACGACAATTAGTTTTAGAAGTAAGTATTAAACCACTTAAAGAAACTTATGATGAAAAAAAATTAACGGAACTTACAACTAAAAAGGAAACACATAAAACAAATGAGTATAATGAAAGGTTAAAAATCAAAGGTTTCGAACAAATTATTCGTGATGAAGAACATCAAATTGAAATAATTGGTGGTGATATTTTTAGATTAAAACAAGATGGTGCTAAATATAAAAAAGAAATTAATGATTTAAAACAAAGTAAGATATGTCCCACATGTAAACAACCGTTGCAACCAGAACATCAAGTACATATTGATGATTTGGTTAAACAAAAAGAAACAGAAATGTTTAAAATTGCTAATCAAATAACAACAAAAGAAACTATTGATAAGAAAAAGCATCAGGATGTTATTAATGCTAAAAATTTGGAAATTGAAAAAGTTCAAAAAGAAATTCAAAGTGCAGCACTTGAAATGGAATCAATACTAAAAGAAATTGGTACACTTACAAATGATAAGAATGATGTTGATAAACGCAAGGAACTTCAAACAGAATTAAATCAAATTCCTATATTAGTTCAAAATGAACAGTTAAAAATTAATATTCTTCAACAAAAAATTGATAATCATGAAAATAGTTTAAAACAAATCGAAGAAAATCAAAAAATTGAAAAAGGAATTACCACGGCTAAACTTAAAATTGGTGAACTTGAAATTGAAGAAGGTGATAAAAAGGAAAATATTTTCATTAGAAAAACAAGTATTGGCGAAAGGCAGATTAGAATAAAAAATAACGAAACATTAATTACTGAATTTAAAAATCAGGAATATCGTGATATGATAATGAATCTTTATAAAAAATGTGTTCATAGAGATGGAATACCAAGACAAATGTTAGTTAATTATATTTTACCCAAAATTAATTTAACGCTTGAAAATATATTATCTGTTGCTCCATTTAAAGTTTGGCTTGATGTTGATGATTTAAAACCAAAATTGATTTATAACAACAGACCTGCAGCAATTATTGATTGTATTAGTGCCAGTGGTAAAGAAAGAACATTTGCAAGTGTTGTATTAAAATTTGCATTAAATCAAATTAATGTAAAAGCCAAGCCAACAATATTCTTGCTTGATGAAGTCATGGGTAAATTAACTGAAGAAAGCGGTGAAGAATTTATTGAAATTTTACAATTAATTAAAACAAATATAAAAAAGATTCTAATTGTTGAACATAATTGGGAAATTAATCCTGATTATCTAATTAATGTACAATTAAATGAAAGTGGAATATCTTCGTTAACAATAGAATAAATCATATTTTTTAGTATTTATAAAAAAACTAAAAAATGGATTTAAAAAAATATGATGAATTAAAAAAGAAAATCAACACCAAAGATTTTGAAGGTAATAATAATGGGTTAGATAAATGGTTGTTTAGATTTTCATTTATTGGTAATGCAAGTGCGATATTTTTTGCATATTTTTTAGTATATCCAGCATTATTAAAAACAATTACATTACATTTTATTTCTGGATTTTGGGGTGCTGCAATTGCAGTTTCATTAACATTGATATTTTTAACAATATTTGAAGTAACAAAAAGATATTTAATTAGAAATTTTTCCAGTGATTATATGAGAAATAACAGAAAACCAAATCCTAAAATAATGGGATGGTTTACTACTGCAATGACAATTATTATATTAAGTTTTTATTTATCAATATCTGGTTCAAAAAATCTGGCATCAACAAGTATATTTAAGAACACAGTTACCGAAATGCAAATTTTAGTGCAAACAGATAGTATATCATTAGCATATGAAAATAAAAAAACGATATATCTTAATGATAATGAAACATTAAGAATGGTGACAAATGATTTACGTCAGAAATTAGCAGAAACACCATTAAATTATATAACAGCAAGAAGAGAATATCAAACAAGCATTGATAAAAATACAAAAATTATTGGGGATAATCAAGTTGAAATAACTAAAATTGATACTGAATTAAATGCCAGAGTTTCTGAACTTAATAATCGTTTAAATTCGGCAAGATTAAGTAATAAAACGGAAGATACTAAAAATATATTTTTATTTATTATTATTGTTATATTCAATGAATTAATTATTATTGGTGGTATATATTTCAGAGAATATTTTGAATATACATTATTTGAAATAAATCAGCAAAAATTTGAAAAAATTTATCAAAAAAAAGATAGATATCGTGCATTACTTACATTTGTGTATGGTAATGGTAAAGCAATAATTGGCGATAAGGTAATGAGTGGTTTAGAATTAAAAAAACATGTCGCCGACAACACAAATATTATAAATTCAAATAAAGTGGTTGAAAATTTCTTGGAAAATATGGATAGAATAGGTATATTTACAACCAATGGAAAAAGAAGACATATTGCAATACCATATAATGAAGCAATCAATATTATTGAAAATTTTGATGATGCATTTCGTATACTTGAAAATATGAAATAATATGAAAGATTTAGAAGCATTGGAAAAGGGCAAATTACTTAAAGAAGCATTAAGAATTGTTGATCAGCTTGCAAAAAATAATATTGCAGACATTGACGGCAAATTTACTACTGATGATTTTGACAGTGAAGAATTACAAAAATTAGTAATAAAAGCGAAAACGTTAAAGAAGAGTCGTTGGTGGAACTTAACATGAAATGATTTTTTTTATAATCAATAATTATGAATAAATGGGATTTAAGATTTATGAAACTTGCTATTGAAGCAGCTTCATGGAGTAAAGATTTGAGAACAAAAGTTGGGTCTGCAATCGTAAGAGATAAAAGTGTGATTTCAATTGGATTTAATGGTTTACCAATTAAGTGCAATGATGGAATTAAAGAAAGATTAGAACCTCCGCAGAAGTATATGTGGACAATTCATAGTGAAGCCAACTCATTAATTCAAGCAGCAAAACATGGACAAAAAACTGAAGGTTGTATTATGTATGTAACACTTTTTCCATGTGCAAATTGTGCTGGATTAATAGTTAATGCTGGTATTATTAAAGTTATTTGTAAAAACAAACCAAATTTTAATGATGAACGATGGGGTGAAAATTGGAAAATTGCCGAAACAATATTAAATGAAAGTGGAGTTAAAATAGAATATATTAACGAATAAAATGCAAATAGATAATACAACATATGGTATTAAAGAAATTAATCGTTATAAAACTCAAAATGTAAAAACACAGATTGTTTTGGCAACAAGTTTGAGAAAAAACAATTATCATATTACCAGATTATTACATAAAGAATATGGTAAAACAAAAAAATGGAATACATATACTATTTCCAGAGACGGAATTATATATCAACATTATGAAAATAAATTTCATAGTGATTTTCTTGGCATTAAAGAAGCTGACAAACAATCAATATCAATTGTAATTGAAAATATGGGTTGTTTATTTAAAACACCTGCAGGTAAATATATTAATTGGTTAAATGAAATTTGTGATGAAAATAATGTTATTATTAAAAATTGGCTTGGATATAGTTATTGGGAAAAATTTACAGAGGAACAAATAAAAAGTATTGTTTTGTTATGTAAACAGTTATGTGAAGAACATAACATACCAAAAAATTGTATGGATTTTCATCATTTTCATAAAGAAACTGTCAAATTTAGAGGTATTGTGTTTAGAAGTAATTATATTGAGGACAGTAGCGATATTAATCCATTATTTGATATTCTAAAATTTAATGAAATGTTAAATAATGATATCCCTTAAAGTATTTATATTAAATAATAAAATATGATTATAAAATTAAATATGAATAACAAACCTGCACCAAATCAAATAAGAATTTTATTACGTAGAATGCGTGGTGAAAAATATGTTGTAAACGAAGATGTTAAAACATCAAAAAAAGATTTAACAATGCGTGACATGTTAAAAATTACACGCAGTTTAAATGAACAGGCAGAAGAAAATGATGAAAAAAAAGCAGAAAATAAAAAAACCGTTTATGACCAGAGTAAAGAAGAAGAAAAATTAAAAAATTTTTTTAATGATATGAATGTTAATATTAAATTTATTGATTTGGAAGTATATGATGATTTGATTTTTTGGGGCGGTACTGTTGATGGAATTATACAATTTGTTTATAAAGTAACACCAGATGAAAAAACAAGCGGTGTTGAATTCAATTATTTGGAAGATTTTTCTCCCGATAATCCCGATAATGACATAATTATTAAAAAAATTGAATCTTATTATGATTCATTTTATAAATATTGGAGAAATAACATACTTCAATAATAAAAAAATTAAAAACTTGATGATTACCTGACAAATAAATGTCAGGTTTTTTTACCCATAAGTATTTATTATAAAAAATTATAACCATGAAAAATATATTAGGAATTTTTTGGAATTTTTTAAAACAAAAAAATCATATGTTAATTGCAATCATAATTGCAATAATATTAATATTATCAGCAATTGTTTATTTTCAACATAATAGAATTGCAAATCTAAAAGATAAATATCAAACTGAAGTTAAATTAAAAGATGCATTAATTGATACTGTTAAAATTTATCAGAATCAACGTGATGAATGGGTTAGTGAAAAACTCACAATGCAAGAAAATATAAAAAATCTTAAAGAAATATATGAAAAATTATCTGATTCACAAAAAGAATTGATTGATAGAGTGAAAGAATTAAACAAAAAAAATACAATTATTGCAGCAGCACTTATTGAAACTAATGCACATATTGATTCATTAAAACACGAACTTCTGGATGGTGCAGAAACTATTATTGATACTACAAAGAAAAAAATTAATTTTAATAATTTAAAAACACAAGACAGTACTTTCAGATATGATATTGATGTGCTTCATGTTCTTCCCGCACATCTTGATATCAACCCCGATTTATTGTTCAAATCCATTGAACTTCCAAACAAGCAATTTATTGAATTTCACTGGAAAAATGAAAAGAAAAAAGGTTATCCAATATCATTTAGTGTAAGCAATTCAAATAAATATATCAAAACAATAAACGTTGAAAGTTATGCAATACCATCACTTGATAAGTTAAATATTAATCCAAATGGTTGGCAAAAATTTGGTAACTTTTTTATTAAAAACGGTAAAACTGTATTATATATTGGAATGGGCGGTGCTATTGGTGCGGGTACTGTATATTTATTAATGAAATAATGCCTTTTATTTATTATCAATTTTTTGTGTCGACTAAGTATTTATAAACAACGAATAAAGATAATATGGATAAAAATGATATTAAGGATATTGTTAATGATGAAATAAAAAAATTCATTAATGATTCTTTTGATAAAGAAATAAAAAAAGTACTTCATAATTCAAGTAGTCAATCAAGAGATGAATTGATTACAACAATTAAAAACGCAATGGAATCTGTTTATAAAGTTCTTTGGTCTAAACGTGATTTCTGGAAGACGGATATCCACTAATCATTCATTTAGAAATAGTTATGAAAATAATTGAAGAAATATCATTAGATAGAAGAAAATACGATAGAGATTATTATTTAAAAAATAAAGAAAAGAAATTAAAACGTGAAAAAAACCGTTATTTAAATAATGGTGAAAAAATTAAAAACAGAGTTAATGATTATTATTTGAATAACAAAGAAAAAATTAAAGAAAGAGATGTTAAATATTATTCAAATAATAGAGAAAAAATTTTAAAACATAAAAAAGAATATTATTCGAACAATATTAAAAAAATTGAAGAATATCGTTTAAACCATAAAGAATATTATGATAAATACAACAAAGAATATCATTTAAATAATAGAAACGAAATTTTAGAAAATAAAAAAGAATACTATTCAAATAATAGAAACGAAATTTTAGAAAATAAAAAAGAATACTATCGAAAGAATAAAAATAAAATAAATAAACAAAGTGTGGAACATAGAAATGATAGAAAATCATATGATATGTTGTATAAGTTAAAATGTAATGTTAGAAGTTTAATAATAAGTTCAATAAAATTAAGTGGTTATAAGAAAGCGTCAAAAACGCAAAATATTCTTGGTTGTACATTAAAGGATTTTAAAAAACATTTAGAATCAAAATTTGAATCATGGATGAATTGGGATAATTATGGTAATTGGAATGGCGAGCCAAGAAAAATAAATGTTGGGTGGGATATTGATCATATAATTCCTCTGTCTACAGCAAAAACCGAAGAAGAGGTTTTAAAATTAAATCATTATACAAATTTACAACCACTTTGTTCATATACAAATAGACACATTAAGTCTGGAAATATTATAATTATAAATAATTGATAATATTTATGTATTTATATTGAAAAGATATTGGATTATGATGAGAAATGAAGAAACATTTAAACCAACATTAGGTAAACCAATAAATAAACAATCTCAGGGGTTTGAAAAAAATTTTAAAAAAACCATGAATCAATATAATGTTAAATTAAATGAAACGGATGAATTGTTAACAGAGAAGGAACAATCGTTAAAAAAGAAAATTTTTAATTTAGCTAAAATGGAAGCATTGGTTTTCTCAGACCCAAAATTATTAGCGGTTTATAACGAAATGTCTGTAAATGGTGAAGAAAAATATGGATATCATTATAATGAAACCATTATGAATATGTTATTTAATGACTATGTTCTTAATAGTCCAAAATATTTACAGAAATATAAAATGGCAATACCAAAAGAGAAAAAAAGAAGAGATCAAAGTGGTATTAACCAATTAAGAAAGGCAGGAAAAGAAATTATGAAAAAATCAGAACCAAAACCACTTGCTCAAACTGGTTTAAAACCAGAAGTTACTGAAAGTGATAATGAAAAAACTAAAATATTATTTTTAGTTAATGAAAAAGACCCTGAAAATCCTGATGTATTTGCATATTTTCCAGAGGAAAATTTTGATTCAAAAGGAGAATATAAAACTGCGTATTCACACATAGGACAACATTCTGCCGTTCATCCTAATTATGCTGAAGAAAGCAGACCAGCAACACCTGAAGAATATCAAGACCTTAAGACAGAACTTGAAAGTATTGGATATAACTTAAATGTGTTAAATTCAACAAATGAAACAACTGGTGCTGCAAGTGCTGGTGCATTTGCTCCTGCATTAGGATATGAGAAAAAAGTAGAAGAAACAACAACTGCTGGTAGTGCTGGTGGTGCTGCAGGATATGTGGGTTATGCTGGTCCTTCAGCATGGGGTGATGGTGATTTGATGAAAACAAAGGGTAAATCAAATATAATGAGAAAACCTATTTGGAAAGGCGGTACTATTATTCAGGAAGGTAATTATTTAATAGACCCAAGTGGATTTGAAAAGTATGTTAATGTTTTAAATGAACAATTTGATAGGGGAAAAGAAATAGATTTTATTGGTAAAACATCAGATGCTTATGGTACTGAAACAAATAATATGCCCAATAAAGATATTAATACAATTGATACCGATATTAAAACTGGTCAATTAGATAAACCGAATCTTAATGTTATGGAACAAGATGGTATTGATAATACAATAAATAAAAACGAAAAAATGGAAAAACAACCAGTAAATGAAAAAGCAGTTTCTAAGTCACAACAACGTTTCATGGGAATGGTTCATGCTGTACAAAAAGGTGAATTAAGTCCTGAAAAAGTTGGGAGTGATGTTGAAAAAGCAGCAGCAAGTATGAGTAAAAATGATGCGGAAGATTTTGCTTCAACCAAACATAAAAAATTACCTGAAAAAGTTAAAGAAGAAACACAAACTATGATACAATCAAATAACACATCGATGTCTAATAAAGCAAATCCAACTGGCGAACTAAGTTCAACTATGGATGTAGGCACTAAAACAATGAACGAAAGTGATATTAAATTATTAGAAGAAATAAATGATGAATTGAATGCGTATTCAGTTCATCATAATAAATTAAAAAATATGAGTGAAGAAAGAAAACCATCAGCATTGGTATTAAGAGATCGTCTTGGGTCTGAAAATGAGGTAAATTTCAAAAAAGACTTACAACATAGTGTAACTAAAGATGTTATTGATGTTGAAAAAGAATTGCAATGGAAAGACCAACAAACCGATGTTGGCAAAGACCCACAAAAATTAGGTCAGGACATTGAAAAGAAAGAAATTAAAATAACTGATGCTGAAAGCGATGAAGCATTAAAAAATGTTGGCGATTCGGCTAATGATAAAGGTGATGAAATTCCAAAACGTAATTTAACTAAAGACGAACAGGATGAAGTTAATATGTATCGTCTTGGTCAACAGAGTTTAGTGTATGATAATGAACCGGGTAAACGTTTCGAAGATCGTATGAAGAAAGATATGGGCGATAAACTTTATGATCAAAGACAAAAACAACTTAAATTCCGTGGAAAAGCACCTATGTATAATAAAGACCCCCAACCTGTTGAAGATACGACATCCGATAAAGTACAATTCAATAAAGAACAAACTGGTTGGAGTGAAAGAGAAGGTATTAAAGAATCTATGATTACTGGTAGATTTGTGGATGCTCTTGGCAAAAAATTTATTATGGATTTTAGATTGAATGAAGCCAAAATTGTTGATGATGTAAAGGAAGTTGAAGAAATGTTCAAACTTGATTTCACTGGATTTGGTAACAAATATAAGAGCAAAGCACAAAACAAAAAAGTTAGTATTAATGAAGGTGTTGAATCTATATTATCGGAAAATAAATATTATACTGATGGTAAAAAGATATTTGTTTTGAAAAATCCTGTTCAGAAATTGAATGAAAATGAACATAAGGAAGAAAAACCAGTAATTAATGAACAATTTAATAAAATGAAACATTTACTTGGTTATAAACCTAATGATTTTATTGACACCAAAAATGTTAAAAAAAATCGTGGATTTTAGATATTAAAAAATATTAGGAATAAATAAAATTTTCAATTAATTTTATAAGGTGTTGAATAATCAACACCTTTTTTATTTTATATTAGATAGAAAGTATTTATGTAAAAAAGTTATGGATAGTTTATATAAATTTTCATTTGGTTTGTTTAAAGACACAAAAGGACAAGCAGAAAAACAAAAATGTAATGAAAGTGTTGAATATCTTAAATTAAATTTAAATGATATTATTCAAGTTGATTTTCCCGATAACCAATATTTTAGAGAAGAAACTAATAAAAAACAAATTGTATTACATCATACAGTATCGGGACAAGGCACTGAAGGTGATATTGCATGGTGGAGAAGTACTGTTGAAAGAATTGGCACTGCAGTTATTATTGGCTGGGATGGTAAAATATATCAATGTTTTTCAACAAAATATTGGGCACATCATCTTGGTACACATGCTTTAAATAATACAGCCTTAAATAAAGCATCTATTGGAATTGAAATTGATTCTTGGGGTGCATTAGTGAAAATCAATGATAAATGGTATCCAGCAAAATGGGATGATATACAAAAGAAAAATGTAGCAAATATTGCTATTAAACCAATAACAAACGTACAAGAATGTCCACAAGGTTTTAATGGATTTTATGGTTTTGAAAAATATACTGATGCACAAATTGAAGCAATTAAAAAACTTTTAATATTCTGGAATGTAAAATATAAAATTCCATTAGAATATAATTTTGATATGTGGGCACTTTCAAATAAAGCATTAAATGGTCAGGCAGGTATCTGGACACATGTAAGTTTTAGAGGAAACGAAAAATCGGATTGTTATCCAGATGAAAGATTAATTAATATGCTTAAATCTTTAAAATAATATGGGCACTACTCAAAAATATATAATTGTTAAAGACAGAATTGAAATATATAAAGATTTCGCATTAAATTTATTATATTATATTCAATATTATTATATTGACAGAGAAAGTCTTAGTATGGATGAGGATATTTATAATCATTATTCGTGGTGTTTTAAAAAAGTGTGTGAAGAATTTTTAATAGAAGGCATTGATTTTACAAAAAATACTGAACTGAAAGAATATTTTTATGCATATTATTATAACCAATTTTATAAACTCAATAAAAATAATCTTAATCAAGATACATCATTAGTATATTATGAAAATTTTTGGAAGAACATATTTGAGGCTGATAAACAAAAAAATAAAAATATTTTAAATATTCTTATTGAAATATATAATATATATGACAAATCAATTAATATAGAAAAAAATATTCTTGAAATTGTATAAAAAGTCTTGCATCTCGTATTTATTATCATTATTTTTGGAAACATAAAAAATAATTTTATTTTAAATTAAAACAATTATGGCAAATTTAAAACTTGACCTTTTAAACAAACTGAAAAATGATAAATATTACGAAGAACTTGAATTAGTACGTCTTGCACAAGACCCAAATACTAATTATCTTGAAAAAATTAATTCAATGTCATATAGGCTTTCAACTCTTGCGATTCTAAATGCCCAAATGAATTTGGTTGAACAATATTTTCAAGAACCAGTACCAGTTCCACCAGTAGTACAACCAGATGCAGCAACTATGGGACAAAAACCTGTCGGACAGGTACATCCGGGTCAAAGTCATGGAGAATAATACATGACAATATTAACCGAGATATATCAAATTTTATTTATATCTTCCATCATTTTTATGATTTACGTTTTTTGTAATTTAATTTTAAGAATGTATGGAAGATTTATATTAAATGAAAACACACAATTTGTTTTAACAAAATTTGAAAAAGTTATGCTTTGGATTTCATTAACAATATTTTTTTCATATATATTTTAATAACATAAATGAATACAATAGATTTAGCATTAAAACCAATAACTGGTTATTTAATCTCAATCACAAGAGATACTGTTCAGGGTAGATATGAACTTGAAATTGGCATACCGAGTTCATGGGTTTTTAATCAGAACGATGAAATTAGTGTTGAAGTTTTATCTAAAAATGATGATGGTAAACTTCTCAAAATTTTTCCAAAAAAAGACGATGTTATTATTGATGATTTAATTGTATTTGTTGAAATCATTATTGAAACAAATAGAAAAATTGCTGAGAAGGAAAAACAATTTACTGACAGAATGGAAGAAATGAAAGGTGTTCTTGAAAAAGAAGCAAATAAATTTTATAAGGAACTTGATGAACTTAAAGAAAATTCATTTAAAAATCTTAGTGAGAATTTTATAAATGAAAAAAAGGAAACGAGAGGCAGGAAATCAAAAGAAAAACCTTTAGTATCTAATCCATCAGAAAATATTGTAACATAATAAATTCAAATGTCTTTAGATAAGAATATATTATCAATTGATTCTGATGATGATAATGAAAATTATGAGGCATTTTCGGAATATCTTGAAAATGATACAAAAAGAAAAAAAAATAAAACTGTTAATGAAATTGGAGAAATGGGTGAAGTGTTTCTAAAAGAAATTGACAGGAAAAATAAAAATAATACGATTAAAAGTAATAAATTAATTCTTTATATTTTAAAAAATTGTGATGGTAAATATGATGAAAAAGAATTGAAAAGTTATAGTTTTAAAGACATTAAAGATATTTATACTGAAATTAAAATACAGAGAAAACCAGTAATTATTAAATTTTTTCGCTTTTTATTTAACTTATAATAATTTTATTTTTACATATAATAAAAAAAAAACAATGACATTATTTGATGATGTTTTTAATAAATTAAGCATGTATGATATGCTTTTTTTCAATATTAAAGCAGTTTTAATATATCCAACACTTGAAGAATTTAAAATAAAAAATAAATCACTATTTGAATGTTGGAAATATTTATCAAAAACTAAATATAAAATTGATTTGGATGATGGAATGAAAGACAAATCTTATTTCGAAACCGCATATCAAGATAATGCAGTACAACATCCAGAGTTTTGTAAAATTATTGCAATAACATATGCGTCATTATATACTGAAAAGGGTGTAATTAAAAGATATTTCAAAAAGATTGTAAATGAAGATGAATATATAATTGTTGAAACATTCATGGATGTATTGCATCAATTATCAAAAGATGATGCAAAATCTCAACCGTCATTTTCTTCAATTCTTTGTGGTCATAATATTATTGCTTATGATATTCCATTTTTAATTAAAAAATTTTTTTACTACAGAGATAAATTTAAAATGAATAAAACATTACCATATATATTAAAAAAATCATTAAGTCTTAAACCTTGGGATTCTGGACTTGTTGATATTGTCAATGTCTGGAAATTTAATGGTTTTGAATATGCTCCTTTAATGCTTATTAGTGATTATCTTGGACTAAAAAAAACAACTGATTTACTACTACTTAATGAATTATCAAAATATTATTGGGATAATGTTGGTACTAAACCAGAAGAGACATTAGAATTCGTAGCATTACAATCAGCAACACAAACAAATCTTGTTATTCAGCTTATAAATGAACTAAGACAATTTTAATGAATAACATCAGCAGGTGATAAATTATGACAAAATTGGCTTATTATCTTCGATTGTACGCATTAATATCTCTTTAAGGTGTTCTGGTATATATTCATGGTAAAAAATATAATACCATGACCATGATGATTCTTATACCCCACTTAAAATCGAAATTTAGGTAAATTGCCATTTTAATTTTTCAGTAAAAGTACCTTCAATATATTCAGCATCCCAATAATTATCAAAATCTTTTTCTTCCATATATGCTCTTTTAACTTTATTGTCACCATAAAGAAGATAATCAATCATGTCAATAATTGTGTTGAAAAAAATATAGGTATTTTTTCTGTAAAGATAAATTAAACTATCTTTCCAATCATCATCAATTGAATAATTCAATAAAATACCAATGATTCTGCTTTTATCAGAATATTCTTCTTCATGTGCCGTCTTTAATTTCGTTTTCATATTTTTTAACATAATTTGCAAAAAATTCAGGATTTGAATGTGTTTTTAATATAAAAGCAATGAAATCAGTAGTTTCTTTAATTGGCGGAATACCATTATTATCAAGTACAGTACCTTCACCTGCATTATATGATGCAAGCGATAATTTCCACGAATATTTTTGGGAATTACCTCTCGAAATCCAAAAATCATATAAATTTTTTAAATAATTCATACCAATATAAATATCTTCTTGATTTTTATCAAGATTTAATGTATCAACACATAAAAGTTCGTAATACATTTTACGTGTATTAGGCATTAATTGCATAAGACCCTTTGCACCCTTTCCTGATACAACCGTATCTCTGAAACAAGATTCTTTATATATTAATCTGAAAGCAGTTCTGATTGGTATTTTAAGAGTATCTGCAAGACTATGGGTATATTCAACATACTTAACATCAAAATATTCTGGAATAATTATTTCAGATTCAAATTCAATATATTGTATTAAATCTTTTAAATATACTTCTTTTTCCAACTTAATTAATCTTTCTTTTACCAAGATATTACTCATGTCATTATCAATATTATTTCTTGCATTACTAATGAAAGTATTGTTTAAAACAAATGAAATAACTAAAAAGATTAAAAATAATAAAATTAATTTTTTCATAATTATTAAAGTTAATAAATGTTATTTTTAATTGAAAATCAATGAATTACAATAATTAATTTTCAAAATTTTACCGAAAATTAATACGGTATTTAAACAAAAATGCCCAGAAATATTTGTTTTTCTGGGTATTAGAAAATTTGGTATGTCCAAATTTTTAATTATATTAACCTTCCATGAAGGTATTTTTTGTCGAAAATTTATTAATATTTTAAAAATATTATTCATTATTTATTCAATATAAATACTAAAAAGTCAAATATGTTATTCATTTTTTATTATTTCTGATTGTTTGGGAAATTCTTTTACAACCAAACCGCCAATCATCTGATAAACCTCACAAATAATGTCTTGTGCTTTTTCTACTTTTATTTTCAAATCTTTGTTATTTTCAATAACTGGATGTGTAATAAGTACATTTTCAATCATGTCTGCAATGATATATGATCTATCCAATGCTTCATGATAATGAAATTCATCGAGTTTAATTTTCTTTTTTCCCATATATTATACTGTTACATTAACTTTTTTTATTTCTTCTCTTTTTTTCAACATTCTTTGGAATATTTTTTCTGGTGAATATATAAACAAATATGAATTATCAAGTCTGGTAAACCCACATTTAGTGGCAACTGAAAATAATTTATATTCATTTAATTCTTTATCAGTTCTTTTTTGAAATTCACTTAATGAATAATAAATATGTGCAGGAATTGTTTCAAATTCATGTGTTTTTTGAATTGAATGTCGAACTTCAACTGTCTGTTGATTAAAATAAAAATCTGCATCAACAGGATTGTCTTGAAATGGCATAACAAGAGCAATAATTGCATTATTTTTAGTATGGAAAACCCTGTGCAGATATTCAACAAATTCTTCAGTTACACCATGTTTTCGATAATTTGGATGTAATATAAGATTATTGATCAATATTAGCTTATCAAAATTTTCAATATTAATATTTTTATTCTGAATAATTTTCATCAATTCACTATACGTAAGCTCAAATTTATGTTCTTCAATCAATTTATTAAAATCAACGTTAAATTTTTTACCTAATTCAATATTCCAGACCGAAAGACCAAATTCACCAGCAGTGATTGGTGGTTTATGTTCTACAATTCTTATTTCAGATATTGTACCCGAATGTTCAGTGATGATATTTTCATTATCATTAACCAAATCAAAATTTTTACAATAATTAATTGTTTTAAATGTGAGGTTATCCCAAATAATTCCATTTTCCTTATTCATATGGTTAAAATTAGTGTCAAAATTAATAAAATTTTTCATAAAATACAAATAATTATTGCAAATCGTTAAATTTGCCCATTTTAAATAACAAGTCTTTATAGTATTTGAAAATCATATCTTTATCAAGATAATCTTTTGGTTCAAAGTTTTCATCAATCCATTTTGTCCAATAAAGTTGAATTCCAAATCTATACATATCATTGATAAAATCATTAATATTTCTTGGTATTGGCATTTGATATTTTACAACATCATTTGCTTTAAATGTCTTTGCTTCTTTTTTTATAATATAATAATTTAAATAAAATTCAAGAATAAAATTTTCTTCATTGGTGAATCTGTACCAGTTATTCATATCCTTTCCACGCCATCCTTCAAAAAGGGTTTCAACTGACTTATTGTTAAATACGGGATATAACATATCAATGGTAAAAGGTTTGGCGAGAAATTCTTTAAATCTCTCGCTATTTATTGTTTGAATAAATGGAACAACCTTAATCATTATTATTGAATTAAATCAAAATTCAATGTGGCAATAAATTCTCTTTTAAAAGGAATTTTAATTATTTTACCATTAGTATCTGAGTTATATGTAGAATAACCATCAGGTTTTTCATTTTCATCACAAATCATTTTATTCCAGAATTCAAGTTTAATTCTATTTTCAGATTCAGATATTATTAATGTGTCATTTGCACATAATTCTCTTGGTTTTTTGTTTAGTGGTTCAAAACGTGTTGAGATATAAGTTCCATCACCATTTGGCACAAATATAGCAATAGCATTGTAATTATACTCTTCATTATAATCAATACCTACACTTCTATATCTATTACAAAGCAACATAACCACACAACCATTATTAAGTATACGTATTTGACCATCGCCTAATCCTTTTTGAATCAGTAAGTCATAATTACCCTCACTATAACTTTTATGTGTGCCATAATCTTTGACAACCGAAACAAATCGACAATCGGTTTGAACAACATTTGACGCTTCAATCAAATTGTTTGTTTTATCAACATAATAAAGCATCCATTCTCTTTTTCTATAAGAAACATCATTTACTATTTTATAATTATATTCCCTTTTCCAATCTTTTTCATCTTCATCAATACGATATGCAAGAACATATAAAAGATCATTTGCAATAAAACAATAAATATGTTTATCCAAATATGGAAGAACATATTGAATCGTGCTTTTATCTAATGAGAGATAATTAGCATATTTTTCATTGGCAAACGGTGTTTCGTCATCAAAAGTATCTCCCTGACAAAACACATTAGCACTTATTAGTAGTGCAAATACGAGTAAATTAATTAAGTTTTTCATTTTCTTTAAATTTAATGTTACAATCAATTATACGAAAATAATTTAAAAATGTTACAAAAAAAAGCATATATTTTAAATATTTATGTTGTACACAATTTGTGTACGGGTGGGTATAATGTGTACATATCCTTTATAAATAATAAATTAATTGCTTGTATTAGTTGGGTCTGGTATTGTTGCAATAAATCAGCATTTAAAAAGTCAAGAATTAACTAATTTAAATTCCCCCACTGCTATTATAAGAATATTTTTTGGTACTGATTTGTTTTTTAGTTCTTGTGTGAGTATTGAACTTACATTAAAATCACTGAAATTTTGTCCAACATCCATCCAAGTTTTATCTTTTATTTCAAAAAGAATTTCCTCAGTATCAGCATTAATAAATTTAACGATTATTCTTGGTGTTTTTTTTATGTATTTCATAATTAATTTGTCTTATATCCAGTGCTATTATTTTGTTTATTAATTCGGTCTTTTTCAATTCCTTCTATTTTCTCATAAATCACATTGAAAAAATTACCAAGCAACTTAAAAATATCAAAAAATACTACTTTAATAATCCAGATTATTGCAACCCAATCAAGATATGATAGATAAATATTAAATTTTGATTGTAAAATAAGTTTCCAAACTAAATTAATAAAAAGTGCAAGAATTATTGATTCTATAAGATAATATATCATTATTGGAATCAAAAATAATATATTTTTTAAAAAATCAAACATTTTAATTTATTTTGTATCAATTTTCAAACCCATTTCTTTCATTTTTAATAATGCTTCGGCATTACCCATTGCATCATCAACCGGATGATGAGAATGCTTAGTTATTCTTAATTTTTTCCAGCTTGCATATGTATCTTTCATCATACCACAATACAAGTCACCGATTCTACGTGAACTCCATCCGAAGGGATTGCCATGATGATAAACATGAAAATAATAATTAATCCATGAAGCATCATATCCATTATTATCGGATATTAATATTGGTCTGCCAACAGAATGTTCTTTTAACCAATTAGCAAAATTATCCATAACAATAAATGGTTCATCAAATTTCAAATGTTCTTCACGACTAAAACCACTTACTTCAAGTGCGCTTGGTATCCATTCATCAGAAATTGGCTTTATTTGACCATAAAAAGTTGTATCTAATTCAGGAGTTAGTTTAACCACACCAAAGCACACAATACTATGCTTTCCAATTATCTGTCCATCTGATTCTACATCTGTTACAAACAAACTCATACTTTTAATATTAATTTTTGTAAATTAGCTTGAAATGATTGTTTTGCAAAGATAAACAAAAATATTTCATATAGTGTATGCATTATTGCAAATGCATAATGAAATATTGTAATAAAAACAGCAACAATCAAACCAAAAGTTAATTTACTTATCCAACTATTGAATTTTTTGAACATCTGTCCAATTCGTTTCCAATGAATAATTTCTTTTTTCCAAAGAATTTTTAATAATGTTGTTTTCATAATTAAAATGGTAATTTACGAATTAACGAATCTGGTATTGTTGCATATTCCTTTGGTGGAACATATAAGATATTTATTGATTTCATATGAACGACATTCTTCCAATTGTTGCAAACTTGTGAACTGAACACCCCAAGAAGATGATGTGACATCAGAAACTTTAGCATTAACCTTATTCCATTCAAATATTCCATTCAACATATTAATGGTATAATGGTCTTTCCAATCACTTGAAAGTACAATAATAGGATTTGTTTTTTCAATTATAATATTGAGTACCTTAACACATTTTTCATCAAAACGATAACAATCATATATTGGATGCCATTTTTTCTTATTGGTATAATATTGACGTGTGGTGCACATAACTCCATCTAAATCAAGTATAATTATGGGTTTATCCAAGTTCATCTAATAATTTTTTTACTTTATCAATATGTTTCAATGCCATTGGCTTTCCACAAGTATTAAGTTTAATAAAGGTTTCAAATATACTTCTTTTATTTGGATTTTCCAAATATCCGTAAGTAATTCCATGATTTTTAAATTTATTTTTATCTTCAAATGACAATTGTGAATAATAAAAACCATTATATTGAAATCTATCTTCATAAAATTCATAAATGGCAGTAAGTCTTTGTTTGCCATCAATAACTTCATAAAGTTTACCATTATAACCCATATTACGTTGAACAAAAACAAATTTACCAATATCAATATTATTGAAAATACTATCAATAAGGGCAATTTTATCTGCAAGTGTCCATACATGATCACGCTGATAATCAACATCAAAATCGACACCAGCACCATACACCTTAAATAATAAAGACTCCAGTGAAGTATTTGAAAGGCTGAGAAAATGTTCTTCTTTTTTTGCAAATTTAGTTTGACCAGAACAACCAATAGGAAATATATCATGCCATCCAAGTACATAAAATTCATTTACAGGTGGCTTATCTCTTTCACGTTGAACACCGATTGATTCAATTTTATAATATAATCCATTTTCAAAGATTTCACGAATATAGGTTTCATGATGTGCACCAAATTGTACCTGTTCACCAACCTTAAAAAATCTTGTGGGATTTAATGGTAATATACCAAAAGCAATGTTTTCTTTGATTTCAGTGAATTCTCTTTCCAAAAGCATTTCAGCATGTTTCTGCGGGTCAATCACTATTTTTTTCTTTGTCATTTTTGTAATTATTTAAAGTATTATACGAAAAATAAATTAAAATGTTACAAAAAAATGAGAAAATATTAATCAATATTGAAAATATTTTTAATTTTTTCTTTTAAAATTCCTTTTGGAACACCACCCACTACCATTTGTGGTGTTCCTGTTAATGGTATAAAAAGTATTGAAGGAACACTTTTAATATGAAAAAATGTAGCCAATTCATTTTCATTTTCAGCATTTACTTTATAAAAATCAATGCTTAAATATTCAGTGCTGAGTTCTTCAAGAATTGGAGCAACTCTTTTACATGGACTACACCAATCGGTATAAAAATCAATTATTACAGGCTTATTTCCAATAAAATTCCATTCAGTATTATCAATGAAATTAAATATTTTTTCTTTAAATTTTTCAGTTTTTAAATTTTCCATATTATTTTATAAATTTTGTTTTTCAAAATCAATCATCATACCATCTGGTAAAACTTTCAAAGATATTGACAATAACGCACAACTAATTTCAGGTAGTTGATAAACATCAATTGTACCACAATGATTTTTTTCGTCAATATTAATTTTAATCTCACAATTTCTTTTGGTAAATTCATCATTGATAAACTTTGCCTGCTCAAAATTTTCGTCCATTATTGCAAAAGCATAAGTAAATGCCAAATCTTCAACGGACAATAAATCAATTTTAATTTCAGTATTTATTTCAATAGAATGTATATTTTGGGGGTTAATCTCATACCCCATTTTTTCATTAAATTTTTTTGCAAGATATTTTTTAAATTCTTCTTTCCATTTTATCATATAATGCTTATTATAAAATTTATTTTAATGAAAGCGATGTAAGATGATTACTTTTTAATTTTTGCCAAATAGCAACACAATATTCAATTTGGTGTTTACAATCATCAATAGCGCAATGCGTTATTCCCATTTTACGATAATTGTCTTTGATTTCGGGAGCAAAAGAAACTAAAGTACGAACATCTCTTTCATTTCTGAATTTCCAAGGTAATATTTCTCCCAGACCAATAGCAAAATACGCTGCTTCAAGAATTGACATATCAAAACTTGCACCATTTCCCCAAAGCTGAAAATCACCAAGACAATGTAAAAATGAAGTAAATGCCACTAAAACATTTTGAATACTAACGGCAGGTTTACAAAGTTCTTTTCTTGCTTCTTCGTTTTGCATCATCCACCAATAAATTGTACTGGCTTCTACAAAAAGACCAACATTTAAACAAGACTGAAGATCGACAGGTTCATAAAATTTTCTGCCCATTTCACCAGTTTCCAAATCGAATTCGATTGCACCAATTGATACAATTGCACATCCTGCTCGCTTGCCCATCGTTTCAAGATCAAGCATTAAATGTCCTAAGTTTTTCATAATTTAAAATTTGTGCTAATATAAACCATATTATCTGAAAATGCAAGAAATATGTATTATATTATACATATATTGTCAGGTTCATTTTTATTTAACACATTTTCTTTACTCATCTCAATATTAATATGTATATTAAAATATATATTAATATCTTCCTTTTTTAAATCAGGACCATAATCATCATTTATTCTACCCATACAGTTTTCTTATTTAATTGTTTAGCAACATACTCTGCATACTAATTACAATTTCTTTTTTCTTTTAGATTGAGTAAAAAGTCCATATTTTAATAAAGTAAACGCAATTATTATAAATGATGCAATTCCAATTAAAAACCACCATGATTCATTCATTTTAAAATTAATTAAATATAAGATAATTTTTATAAATCTGAATATTTATAATTTTTACAATAATACGAATTATTTTTGATCTTATTACAAATATTCCTAAAAAGATAAATACTTTTTATTGTTTTATTAATTTCTTTTTCTATATTTGTACGAACTTAAGATAATAAAACAAGAAAAAATGTAACCTTTTATAATATAATTCGTATAAAACATTATTATGAAAATTGAATTACGCACATATCATGATGATATAAATGAAAAGATTATTAAATTTCACAGTAATGCACCACAATCAACTGTTGATGCATTGGAATTTAATGGCGAGTGGTATGTTGTGCGTGAAATTCTGCGTGATTTTGGATATGAAGTTATTGAACATCCAAGTCTTAATTAACAATTAATATTATGAAAATTACAAAAAAATTCTTAAAAAATATATCAAAAATTATGAAAATAACTGGTTTTTACATTACAGCTAAAGGTGACCCATCAGTTGGCATCAATGAATCCCAATGGAAACTTGAAGAAGATTTTTATTTTGATAATCAGGAAGAACTTGAAGAATTCAGAAATGAATTAAAAAAGTTTTTTAATTATTTTTATGGTGAAGGAATAAGTGTTAAAACATATGAAGAATATCAAAAACAAATTGATGCTGAAGACATTGAATATTTTAAACAATTTCCTGTAAGATATCTTATCCGTGATAAAGATTATAGTATCAATACTTTCAAACAAGCAAATTCTTGTGCAACATATTCAAATAATATTGGTACGGCAATACACAATGAACTTCCTGAATGGATGTGGATGTCAGGAGAAAATGATATTCATAAAGAAGTAATTAAATCTACTGACCCGGAGTTCAAACAAATATTGCTTAAAGAAGCCAATCAACTTGAAAACGAAATTCGTAATACGGAATATCGTCTGAACATCGCCAAAACAAATCTGAGAATAATTGCCAAAGAACTCAACATCGGATTGAAAAATAGATATATTATACTGGATGACGATAGAAAATGATTTTCTTAAGTATTTATAGAAAAAGAAAATCATGAAAAATTTAATTGAACAAATTCATAAAGTAAAAATTTATGGTAATAATAAGAAATTTTATAGAAAATGTGGCATTAATTGTAAATATGGTGATATTATTGAAATTAAATCATCTGAATTAAATCCTGATAGTAATGAAATTGTTTCATGTATTTGTGAAGAATGTCAAAAAGAAGTTAAAGTACCATTTAAACAATATATGAGATGTAAAAGGGGATTTGTGTGTTCTTCAAAATGTCGAATAAAACGTACCAAAAAATTTTTAAAGGAAAAATATAATGTTAATAATATTTCACAATTAAACATATCTAAAATAAAAAAAATTGAAAAATGTAGAAAAAAATATGGTGTTGATAATATTTCTCAATCCGATATTATAAAAAATAAAAAAATGAATACATCAATCAAACATTTTGGAGTTGATAATGTGTCCAAATCTCTTATAATTAAAAATAAAAAAATTGCCACAAGTAGAAAACATTATGGAGTAGATTATCCATTTCAATCAAAAGAAGTTCATGATGAATGCATAAAAACAATTCAAAAAAAATATGGAATTACATTCACCAATGTTAGTCAAGTTTCAGAAGTAATGGATAAAAAATTGCTTACTGGTATTTGTGCAAAAAAATATGTGTTACCATCAGGAAGAATTGTTAAAATTCAAGGATATGAAAATTATGGAATTGAATATTTATTAAGTGAAAGTATAAATGAAAATGATATTATTATTGGCAATAAAGAAATTGAAAAAGAAATTGGTACTTTTTGGTTTTATGATATAAAGAAAAATAAAAATCGTAGATATTTCCCAGATATATATGTTAAAAGTAAACATAAAATATTTGAAATAAAGTCAACATATACAATAAATTTAAATATGGATTTAATTAATATAAAAAGACAATCTGTGATTGATAGAGGATTTGAATTTGAATTTTTGATTTTTAATGATAAGGGTGTAAAAAAATAAATAATATGACAGATAGAGAATTGATTGATATGCTTATGAAATCAACAAAACCTTCTGATATTTTTCCTGATGATTGGAAAAAACTATATCATACATATAGTAAGTTAATTCATCCTGATTATAATTCAAATTCTTCGGCTGCTGAAGCAATGGCTAAAATGAATTATTATAAGGATATACTTGAAAATGGTCTTAAATATACAGATGAAACTGGCATTTTTCGGGTTTTTGAAAAGAAAATTGTATATGAAATCACTGATGTTAATCGTAAATTAATTACCAAATCAGTAAATAATTACAATCTTCTGATGACAAAACATGACAAAGCGTCAGAAAGTTTTCACAGATACCTGCCAGAAAGTATGATGTTGGAAAAAGACAAACTCACAATTAATTTAAAAGATCGCTCAGTTCCACTCACAGGACAAAAATTACCTCAATATCATGTTAACTGGTTGTTCAGTAGGATGTTTGAATTTGTATTATGGTTGAGACAAATTAATTATTCACATTTGGGATTAAATCCCACAACAGTATTTGTTGTACCTGAGACTCATGGAATTATAGTGGTTTCTTTTTATCATATGAACATTTTAAACAAGAAAGCAAAAACAATATCAGCTAAGTATAAAATGTGGTATCCTACTAATCTTTTTAGTAAAAAAATAGCAACACCTGATATTGATTTAGAGCTTTGTAAAAAAATTGCACTATATTTGTTAGGTGATAGATCAGCAGCAGGAACAAAATTAAAAACTGATAAAGATGTAAACCAAGAAGTTTTAAATTTTCTTCTTACAAAACATGAAAATGATAAAAATGAATATGATAAATATAGAAAAATACTGGAGAAAAATTTTAAAAAGAAATTTTTTTCATTAAACTTGTAATAAATTGAAAAATTATTCGTATGTTTGTTTTTTAAATTAATACTAACAATTAAAAACTTTAATTATGGGAACTGGTAAGTATGAAAATTCTGAGTCGTTTGAAGAAATGGCTCGCACACAGGAACAGGAGACTATTCCTGAATCAATACCCGAAACTGTACCAACAGAAGAAGGTGATGACACAGATGCTAAACCTGCAGAGGTTGTAGCTGATAACACTGAAACTTCTAATACCAAAAACAATGGGTTATAGTACTTGGTCAAATGATGCATATGCTCACCTAAGTGCGAGTTATGTAGATAAAAATGCTGATGAGATTTTTTCAAAATCAGCAGTAAGTGAAATGCTTCCAATAAATATTACCGTAAGAGAATCACGTGACAGTGATGCACATCCTGTATCATTAGCAGTAATGGTTTTTCTTGATGTGACTGGAAGTATGGGTAAAATTCCCGAATCCATTATCAAAAATGAACTCGGTACTCTCATGAACACCATTATTGATAATGGCGTTTCAGACCCTCAAATTCTTTTTGGTGCAATTGGTGACCATCATTGCGATAGTACACCACTTCAAATAGGTCAGTTTGAATCAGGTACAGAAGACCTTGACAAATGGCTGAAAAATATGTACCTTGAAGGTGGTGGTGGTGGTCAGAATATGGAGTCATATCTTCTTGCGTGGCTTATTGCAGGAAGACATACCTCAATTGATTGTTTTGAAAAACGTAATACCAAAGGTTTCCTTTTCACTATTGGTGACGAAAAAAGCTGGAACTGTGTTGATGCAGACAGTCTGAAACATTTACTCGGTTATACACAGACAGAAGAAGTTAGTGATTCACAACTTCTTGAAGAAGCTGAAAGACTTTATAATGTGTATCATATACACATTAATGAAGCCAGTTACAGGGATGACCCGAATATTTTGAATTATTGGAAAACTGTTCTTGGCGAAAGACTTATTGTTCTAAATGATTATCATGCGATTTGTGCAACAATTGCTACGCTTATTGCTGTTCAATATGGTGTTGATATGGCATCTGTTGTAAGTAAATTTGATGCAAAAACTGCTGGTATTGTTACAACAGCACTTGCAACCGTAATAACCGGAAGCATAGTATCAAAAAATGATGAGGGTGTTATTAATCTTTAATTAAAATATAATTGTGTTATAATTGAAAAAAGGGGACATGTGAAAATATATGTCCCTTTTTTTGTAACATTTTTATTTATTTTTCGTATAAAAATATATTGTTAAAAAATTATAATGACAAAATCAAGAAAAAATAGAAAAAGAACAAAGCCAACCGTATCTTCAAAAAAAAGAGGTAGGGGAATTGTTTGTAAAAAACTTGGTGGTAGTTATACTCAACAAAACAAAAATGTTGGCATAAAAAGAAAATTAGAAGCAATTAATCAAGAAGAACGTGGTGAAATTTAATTAAAAAATATTATATGAATATATATGTAATTCTCGGATGTTTATATGGTGATGAAGGCAAGGGTTCTTTTGTTAATTATTTGTGTTCAAAAGCAAAAAATCCATTAGTTATAAGACATAATTCAGGTCATCAATCTGGACATACTGTTATTACCAATGATAAAAGACATGTATTTTCTAATTTTGGTTCAGGTACACTTTTAAATGTACCAACTTATTGGTCAGAATATTGTACGGTAAGTCCTGTTGGAATATTAAAAGAAGGTAAGGTGTTAAGAGAAATGGATGTAAATCCAATATTATATCTTAATGCCAATGCAATGATTACAACACCATTTGATATATTGCAAAATCATAAACTTGAAGAAAAAAATAATCATGGTAGTGTTGGTGTAGGATTTGGAACAACAATTCAAAGAAATGAAGATCATTATCATCTTTATGTCAGGGATTTATTTTATCCCGCAATCCGTAATGAAAAACTCAGACTTATAATGAATATATATTATAGGTTAAATTTTAATCCAGAAAATGAACATCAACATGCCTATATCAAAAAACTCTATGATGATTTTATTATTGCATGTGATGACCTTGTTACCAGATATAATATTGTTAATGATTTATATGGTTTCATGGATAATGATTGGATTTTTGAAGGCGGTCAGGGCATTATGTTAGATGCTAATTATGGTTTTTTTCCACATGTTACAAGAAGTAATACCACATCAAAAAATGCAATAGAAATTATAAATAAATATGGAATTTTTATTGATAAGAAAAATTTAAAAACTTATTATGTAACACGTGCATATCAAACACGTCATGGTAATGGATATATGACCAATGAAAGACTTGATACATCATACATTAAAGAAAATCCCAATGAAACCAATATAAATGAATGTTATCAGGGAACTTTCAGAAAAACTGTACTTGATTTGGATTTATTGAAATATGCTGTTGAATGTGATAAATATCATAATCCTATTTCACGAAGAAGTATGGTAATTACTTGTCTTGACCAAGTTAACCCCGAAGCAATTCCAGTAACAAAAAAAGGTAAATTAATTACAGTGAATTTTAATGAAATTGGTTCATATTGTGGTATAAATTTTAAATTTCCATGTTATTCAGATAAGGGTTTTCAATATACATTGGAGAATTGTTGATTAATTAAAAATTAATATATATATTTGAACTATGAAATTTTTAATTCAAAAAATTAAGGGAAAAATTGTACATGATTTTTCATTTACATTACTTGAATCAATTAAATTTCAAAATTGGTTACATCGTGATAATAATATTAAAGTAAAGTTTGTCGAATACCACGATACTGTCGAACCAATTGATATTTATCCAATGCCTTTTAAATCATTACATGAGAAATATATTCCAGTGGGAAGTGTTGAATTCGTTTCAGAGTTTATACACCATTTTTATGGTATTCATGTGATGCCAATTAATGTTCCAGAAGAATTATTTGACCCTTGTTTTACCCAAAGACACATATTTAATGGCAATCATTTATCTCTCGAAAATTGTGGTGGTAAGTATTTTGTTAAAAGTAATGACCGAATAAAATATTTTTCAGAAATTGTTGAATGTAAGGATACTGGTAATCATGGAACACAATATTCAACTAAAATTCCAATTGGAAACTATCAGATTTCTGATTATATTAGTTGTATTGAAAGTGAATGGCGTGCATTTGTATATCAAGACAAATTTGTTGGTTTGCAGAATTATGCTGGTGATTTCACCAGATTCCCAAGTGTTGATACAATTAAAAGCATGATTAAAACATACAAGTCAGCACCTGTTGCATATACACTTGATGTTGCTGTATGTGATTATGCTACAATTATTATTGAGGCACATGATTTCTTCAGTTGTGGACTCTATGGTTTTGCAAATCATGGAATATTACCAAATATGTTTTATAAGTGGTTCTGGCAATACATTCAAAAAGAAATGGTGAAACAAAGACATGAAAAATTGTAATATTTTTAAATAAAATTCGTATAAACAATCATGAAAGAATTTCCAAAACTTTACAAGAAAACCAGTACTGGTGCTATTCAAGAATGGACAGTCAGTGTTGATGAAATCAATGGCATCTCTACCATAATCAACAGATTTGGTCAGGTTGGGGGTAAAATTCAATACAGCCATGAACAGGTTTTATCAGGTAAAAATACTGGTAGATCAAATGAAACAACTCCAATTGAACAAGGTATATTTCAAGCCAAAGCCAGATGGGATAAACAACTCAAAAAAGGTTATGTTCAGAGTATTGAAGATGCACAAGCAGGTACAACCGATGCAATTATTGAAGGTGGTGTATTTCCAATTCTTGCCCATAAATTTTGGGAACAAGGGCATAAAATTAAATTTCCTGCAATAGCACAACCTAAATTGGATGGACACCGTTGCACCAGTCAGTATGACATTGGAAAGGTAACTATGTGGAGTAGAACCCGTAAACAAATTTTAACAATTCCTCATATTGTCAATACTTTAGAAAATTGTGGACTTGCTGATAGATTTGATGGTGAATTATGGCATCCAGATATTAATATTCAAGAAAATAAATCAATAGAAATACCATTTCTTGAATTTAATATTAATGGAAATATTGTTTTTCTTGATGAAGAAGATTTACCTAAATTACAAGGTAATAAAATTACAATCTCTGGAAATGGATATCCCATTACAACATATAAACATAAAATTTATTATATACATAAATTAGTTTTAGATTTACCAGAAAGTGATGTTGATCATATTAATAGAAATAAATTAGATGCAAGAAAAAGTAATCTAAGATTAGTTACTGAATCAAATAATGGTGCAAATTCTGAAAAAAGAATAAACAATACAAGTGGATATAAAGGTGTTATGTTTTTTAAAAGAGATGAAAATTGGCATGCTCAGATTACTCATGATTATAAAAAAATTCATATTGGTTATTTTAATACTGCTGAAGATGCTGCAAAAGCATATGATAAAAAAGCATTCGAATTATTTGGTGATCATGCAGTACTTAATTTTCCAAAAGAAAAAATAACATTCGAAAAACTAACTTCTTTAATAACATCCGATGAACCACAAGATGGTTATGAAGTTATTCAATATCATGTTTATGATTTAGCACTTCCAAATCTTACAAATTATGATAGGTATTTAATACTTGAAGGATGGCGTTCAATATTTGAAAATTCTCCAATTCATATTGTTGAATCAAGAATTGTTAACAGTAAAGAGGAACTGATGCAAGCCTATGAAGACTTCATGGAAATGGGATATGAAGGTGCAATTGTCAGAAACTTTGATGGAATGTATGTGAACAAACGTTCATACGATTTGCAAAAAGTTAAAGTATTTGATGATGACGAATTTCGTGTTGTTGACATAAAGATAGGTACAAAAGGTATCATGGCAGGTAAAGCTGTGTTCATTTGTGAAAGAACCAAAGAAGACCAACAGTTACCAGCAGGTATTACATTTGATTGTAAACTCAAAGGTAAAATGGATGACCTTAAATTATATGCTGATGACAAATCATTAGTTATTGGTAGAATAGTAACAGTTCAGTATCAAGGTTATACAAGAAAAAACAAAAAACCACGTTTTCCAGTTGCATTACGTTTTAAAGTAGATTTATAATATGGAAAAAGAAGCAGTAAGGACAATCGCTGTCAAGTTAATGGACAAACACAATCTATTAATTAAAGGTTGGAAATTTGTTTTTGATAATGCCAAAACACGATTGGGTAATTGTAGTCACACAAAGAAAATCATTTCATTATCAAAAAATTATTTACCTTTGGTTGATGAAAAAGAAGTTATTGACACAATACTTCATGAAATTGCGCATGCTCTTGTTGGTAGAAAACAGGGTCATAATCATATATGGAAACAACAAGCAATTGAAATTGGTTGTAATGGACAGAGATTATATCGTGGTGAAGCAAATATAAAAGCAAAATATAAAGGCACATGTCCTATTTGTGGGAAAATTATTAAAAGGCACAGAAGAAAAAACATTTCATGTGGTAAATGTTGTGGTGGTATTTATAATCCAAAATATTTATTTATTTGGACAATTAATAATGATTAATATGGTATCATTTTTTAAAGAAAACGGTTTTCCAATGACAATTCATATTGAAACATCGGATTTTGAAGATGAAAAAGAAAACATTAAAGGTTATTTATCGATAATTACTGATGAAAATGGTAAAATACTTAGTAAATTTAATCATACTGATTTACGTGCAAGAATTCATTGGGCAAACGGATTTTTTAGAGCATTAAGATTAAACGAAAATAATAATGAAGAATGGAACTTAAGGGAACATACAAATTAACATATACTGTTGATAAAAAAATAAAAGATTTGGTTTTAATTATTCAACTTAAACAAATAGAGGGAATACCTAAGAAATATCAAAATATATGGGAAGGTATGGCAACACTTGATGGTCAATTATATATTAAAGAAGACGTTTCTCATTGTGTGAATGCCAAACTTGCTGCAGAAAGAATTGGAAAATTATTAAAAATAAAAATAAAAACTGATGCCCAAAAAGAAGGTAAAAGTTTTAGAGTAAAAAAAGAAGAAATAAAATGAATACAATTTTAATTGAATTACCCGTTACACCCATTTATGTTGAAGATAAAAAAATTGGTGGTTATACTATCTATTTTAAAGAGTTTCCAGATGTAATAACGGTAGGGGAAACAAAAGAAGAAGCCTTGCAAAACTTAAAAAATACAATTTTTGATGTTTATAAATATAAAAATACATTATTAGAATGAACGAATTTTTAAAATTAGTAACACAGCGTCCAGACCCAAAACTCTGGAAAAAAGGAATCTTTTGTCCTTATTGCAAATCAAAAGAAGTGCAGAATTTTGGCACTATGACTACTTTAGTTGGTTATTTTGGTAAAGATTTAAATCATACACATACTCGTTGCAGATGCCTGAAATGTAATAAAGAATTTACCAGAGAAACCAAAGGTTATGATAACGTCTGGTTTACAGACCCTAAAGGTAAAGTCTTGCTTGGCATTCCTTATTGTTTTGAACATTATATTTATACCTGTAAGCATTGTGGTGGTGATGTAACACATATATGGTATGATGTTGCTACTGATAAAGAAACGCCAAAAATTGAAATGAATGATGGTAGTTTAATACAGATTCTTTCAGGAGATGTTAAAGATGGGAAAACAATACAAAATCAATATCCTGTTTTTAAATGTAAACAATGCGGAGCAAAAATAAAATCAAGTAATGATTATATATATGCATCATGAAAATAAAAGCACTACGTTATAAAGATACAAAAGAATTTGTTCATATCGAACAATTTGATGATGAACCACAGATTTGCACATCGGAATTACCAAAAGTACAACCAGAGAGTGCAACTCTTGAACTCATGAAAAAAATATTTAATGAGGAAGATTTTTACGAAGGTTTCGAATTGGATTGGGAGCGAATGGAACTCGTAGAGTTTGATCTGATTGAAGCTGGTGTTGTTGGTGCAGACATTAGAAATGAACTCACACCATTAGAAAATCTTTTAGCATTGCTTAAACTTTTAAAAAAGGAACAAGACAGTGAAAAAAAGAAAATTTTAGAAAAATTTATTAATAAGGAAATTGATAAATGTGAAATTTCTATTAAATATATTGCTAACTTATTATAATTTGATTATATTTGTCAAATGAAATTTTAAAATTAATTAAAAATTAAAAAATGAAAACAGGAACATTAATTACATTAGGACTTGTATTAATATTGGGCATAAGTTTTGCTTTTTGGGCAATAGGTCTAAGCAATTCTGAAATTAAACTCCGCAACAGAGGTAGTGCCCAGCAAGAATCATGTGCAGCATATTTTGACAAAGTATGGAAAATACTTCAACAGCAAGCACAGGTTGCTGATCAATACAAAGATGCTTTTAAAGAAGTATATCCATTACTTATGGAAGGTCGTTATTCTGATGATGGTCAGGGTCAACAAACATTTATGAAATGGGTTACTGAACATAATCCAGAATTTAAAATTGAATTGTATGAAAAACTTATGGCATCAATTGAAGGACAACGTGAAGGTTTTTTTATTGAACAGCAAAAACTTATTGATATTGATCGTCAACATAAAAATATGCGTATGACTTTCCCGAAGAAACTTGTTATAGGCAAACGTGAAGATTTGGCAATCGTGATTATCAAATCGCTTAAAACCGAAGATGCCTATAAAACCGGACAGGAAAATGAGGTTGATTTGTTTAAGAAAAATTAAGGAGTATTAGTTCTTTGAAAATAAAGTCTTTCTGCTGAAAGCAAACAGTAATTACACCCTAAAAAACCAGAGTCACAGGGAAAGGTGAGGCGTGGCTCGATTACAGTTCTATTCCAAGGGGCGTTGTTTGCCGTAAAATACCCTTCGCCAAGTGAAGCAGTCTGGTAAGGGCAGACCGAAGTACATAATAGAGGGCAACTCTGGTATTCCGTGTGGAAACGGGCAGAAAGATTTTTTGATGGTTGGATGGCGAAATTGGCAGTCGCTTACCTACATAAGATGATTACGTGACTACGAAGAGATACGCCCGTTGTAGAGTTAATATCATCATGCAAGTTCGAACCTTGCTCCGACCACGAATCCTAACACGGTGGCTACGTGTTCAATGCCAGATAACGTGCCTGAAAGGGACTGAATGCCCAGAAAGAAGGAATGGCGGTAGGAAAAATTTCGTAAACCTAAGTTTTGCCCGTTTTGATGAAGATAAAAACTGGTTTTTTTAATTAAAATTTGTATGACATGAAATATAAAATTGAAACAGAAGAAGGCGAAAAAATATTCTTATATGAAGGCTTGATTGAGGGTAATATTTATCTCACTACTTCTCAATTTCAGGTTGAAAGGAATATTAAAAGAATAGGCATTACAAATGAATTTTCAAAAAGAATTCGTATTGTGATGCAATATGATTTTGAGAAAAAAGAACAAATTGTTATTACAACCCTTCGGCTTGATGATAACAGTAAGGTTCAATTTTTAATTGACAGCAAATCTAATTTAGATGATTGCCCAAGTGATTTAAAACCTACGTTGGAAACAGCATTCAAAATGAGAAGTATGTCTTCACTTAATGATTTATTAACATTAACCGAAACACCCGAATAAAATGATAATAATTGGCTTTGAAGATTCAGACGGAAAACCTGTTGTAAAAACAGAAAAAGAAAAAGAAGAATTTTTAAAAATGATGCGATATAAGAAAGAAGAAGTAATGTTTGCGGACAGTACACCTTCCACTGTTTTTATAGGATTGGATTTATTGGGCAAGGGATTGGAAAAAACAACAAATAAAGAATAATATGGGATATTTACACATTGACAACCTTTACAAAGACCAGACAATCCTTTTATTTAAGGAATGTTATGCTATGGAAAAAATTCATGGCACATCCGCACATATAAGCTGGAAGTTCAGTGAGAAAATAATTCATTTTTCCAGTGGTGGTGAAAAACACGACAACTTTGTGGCATTATTCAATGAAAATTTTCTAAAATCAAAATTTCAGGAAATATTTCCCGATATTGATGTTGTTATTTTTGGTGAAGCCTATGGTGGAAAACAACAGGGTATGTCACATACTTATGGCAAGGAACTGAGATTCATTGGCTTTGATGTAAAAGTCGGTGATAATTGGCTTGATGTGCCAAATGCACAAGATGTATGTTATCAATTCGGTGTTGAATTTGTACACTATAACAAAATTGATGTTACATTGGAAAATCTTACAGCATTAAGAGATATGTATTCAATACAAGCCGTTCGTAATGGCATGGGATACGACCATAAGCGTGAAGGCATTGTTTGTCGTCCACTTGTTGAAATGCGTCTTAATAATGGTGCAAGGGTTATTTGCAAGTACAAGCCAGATGAACAAATGGAAACTAAAACTAAACGTGAAATTAGTCCCGAAGCACTAAAAGTTTTGGAAGATGCAAAAGCAATTGCAGAAGAATGGGTAACTAATCTCAGACTTGAACACGTATTGCAGAAATTTCCCACAGATGTAAATATGGAATCAATGGGTGAGGTTATTAAAGCAATGGTTGAAGATGTTTACCGGGAAGGTCGTGAAGAAATCATTGAATCCAAAGAAGCATCAAAAGCAATTGGTAATAAAACAGTTCAACTTTTTAAACAGAAACTTAATAACAAATTACAATGAAAGAATCTACGAAAATTTTAAAAAAAATTCGTGAATTAAAGGTGGCATTCCTCAATATTCAAAATTTCGAACTTGCTGCAATGGCAAGAGACATGGAAAAAAAATACGAGAAAATAATAGAAAAAAAATGAGAGACGAATTTGGTGATAGGATGAAGAAGTATTATGAGGATAGAACTCGTATTACACTTCCCCGCAGAACATACACAATCATTCGCATTGATGGCAAAGCATTCCACACATATACACGTGGACTGAATAAGCCGTTTGATGATGGTCTTATTGCTGACATGGATGAAACAGCTTGTTATCTCTGCAAGAACATGCAGGGTGCTAAGTTTGGTTTCGTTCAGAGTGATGAAATCAGCATTCTTCTTACTGACTTTGATAAGATAGGTACTGATGCGTGGTTTGACGGTAATATCCAGAAAATGGCAAGTGTTGCTGCAAGTATGGCTACCGCTAAGTTCAATCAGTTAAGAATATTTCGTGCATATGGAAGCATGAATGTTGATATTGAGGCACATGGAATTACTGCATTTGAACAGGTTCTTCTTGGTGAAGTGCTTGGTTCTAAACTTGCTGAATTTGATGCCAGAGTATTTACCATTCCGTGTGACTATGAGGTTGAAAACTACTTCATTTGGAGACAGCAAGATACTGTTCGCAATAGCATTTCAAGTGTTGCACAGAGTCTTTACAGTCACAAAGAACTTGCAGGTAAAAATGTGAGTGAACAGCAGGAAATGATATTCCAAAAGGGTATTAACTGGAACGACTATGCACCTAAGTATAAGCGTGGTAGATTTATTTTTAAACAACAGGTTGAAGTAGTTGTCACACCTAAATTACCAGAAGGAATGCCACCTGTCGATTGTTTACAAACAACCATTCGTAGTAAATGGGTTGCCGATGAATGCCCAACATTTACACAAGATAGAGAATTTTTATTGAATTATATACCTAAAAACGAATAAGCATGTCAGAATTTTATTATTTTGCAATATTAGTTCCCATATTGGTAACAGCAGTTTTTTATTTTATAAAAAAACATGAATTTACTTGGTGGGAATTTTTCATACCTATTGGGTCTGTACTTATTGCAATAATAATTTCTAAATTAATTATTAATTATACCAGTGTTCAATTTAGTGAATATTGGGGTTCAACCGTTACTGCTGTATATGAAGAAGAACCATATAATTATTGGCATACTGAAATTTGTACAAGAACTTATCCATGTGGTACTGATAGCAAAGGAAATACTAATTACTGCACGGAAACATATGATTGTTCACATCAGGATGATGTTGGACCGTCTTGGTGGGCAGTTACAGATATTAATGAAAAATTTAATATTGCTGAAAAACAACATGATGAATTAGTAAAACAATTTCGCACCAAAAAAACATCAATTGATTCTCATAATAATTTTGCATCACGTGATAGATGTGTTGGTAGTAAAGGAACTAAATTCGAAGGTAAACGTGTGGGAGAAATATCATATGTATATCAGACAACTTGGGATGGTACTGATGAAACTCGTAAAGCATATGTAAGTCAACATTCATATGAAAATCGTATTAAAGCATCTGATTTAACCATTTTTAATATTAAACTTGTTAAAGAAGAAGAAGCTGACAGTATGGGATTATTTAAATATCCATCATATGAAGGCAGTAGTTTATTTCATATGACACAAGGTCTTGAATATCCAACAATATTAGGTGATAATATCAGTAAAGAAACCCAAGAAAAATTTAAAAGACTCAATGGTAAATTTGGTGTAAGTAACCAATTAAGACTTTGGATATTGGTATTTGAAAATAAACCAAGGTCAATTGCTCAATATCAGGAAAATTATTGGGTTAAAAGCAATAAGAATGAGTTAGTGGTATGTATTGGTAAAAAAGGCAATCAAATACTATGGTCACATGCATTTTCATGGGCAACTTCCGATGTGTTAACTGCTGAAGTAAAAAACGAAATACTGAACCTTTATACATATAAAGATAGTACAGTAAAAAAAGAAAATTTTCCACCTGTAATTCCTATTGATAAAAAAACAAAAAAAGCCATATTGGGTAAAGCTGGAGAAAAATTGCCTGATGTTCTTCCATTTCCAAAGCAAATCAGTACTGACACCATAATTAAAATAAAATCAAAATATCCGATGTTAACAGAACAAACATGGGATGATTATTATAATTATCTGAATCAAAATCTTAATAAATTTCAAAGAAGGTCTTTCGAAGAATTTAGTTATTTAACCGTAGAGCCATCGACAGGTGCAATAATATTTATTTATGTGTTTGCATTAGCAATTTCAATTGCTATAAATTTTTGGATTATAAATAATGATATATATAAAACCCGAAATTATGAATAATGAATTTCTTAAAGAAATTGAAAACAAAAGAAAAAAACTTGAAGATGTTAAAATAGGTTTAAAAGAAAAATTCATTGGTATTAATGATGTTATTGACAAAATTATGGATAATATTTCATTGTGGTATTTAACACCTAAAATTCAATTCAGACCACTTATTATTTCATTATGGGGTATTACTGGTGTTGGTAAAACAGATTTGGTTCGTACCCTTGTTAGTCTTTTGAATTTTAATGATAAATTTATTGAAATTCAAATGGATATTAAAAATGATTATGCCAGAAATGTTGAAAATTATTTAGAAAATAGTGGCATTGATTCAAATGAACCCGCAATACTTTTACTTGATGAAATTCAACGTTATCGTACCTTGAATGAACAAGGTGAAATGCTTGAAAATAAATATTTTAATGATGTCTGGACGTTACTTTCTGATGGTAAATTTCAAAATAATTCACAACGTAGAGTTGAAATTATGGAAATGATGCTTGAAGAAATGTATTGGCTTGACCAAAGAGAAAATACTGATGAAGTATCAGCAGAAGCCAAAGACAAACCAAAAAGACAAAGTGGTAAAAATTTGATAAAATCTGTTCCAAAAAAAATAAAAAGTTATCGGTTCAAAACTTCTCATTGGACTGCAAATAGATTTAAAAAAATGCTTAATTTGCAAATCTCTGCAGAAGAAATTATGAGAATGAGTCTTGAAGAACGCATGGAAATTATGGAAAAAACATTAAAAGCTGGAAATGTTAATGATGGTAAATCATATGAGAAACTTTTAATTTTTATATCTGGAAATCTTGATACTGCGTTTAAAATGGCTGATGATATCGAAGATAGTGAAACAGACGCTGACGTATATCATGAATTATCAAAACGAATTAATATCGTTCACATAAAAAATGCGTTATCCACTCAATTTAAACCGGAACAAATTGCCAGATTTGGTAATAATCATGTTATATATCCTTGTTTAGATAAGCAAAGTTATTATACAATTATTAAAAAGAATTGTTATCAAATTTTAAATAGAATTGAAAAAGAACACGCCATAAAAATTACATTATCAAATAATATTTTCGATGTGATATATAGGAATGGTGTATTTCCCACACAAGGGGTTAGACCTGCAATTTCCACGGTTTTCAATGTACTTGGCAGTAATCTACCTCATTTCATGTATCATGCTCTCTTAAACAATGTAAACGAGTTCTATCTTGATTTCGAAAATAAGATACTTTTTAGTGAAATCAACAAGAAAAAAATTACAAAAGAAATTGTTTTGGATATTGATAATATTCGTGAGAGTAAGTCAGTAGATGAAAAAATGCTTTTTGCTGTTCATGAATTAGGTCATGCACTTACATACGCATTACTTTTTAATACACCGCCAAAACAAATAAATATTAATAGTGCTGGTCTTTCAAATGGTTTTGTTATTAATCATACTTTGATTGATAATAAAACATTTATAAGAAATCAAATGGTTATATATTTAGCAGGTCTTGTTGCGGAAGAAATTGTATTTGGTGAAGAATATAAGTCAAATGGTGCATCAATTGATATATTATATGCAACAGATGTTGCGGGAAAATATGTTAGAATGTATGGTATGGATGGAAATATATCAAGAATTGGAAAAAAAGAATCACCATTACCACATGAATTAAATTATGATATTGATTCAACAAATAACATAATTGAAAATATTTTAGCAGAAGAAAAGAAAAGGGCAAAAGATATTTTAACAAAACATTTGAGGATATATAAATTGCTTGTTAAATTTGCTATGGATAATAACACAATAAATGTTGAACAGTTTCGTTTCATATGCAATAATAATGGATTAGGTCTTGTGCAAAAAGAAATTAATGATAAATTAATATATTCTTATGACGATAAGGTTAAACATTTTTTAAAACAATAGATATACTATATATTAAAAATTTTTCTATATTTGCATATAAATAAAAAAATAAAACAATGAGAAAAGCAAGTCAAGATTATGGAATTATAATTATTGATGATAAATTTATCGGAATATCACTTGGTTATGATTATACTGCCGAACATGAAAGGGGCATTAAGGATTTACGAAGAAGATTTGCCATACCTGAAGGCACAAACAAAAACATGGGTATTAAAAATCGCACAATAACTAAAAATATTGATAACCTTGTTTTTAAAAAAGAAACTTTTAAAAAGAAAAAATATGCATTACTTTACACTGGTTATAGTTGCAGAAGAATGACTGAATCCGAAGAAAATATTCCAAATGATTTAAAGAATTATAAAGAGGATATTTTATGGAACATGGAGTGGCAAGAAAAACATCCAAGTACTACCAGAGAACTCAAAGACCCAATTACATGTGCATGGGATGAAGGAAGTTTTGGCGTTGGTGTAATGGGTGAAAAAGAGGTTGGTTATTTGAATGAATTATATGAAGCATTTCAGAAATGTAATATTGCAATTGCTCATATTAATTTAATGCGAAAAAATCCTTTTAGCAATTCCAGTCTTTCATTACTAATTGCTGACCGTTTACCACAAAAAGAACTTGACCAAATGTACGAAGCAGATAAAGAATATTATGATCGTGAGGATTATGAGGAAAAAATTGGCATGACAAAAATCAAAGAAAAATATGCCAATCAAAATGGTTATGGTAAAGCAAAATATTATATGGCATGTTCTGCAAAATGGATTGATTATGAGAATACGGAAGCACGTGAAATACGTAAGAAAGAACTTAAAACCAAATATGATATTTGGTATTGGGTTAATTACAGTGATGATGATGATAATCATGGTTGGTATACAGTCGAAGAAATTCGTGAATGGCTTACTGGTGATAAAAAATTAACAGAAATAAGAAAAGATAACTAATGAAAAAATTAATTTATTATGAATTCTGTCCGGGGATTCGATTTGAAGGCGTTAGTTTGAAAATAAAAAAATTACCATTTTTAGGTATTCAACATTTGGTGCTTTATCGTATTGATACTGTTTACCCAAATTATTGCGAAAAGCACTGGATATCAGAATCTATATTGATTGAGAGAAAATTAATTAATAATTAATAGGAGAAAATACATATGGGTTACACAGAATTTTTAACAAAAGTAATTGATGAAGGTATAGAAGCAGCCAAATCAGATTATACCGAAGAATCAAAAAAATTAGAATTAGAAGGTTCAATTGCAGGATTTGAAGCCTGTCGTAATAAAAGTCCAGAAGAACTCATTGAAGTCTGGAATGAAGCATCAAAAAAAATGAATGATGCATTTGGTGAGCAAAGGGATAATTATTGGTGGTTTCGTTGCTTTCAACTTGAAGTTGAATGGGTTTGTAATGTTGTAAGTGCAATGTTGATGAATCAAGGAAAATATTCACCATTATTATCATGGTTGCCTACAGTACGTGGTGCAATGAAAGCAGCATCAATTGTTGGTGTAAATTAATAAAATTATGGAAGAAATTCATATAATGAAATCCAGAAGAAAATGGGGTGTTTATAAAAAAAATGGTAATAGATCATTACGAAATTTTAAACATAGAGACCTTGCTTTCCATTATGCCACACGTTATGATGCAAAACTTATTGTTCATAATAGTGATGGTATGGTTGATTTTATGGTTGTGTATGATAATATAAGTAATTATGGAAGAAAATAAACTTGAATTTCGTATGTATTTTTTTGTTGTTTCATCACTTAAGGGTATATCACAAGGCATTATGTGCGGGCACACAGCATTGGAATATGCTCTCAAATATGGACAAACTAAAGAATTTATTGATTTTGCAACTAATTGGAAAACGTGGATAATTCTTAATGGTGGCACAACCAATGAACAAAGAGATTTTGATGGCATTGCTGAAGGAACATTAAATCAAATTGGTGATCAGTTACTTGAAAATGAAATACTCTTTTCATATTTCAAAGAACCTGATTTAAACAATGCATTAACTGCTCTTTGTTTCATTGCTGATGAAAGAGTATTTAACAAAAAAGATTATCCTGATTTTATTGAGTACCTAATTGAAAGGATTCCAATGGAAAGTAGTCGAGCATCAGTTGAATTAGTTCTTTTAAAAACAATGAAAAATGATGCAATTATAAAAAAGTATCCCGAATATTATAAAGAATGGATTCAATTAATTGGTGGGATAAAAAACGTATTTCTTCGTGAATTATTGAAGGATAAGATTTTGGCGTGATTATAAATTTATCTTAAATGATTATAAAAATCAAAAAAAATATGAAAGAATTACAAATAATAATATCGGGAGAAGCAGGAGCAGGTAAAACAACAATCATGTTGTTACTTGAAGAATTTCTAAAAGAAAAAGGTTTTAATATTGAAGTGGATTTGGAAAATGAACTCATTGATTATGGCACTGAATTTCAATTTCGTGCTATTTGCGGTCTTTACTGGCAAGAAAAAGTTAAAAAGATTAAAACCGAAAGAAAAATAATTTTAAAGACAATGCAAATGAATCGTGACTGTTCAAAAAAAGATTAAAACAAAACCACTTACAACAATGGAAATGGAAGTGGCAATTGCAAAATATTTTGGAATTAGACAAAATATAATAGTACCAAATATCAGTTGGGGTTTTGGAATGCATGAGTGTGATATTTTTATTATTAAAAAAAGTGGTGTTGCGGTAGAAGTAGAAATTAAAAGAAGTAAGTCAGACTTACTTGCAGATTTTAAAAAAGGACATAATCATCATGACAGACAAAATAGAATAACAGAATTATACTTTGCATTTCCTGAAAATCTGTATGAAAGTTGTAAAGACATAGTTCCAGAAGGCGCAGGTATAATAACTTGTTACAGATGGACTGATTATAATGATAGGGAACAATTAGGCGCACACATAAAAAGGGAATCAAAAAGAATTAGAATGGCAAGGAAACTAACGGAAAAAGAACAATTGAAAATAGCAAAATTAGGTTGCATGAGAATTTGGTCGCTCAAACAAAAATTAATAAAAAATAATTAATGAAAAAATTAACAGAAAAAAAATTAATGTCTTTGGGTTTTAAAAAAATTACAATAAAGCCTATAGAAAGCGGACAAAAAAATACATATCATTATTTTATTTATAGATTAAATAAAACGGATATATTTCTTTCAAACACAAATGATGAACGTATTGATGGTTCATATTTTGTTGAATTTTATGAACAACCAGAAATTGGAAAATTTTATAAGGCAAAACAAATTAGAAAACTTATAAAAATAATTAAATCTGCAAAAAAAGAATAATGGATGAAAATCAATTACAATTACCAACAGGTAAGATAATTACTTTTAATGACGAACAATTTGACGGTTTGGTGAAAATTAAGCGTTGGTTAAAAAATGGTCAGACTTTCTTTATATTAGCGGGTTATGCGGGGACCGGCAAATCAACCATCATTAAAAAAATACTTGATACTTATCATTATGGTGTTGTAGTTTCAGCACCAACGCATAAAGCCAAAAAGGTTGTAATGAATTTTACTGGTAAAGAGGGTCAAACATTACATGCTTTGCTTGGATTAAGACCTGATGTTGATCTGGATAATTTTAATCCTAATGACCCTAAATTTAATCCTATTGCTGTACCGAAAATTACAGATTATAATTTTGTTATTATTGATGAAGCATCTATGATTAATCAGGAATTATATGATTTGATTCTTGACCAAACTAAAAATAGTCGTACTAAAATATTATTCATGGGCGACCCGGCACAAATTCCCCCGGTGGGTGAAAAAGAAAGTGTTGTGTTTAGTCAGGAAACAAATGAATTTCATCAACTTACAAAAATTGAAAGACAAAACGATACTAATCCTCTGGCATTTGTTTATGATGCCTTAAGGAATAATCTCAACAGACTTGATGGCGGTTTTAAAAGAAAAAGCGTTATGAATGATTTAGGTGAAGGTGTAATATTTACTGTTGATAAAAGAGAATTTCGTAAAGCAATACTTGATAAATTCAATTCTGATGAATTCAAAAAAGACACCGATTATGTAAAGGTAATCGCATGGAAGAATGATACTGTTATGGCAGCTAATAAAGTCATTAGAACCGCATTATTTGGTGAAAAAACAGATATTATTGAGGTTGGTGATGTTCTTATGGGTTACAGAAGCATTAGTAATGAAAGTCAAAAGTATAATATTATTGAAAATTCTGCTGATTACCGTGTTATTGAAAAATCTGGGTTGGAAGAAAATAAATATGATATCAAAGGTTATAATGTTAAATTAAAAGAAAATCTTGCACGTGGTAAATTTAAATATCAGAATGTTTTTATAATTAATGCTAATGATCATGAAATTCTTCATCATTATGCAGAAATGCATGATTTTTTCAGAGACATGGGAAAAACTAATAAAAAATTATGGATAAAATATTATGATTTCAGACGCTGTAATCTTTTAATGAAAACCATAGACAGATATAGGAATGGAATGCTTAGAGGCAGTGGTGATGTTATAAATAAAGACCTTGATTATGGACTGGCTATAACTTGCCATAAAGTACAAGGTTCTACATATCAACATGTTATGGTAATGGAAAATGACATAAATGAAAATTGGATTTTAAAGGAACGCAATCAATTAAAATATGTAGCACTCACCAGACCAAGTATGACTGCAACGGTATTAACAACTAATATTGATAATTAAAATGGACAAAGAAACACTTCAAATAACATGGAAATTTATCAGGAGAGCAGGATATGGAAGAACACCCAAAACCTATTGTTCATATATTGCCGAAAATGAAAATCATAAACATAGATTAATGACTATTGAAAACACAGAATTATTTGAAATTTTAAAAAGTACAATTATTTCAAAAACAGATAGATATGAATTCAAAGTTCTTATTGATGGTATGTATAGTAACGGTAAATTATTATATGTAACTAATTTTAGAAAAATATATAGGACAGAATAATTATGATTATTATTACAAATAAATTTCCATTTATTAAATTTCAAAAGAAATTTAAGTCTGAGAAATATAAAATAATTACTTTGAATAATAATAAATTAACTGATAATCAAATAACATTAATTAAATCATGTAAAAACATTCTTTTAGAAAATCAAATTCAATTAAATAAAATCAAATTTGTGTGTGAACAATCATTTATGTATGATGTGGATAATAATGTTATTAATCCAAAATATCAACGAATGATACCAATTAAAATAAAAAGAAAACCTGTAATTGATATTGGTAAACCACAAAATATTATGACAATTTTTCTTGGTGAAAACAGAACAGATAATAATTTTGAACTATTAAAAAAATTAACAAAAAATACAAAGAAAGGTATTGTTATGTTAGCAAATAATATTGATTTAAAGGAAGTTATGTGGTTAGCCAATCTTGATAATGCTATTGATTATTATTACAGGGTTCAGAATTTTGAAAATTATAATACTGATTAATGTAATGGAAACAATAATTATTTGTATAATGTTAGGAATTATTATCATAAGTTTAGGAATTTGTAGTCTTATGATTGTTTTTATTGATATTGATTTATATTTTTTAAGTTTTAATTTTAATAATCATCCAAAACTTCTGGCAATTATTGAAAACACCTTACAAAATATATGTAATGAAGAAAACATAAAAGTTTTTCATAAAACATATGAAGAAATAAATGTTAATGTTACTGATGAAAATAAGAAATCTTTGGGTAAATATATTTATAGTATAAATCAAGAATATCAGCAAACATTAAACAAATTACTTATTGATATTGAAGAACTGGAAATTAAATATAAAATGTCATATAAAGAATTATGTGAATTTGTTGGTTATAAAACAGTTGGAAATAAAGAAAATTTCATACTTCCAAGAATCTTATTGTGTGATAATGAATTAAAAAAACTCGGAATGGAAAGTTATTATTATACATTCTTTCATGAACTTGGTCATCATTTTGCAATAAAGACAATGGGTATGGAACATACGGAAAATGATGCTGACAGATATGGAAATATGTTAATGCAAAGACTTCCTTATTATTTTCAATTATTTTTTTATTATAGATTAAATAAAAAAGAATTAAGAGGAAAAGAAAAATTAAAAGGATATATTGGTTATTTAAAATATTTAATGAAAAAAAATTAAATTTAAACATATGAAAACTGGTGATGATAAAACACGTTCAAGTCTTCAAAAAGACATTAATCGTATGAAAAAAGATGTACTGCTTTGCAAGAGACAATTCGTGTGAGAAAACTTTATAATACACAGGCAAAACATTTTATTAAAGCAATGCTTGAAGCAGGTAAAATTACAAAAGAAGATTTGAAACCATATTTTAAAAAGAAAAATAATATAAAATAAAAAAAATCAACAAAATTTGTAACCTTTCAATTTATTTTTCGTATACTTGTAGAACGGAAAAACAATATTATGATAATTGATCTACTACTCACATCAGAAATAAAGGCAACAATGCCAGATACAATTAAAATTAATTTTAATTTTGGTAGAATCGGTGTAATATTTCCCAGCAAAAAGGGATTTGTTTTTTCATCCAACGAAGTGGGTATGGTGATGTATGGTGATAGTGTTGTTATTGAAGGAGATAAAGAGGAAATAATTAAGTGGTTAAAACCATTTGATGGTATAGCTGTTGGTTGTGGTTCGCCACAATTGGAGAAATTCACAATAATGCATATTGATGAAAAATTGTAAAAATGAATGAATTAATTAAAAATATTATTAAACCAGAAAATGGAATTGAAATAGCAATTTGTAATGATAATACATTTATTACTGGTGCAAATTATGGAAAAAAAAGACCCGGACATCCAGAAGGTCAGGTGATTTATCACATCGAGCAAGTGCTCGATAACATCGACAAGTACTATAAAGATGATAATGAAAGAGCAGAATTGCGTTTAATTGCAATACTTCATGACACTTTCAAACATAAGGTAAATCAGAATTTACCAAAAACTGGTGAAAATCATCATGGTATGATTGCCAGAAGATTTGCTGAAAAATTTCCAATTCATCAAGATGTTTTACAAGTTATTCAATATCATGATGATGCATATAACGCATGGTCTGCAGGTGGAAGACATGGTGATTGGTATAAAGCCAAAAAGCGTGCAACTAATCTCATTCAAGCACTGATGATTGAAAATTGTTTGGACTTATATGTTAAATTTTATCGTTGTGATAATGAAACTGGTGATAAATCCATTGAAAATTTCGAATGGTTTGTAAATTTAATAAAATAACTATGGCTGTAATTGGAATTAACTACACTGATGGAAATAAAAAGGATTTAGGATATGAATCCGTTAGAATTTCCTATGGCAACAATAAAAAGAAACTTTTCAAAACAGGCAATTTTATAAAAGACTGGTATGATATGCGTAAATTTATAATTCAAAAATTGCTTGATAAAGAACCACATTTCTGTCATTCTTCCGATGTTGACCATTTTATCATGGATGGTGCACCATATAATAGCGCATATCTACATATGGAAAATGATAAACCCGTATTAAAATATGTTGATAGAACTGACCCAAATTATATAATCACACAAGAAGAAATATATGAAGGTGTGGAATTTTTTGTGCCCGAAGATACAAAACCGACATTTGAAGAACTTAAAGAAATGTGCAAATGAGTACACAAATTAATCAATATTTTATGTATGGAATATTAGTTCCATATACGTGGCGCAATGAATGGCAAGAAAAAACTGAAAAAAGTTTTAATGAAACTTTCGAAGAATTTATGGATGATAGTGCTTTTGATACAAAAATTAAACATAAAGAAGGAATTTTTTGTTTATCTGCTGGTCGTGATGGCAAATTTATAATTATTGGCAGAATATTAGATAAATCAAGTGATGGTGAATATTTAGGTTCAGGCAAACCAATTACAATACCTGAATTAACAGATATTGAAAAAGAATATATCGAAGGTTCGGTGAAAAAACATTTTAATTTGGAAGGCAAATTCAATTTTTACTTTATAACAAAATACAGATAATATGGCGATTGGACATTTAAAAATAGGAAAATTAAATTTCACATTTGTATTTCGTCACAGATTTGAAAAGAAAGAAGATTTTTATGATGATTCCACGTGGCGTGAATGGGAATTGGGATTTTGGTATAAACATAATAAAGCAATTGGTGAAAAAGATTTTCATGACATATTAGATTGGAAAGATAATATGGTTAATGTGCATATGTTTGGAATTAATTTATTAATATGCAAGGCTTGGTTTACCGTTGATGGAGGCGCAATGAATATGGAAATTGAAGATTATGAAAAGGAAAGATAAAAAAATATTAATTGGTAGAAAGGGCAAAGAAAGATGGTATCCTAAATATGTTCCACATATTATATTAGGAACAAACATTTCCATTTTTGATACTAAAACAAATAATAATGAAACAAAATAAATTAGGACATCAAGCACCAAAAGGATATAGAGTAAATAGATTTAATTCCATTGAAATTGAGGGAGATTTTGCATACTGCAAATCACATAACTTTGTCTATAATTCGGAAATTGAAGAAGAAAAATTATATAAGGGATTGCCTTGTTATTATACCGATATCAGATTTATTGATACTATACATAATTATTATAAGAATTGTATGTTGTATTGGACACGTTGGAAAGACATTAGTTTAAAGTCTTGTATTAGAAGAACATTGAATTGTATGAATATTCCAGCAGGTACTATTGTTGATTTTAACAAAAGTTGGTATCATCCCGGCAAAAAAATTGATCTTTCATATCAATTTAAAATTAAAAAGGAAAACAAATTCAATATTAAATTTGAAATTAGTGACCCTAATTTCTCTAAGAATTTCAATACATGTGAATTTAGTAAAAATTTAACAGATGCATTACGTTCTAATGGATTTATTGTTAATGTAAAAAGCAAAAATATTAATTTCATATCATCCTTACTTTCAACTGCTGCTGCCTATACAGGACAAGATGTTAGTGTTAATGAAGAAGAAGGTGAAATTGCAATCGCTTATGGATATGGTAAGAAAATTGGTTATTCTTCAAAAAACAATACTTTTATGGGATATTATAATGGTTGTGATAATATTCTTTTTGATTATTTTGGAGAATTCAACAAATGGAGTCAATGTAATGAAATCAATAAAACAACACCTATTGAAGATATTATTAAAATATTAAAAGAACCAAAAAATGATAACTAAATTAAAAACATTACTTGGTGTTGAGCTATACGAGATTTCAGAACGTTTTATCTATAATCTCAGGCAAGGTCATCCAAGATCAGAAAAAGTATTTGATTATCTTCCAAAATTTACTATTAATACAAATAAGGAAGCACATAATCAAATTGCAGATGCTGAATGGTTTCATCAGTTTGTCGGTTGTTTTCAAAATGATAATAAAAATGAAAAATACCTATACTTTAATATTGAGACACTTGACGCTACTTTGAGAGAAGAAATTAGTAATGCTGGTATGGAAAATTTGTTAAAAAATTTGGATTTTAAAAAAATATTATCTAACTTCACCCCCGAAAATGAAGAAAACATATCATATTTTAGATTTCCACATTGTAATTACCTTATTGTGGAGTTAACGTATAATGTAACTTATGACCTTGATGGTGGATATGATTGTGATATGGATTTGAATGTGGTGGGATATCTTGATAGTAATATGAATGCAATTTATTTTGAAACGATTAATAACTAAATCTTAAAAGCTATGTTAATTCAATTTTGTATCGAAGCGATTATTTTTTTACTTCTGTTTTATTATGTAACTATTGCTTTACATTTTTTCGGTGTTCAAATATTCAAAAAAATCGAAATAAATGTATTTCTTGCTCTCATACCTTTTTATTATTGGTTTAAAAGGGATATAACAGTATAATTATTATTCACAAATTTTAAAATTCTATTAATTATTAATTTTTTAAATTCAAACAAATGAAAAAGAAAAGAATTATTGCGATTGCTTTTGTGGTGCTTGCTATTATCTTTTTGGTATTGGCAAGAGGAATTTTCCAAACAAATGAAGCTGGTTACTTTCAGGTCAAACAAGCTGCCATAACAGGTAACATGTCAGTCAGATTTGCTGCAGGTACTTACTTTCAGTGGTTCGGTACAATTACCGAATACAAAAACGTTACAACATGCGGTATTGGCACTCATAAAGGTGACGGTAGTGCTGATATTGATGCTGTTGATGTTATTTTTAATGATGGTTCAAAAGCCAAAATTTCTGGTCTTATCAGGGTTAAATTACCTGCAACATCAGAAGGTGCTATTAATCTTAAAAGAGAATATGCAAACGGCTTTGATCATTTTATTCAATCAGGTATTGTACCTATTGTAAATAATGCTATTAAATTATCGGCAAATTTACGTTCGGCACAAGATGCATATACCACACTTGCTCTTTTTCAACAGGCAGTCGAAGACCAATTAAGAAACGGTATATACAAAACAAAATCTGATAAAGTCAATAAAGTTACATCTACTGGTGATGTTGAAGAACAGCGTGTAACCGTACTTGTATATGATGAAAATGGACAGCCTTTAAGAACACCAAACAGGTTACAGCAATTAGGTTGTGAAGTACTTGAATGTGTTATTGACGTACCTCAATTTGATGCCAAAGTAGAGGAAATGATTGCCAAACGTAAGGACGAAGCAATGAAAACTGAACTTGCAAAACAGGAAGCAATTCGTGCTAAACAGGATGCTCTTACTGCAGAACAGCAAGGTTTGGCTAACGTAGCAAAGGCTAAATACGAACAGGAAGTTGAAAAAGTTAAAGAAGTAACTATTGCTCAAAAACTTTATGAAGTAGCTACTCTTAATGCCAAGCAAGAAGAACAGAAAAAACTTGCCAAAATTTATGAAGGTCAGGGAATTTATGAATTCAATCGTTTGAAAGTTCAGGCTGGTCTTACCCCACAGGAAAAAATGGAATGGGAATATAAAATTAAAGTTGGCGTAGCTGAACAACTTGCAAAAGTAAATGTTCCATCAATTGTAGTTACTGGTGGTGATAAATCAGGTGGTGTAAGTCCAATGGATGCAATTGGTGTTAATATGCTATTGGATATTATGAATAAACTTGATAATAAAAAGTAATTATGAAAGAACTTTGGTCAATCTTAATGGAAAAATTAAGACAAGTTGAATCTAATGTTGCTGTATTAGGAATTGGAATACTTGCTCTTTTCACAATTGGAATGTCAACAATAGTTGTTGTTGATTTCATTAATATGATTGTTAAAATTGTTGCATTTCTCAGTGGACAGCCAATAAAATAAAGAAAATGTGGTATGATTCCACAGAAATTAAGGAAATGGGGATAATATGCCCCATTTTTTTTATTAATAAAACAATAAAAAAATATTTTGTATTTAAATAAAATAATATTACATTTACATTATATTTAAATCAGTAATTATGGAAGTCGTAAAAGTTTATTCGCCAATTGAAGATAAAGACATTCGTAATAATCTCAATGGTTCACCTATCTGGAAAAAAGCATATCATGAAGATGAATTACCAATGGCAAAAGTAAAATATCCAGTCATGTATGAATATCTAATAAAGTTTGATGGATTAAAGGTTGTGATGGTAAATAAAATAACAAAACTATAAATTTTTGTAACATTTTTTCATTTTTATCGTATAACAATTATTATGTTTATTGTTGGAAATCATATTTATCAATACTGCATCACAGGAAAATTTATCCGTTGTGGTGAAATTGTTTTGGGTATTGATGGATATTATGTTAGATGGTATATATAACAAATTCGAATTAAAATGAAAAGCAAAAATTTAAATGAATTTAAAAAAGTCCTTAAAGAAGGAATGATTGCAAACTTTAAAAAGGATGGTTTTTTAACACCAATACTTTTCTTTTATATGGAAAATAAACCAATGATAATTCCAGTACCGTCTGAACTTTTTTCTTGTTCTGAAAATAAACAATTTTTTGCAAAAATGATACAAAATTTTTGTCAGGAAAATCCAGTTCTTGCTGCAGGTATTATTATTGAAGCTAATGGTGTAAAAATGGATACTGATAGTGAAATGTCAAAACTGGTTAGGAATGGTGATATTAAAATTTCAGAACTTAAAGAAAAACAGGACATAATTTTTATGTTATTTAGTACACCAGAAGGTGATGATTTGATTTCATATGTTGTTGATTGTAAAAATAAAACAATTGGTGAACCTTTTAGTGTTAGTAAAATAACTAATGCTGATGGTGTTTTTT